TAACCCTATTTTCACAAAGGTTTGGGGTCGTCAGATTTCTGAAACTATTATTCGTGAAATTAGAGAAGAATCTGCATTTGGTGATGCAAGTGTAAGAGAAGTTAAGAGCACTCGTAAGGACTTTGTAATTACTGGCGCACAAACAGAACCATATATTTGGGATGATGAATCCACAATGACTGTTGCTGAATTAAAGGAAAAGATTGCAGCTCGTGAAACACATCTAGCGACTGTAAAACAGAAATATCTTGAATATAAGGCATCTCAAAAGGCTCCTGTAGCAGCAGCAGCTCCTGCAACTGGCGGTTTCAGTTTCTAATTGAAACCCCAGTTCATAGATATATTTTAAAAAATAAGGAGAATAAAAAATAATGGCAATTGATTTATTAGCAATTAAACCTCATAAAGTAAGTAAAGATTTAAGTGGATATATTACATATATCTATGGAGCACCAAAGACAGGAAAAACTACATTAGCATCTTAGATGGAAGGTGCTCTGCTTCTCGCATTTGAACCAGGTTATCATGCTCTTCCAGGTGTAATGGCACAGGATATTACATCTTGGACTGAAATGAAGCAGGTTTATAGAGAATTAAAGAAGCCAGAAGTAAAAGCGAACTTTAAGTCAATTATTATTGATACCATTGATATCGCAGCTGATTTTTGCAAGAAATATATTTGTAGTCAAAATGATATTGAAGATCTTGGAGATATGGGTTATGGTAAAGGTTGGACTAAATTTAAAGATGAATTTAATAATATCTTTAGAGGATTAACTCAACTTGGTTATGCTGTATTCTTTATCGGTCATGATAAGACAGAAAGCATTGATAATCCAGATGGAACTAAAACATATAAGATTAGACCTGCTTTAAGTAATTCTACAAAAACAGTAATTGCAGGTATGGCTGATATTTATGGCTATGCACATCAGAAGTATGCTGGTGAAATGTCTGTTTTAACTTTAAGAGATCCTTCTAATTTAATTGAATGTGGTGGAAGATTTAAGTATCTTGCAAATGAAATTCCTATGAATTATAAGAATTTAGTAAATGCTCTTCATGAAGCAATCGAAAAAGAAGCTGCTGAAAATGGCGGAAAGTTTGTAACAGAAGAAAGAATTGTTGCTCCTGTTGAAAAGACTTATGATTTTGATGCTTTAAAGGCTGAATTTGAAGGTCTTGTAGGTCAGTTAATGAATAAGAATCAAACTTACTATGCTCCAAAGATTATGGAAATCGTAGAAAAGTATCTTGGTAAGGGCAAAAAAGTAGCAGATGCTACACCTTCCCATGCTGAATTCTTACATTTAATTGTAACTGATATTAAAGAAGATTTAATGACTGAATAATATAAACAACTCTGGATGAAATATTCCAGAGTTGATTTTTTTTTGAAAATATGATATAATATTTATATAAACTATTGAAAGGAGTATTTATTTATATGGCACATAATGTAAAGTGTCCGATTTGTGGAAAAACATTTGACCGAGATAAAGTACCTTTTGTTCAGGTTTCTCCTCGCAGATATGCCCATAAAGAATGCTCTATGTCTGAGGATGAACGCAAAACACAAGAAATAAAAGATAAAGAAGAATTAGATAATTATATAATGTCTTTATTTAAAATGACTTATGTAGATGCGAGAATCCAAAAGCAAATCAAAAAGTATGTAGATGAAAATAATTATACATATTCTGGCATAAAAAAAGCTTTGGTTTATTTTTTTGAAATAAAAGGCAATTCTGTTGAAAAAGCAAATGGTGGAATAGGTATAGTTCCTTATGTTTATCAGCAAGCATATAATTATTATTATTCATTGTGGTTGGCTCAACAAAAAAATGAAGATAAAGTAGTTGAGGAATATGTTCCAATAGTAAAAGAAATAATTATTCCAGTGCCTGAACGTAAAGTACGGAAAAGGCCATTATTTTCATTTTTAGACGAGGAAGGTGAAATATGAGTTCTAAATATGTCGATGTTGCGGCAACAATGCAAGTTGTAGGTTGTGTATTTAATAATCCACAATTATTAGATATTTCAGATAGATATATTATAACAGATGAAGATTTCGCAAATGAGTTTCATAAAATTGTTTTTGGTGCAATTTATAAATTACATGAATTAGGTGCGCAAGAAATTACATTAGAAAGTATTTCAGATTTTCTTGCGGCTCGACCAAAAAGTGAAGCGGTTTTTAAAACTCAAAAAGGTGAAGAATGGCTAATTAAAGTTGCAGAAAATAGTATTCCTTCTGCATTTGATTATTATTATCAAAGATTAAAAAAGTTTTCATTATTGAGGGCTTATGATAATTGCGGAATGGATGTTTCTGATATATATGATCCAGATAATTTTCTTGATATGAAGAAAAAACAACTTCAAGAAGAAATATTGGATAATTCAACCTTAGAACAAATTGCAGATAAGATTGATGAAAAAATTGATGCAATTAGAATGCAGTATGTTGATGATTCTTTTGGAGAGGCTTTTCAAGCTGGTGAAGGAATTGAAGATTTAATTGATAGATTTAAAGAGCATCCGGAAGTTGGTGTTCCATTATATGGACCATTAATTAATACAGTTACAAGAGGAGCGAGATTGAAAAAGTTTTATCTGCGGTCTGCAGCCACAGGTATTGGAAAAACTCGTTCTATGATTGCGGATGCTTGTTATATCGCTTGTGAAAAACTTTACGATGAAACATTCGGATGGATTGGAACTGGACTTGCTCAGCCAGTATTATTTATTACAACTGAGCAGGAATTAGAAGAAATCCAAACAATGATGTTGGCATTTTTATCGGGTGTAAATGAAGACCATATTCTTAATGGTGAATATGAACCAGGTGAAGAAGACCGCGTACGTCAAGCCGCAGTTTTAATTAAAAACGCACCTTTATATGTAGAAGAACTTCCAGATTTTTCATTAAAAGATGTTGAAGATAAAATTAAGAAGAATATTAGAGAACATGATGTAAAATATGTGTTCCATGATTATATACATACAAGTTTAAAAATATTAGAAGAAATCACTCGTAGAAGTGGTGGTGTAAAATTAAGAGAAGATAATATTTTATTTATGTTATCAACTCGATTAAAAGATATTTGTAATAAGTATGGAATTTTTATTATGTCTGCGACACAGTTAAATGGCGATTATAAAGACGCAAAAGTTCCTGACCAGAATTTACTTCGTGGCGCAAAAGCGATTGCGGATAAAATTGACTATGGCGCAATTTTAATGGGTGTTACTGATGAAGATTTAGTAGCATTAGATAAAATACTTTGTGCAAATATTTTTGAAAGACCAACAATTAAAATGTCAGTCTATAAAAATCGTAGAGGAAGATATAAAGGAGTTTATCTCTGGTGTAAAGCAGATTTAGGTTCTTGTAGAATTAAACCGATGTTTTGCACAGGTTATGATTATGAAATGATTAATATAGATGATATTAGAATTAAAATAGAGGAGCCATCAGCGTTTTGATAGTTTATAATAAAAGTGAAATTAGAGAAAACTTAACAATAGATAATATATTTGATTTATTAGAAGAGTTCGGTGGAGAACCAGAACATGTTTCCACTGGTTTAGTTTCACGAACAATTTGTCATAATAATATAAATGATGATGCTTCTCGAAAATTATATTATTATGAAAATACTGGTTTATTTAGATGTTATACTGGCGGATGCGAAGAGCCAATCTTTGATATATTTGAATTAGTTATTAAAGTAATGTCAATTCAAAAAAATGAAGATTTTGATTTAAATGACGCAGTCCGTTGGGTAGCATCAAAGTTTCATATTTCTGGTCGTGAAGAAGATGCTCCAGAAGATGAAGGATTAGATGATTGGAAATATTTAGCAAACTATAATCGTATTCAAGATATAGAAGTTAAAACTAATAATATTATTTTAAAAGAATATGATGATAGTATTTTAAAGAATTTTAATTATAAAGTGCGGATTGAGCCTTGGTTAAAAGAAGATATAACTCAAGAAGCACTCACTAATTCTACTATTGGATTTTATCCTGGTGGAGACCAAATTACAATTCCTCATTTTGACCAAAACGGCAGATTTATTGGTTTGCGTGGTAGAGCATTATGTAAAGATGAAGCAGAAAAATATGGAAAATATAGACCATTAAAAATAAATAATATTTTATACAATCATCCTCTTGGAATGAATTTATATAATTTAAATAATTCCAAAAAAGCCATTTCGATCCTCGAAAAAGCGATTGTGTTTGAGGGCGAGAAATCAGTCCTCAAATATCAATCGTATTTCGGATTAGAGAATGATATATCAGTTGCTTGTTGCGGAAGTAATTTATCTGCTTATCAAGTTCAACTATTAATTGAAGCTGGAGCAAAAGAAATTATTGTTGCTTTTGATAGACAGTTTCAAGAAATTGGAGATAAAGAATTTTATCATTTAAAAAAGAATTTGATGAAATTACATAATAAGTATCACAGCGAAGTGATAATTAGTTTTATTTTTGATAAGAATATTATCACAGATTATAAAGCAAGTCCAATTGATGAAAGCAAAGAAAAGTTTATACAATTATTTAAGGAAAGGATAGTATTATAATGTTTGAAAAAGTAAATCCATCACATCCAGATAAAGTAGCAGATAGAATTGCGGGCGCATTAGTAGATTTAGCATATAGTGAGCAAGAAAATCCAAAAGTAGCAATTGAAGTATTAATCGGACATAATGAATGTTATATTACAGGTGAATCTAGTTATTTGTTTGCAATAACAGAAGTCAATGAAATTGTTAAAAGAATTGATCCATCAATTCAATCTCTTACATTAACAGTTGCGCCACAGGATGTGCATTTAGCAAAGAACCAAGAAGAGGCTATTAGATGTGGTGATAATGGTATTTTTAAAGGAATGCCAGTAACATCAGAGCAGGCTACATTAGCGACAATCGCAAGAGATATCTATAGTAATTTCCCAACAGATGGAAAGTATATCCTTGATGAAAAGCATGATAAATTAATTATTTGTCAAAGCAATGCAAATACAGAAAATCTACGTGTAATGTATGAAAATGCAATCATCAATCCACTTGGTGATTGGACTGGTGGAACTGGGGTTGATGCTGGTGCTACCAATAGAAAATTAGGCTCTGATATGGCGGATAGTGTAACTGGTGGAGGACTTCATGGTAAAGACCTTTCAAAAGCTGATGTATCTGTTAATATTTATGCTTGGTTAAAAGCTCAGCAGACCGGCGAACCGCAAGCATTTTGTTGCGCAATTGGTGATGAAGAAATTGATGGAGTTCCATATTCTGAAATTGTTGAAATCGCAAGAGAATATATTAATTCTTGTGGCGGTTTTGAAAAGTTTGCTGAATGGGGTTTAATTTAAAATGTATGGATTAGTAATAGGTAAAAATTTTACTGTGGCAGAAAAAATATTAAAAAGTATTATTCTGCACTATGAACAAAATCATGTATTTACTTCTTTTATAAGAAAAGATCAAGTTCGTTTTGAAAATAATCAATTGTGGGTGGCTGTTGGTGAAAGCCACCCTGCCAAAATTAGAGGATATAAACCAAAAGTTATTTATCTTGATTCTAGGGTTAAGGATGCTGAAATATTAAATAATATTCAGTATTTAAAAATGACAATTCCTAATTTAAAGATAGTAGTATGGTGAAAGGTGGTTAATTTATTTGAAACGAAAATTAAATAAATAGATGGTGATTGATATGAAAGGAGGTTAACATTCTTATGGAGTATCAATTAATTAAATCCCCTCTTAAATATGGTTCATAGCTGTCCATAATTGAAGAGTTATTGACAAACAGAGGAATAAACCTAGAAAATATTAATCACTATTTAAACACTACTGATGGAGATATTTTAAACCCATCAATAATTGCTAATGTGCGGGAAGGCGCTAAAATGCTAATTTCGCACATTCACAAAGGAGACAAAGTTCTCATTCAAATAGACTCTGATGCTGATGGTTTTACATCTTCCGCATTATTAATTAACTATTTGAATTGTCTATTTCCTGCCTTTGTGAGAAATAATATATCTTATAGATTACATACAGGAAAACAGCACGGCATTGTCCTGGACACAATTCCCGATGATGTTAAATTAGTTATTGCTCCAGATTCATCTAGTAATGACTACGAAGTTCATGAGGCGCTTGCGCTTCGTGGAGTTGATGTGCTGGTAATAGACCACCATGACGCAGAGAAAGTATCAGAATATGCTTGTGTCATAAACAACCAATTATGTGATTACCCTACTAAATCTTTATCTGGTGTAGGTATGGTATATAAATTCTGTGCTTACTTAGACCAACTTTTAAAGGATAATAAAGCAGAGCAATTCCTTGATTTGGTTGCTGTTGGCATGGTGGCTGACATGATGGATTTACGAGATTTTGAAACAAGACATTTGGTCGTAAGTGGCTTAAATAAAATTCGCAATCCTTACCTAAAAGGTATGATTAACACAAATGAATATTCTATTTCAAGAGGTGGAGGTCTAAATCCTTTTACGGTAGCTTTTTATATTGCGCCATATATTAACGCAACCATTCGCGTCGGCACACAAGATGAAAAGCTCATGCTATTCGAATCTATGCTTGACTATCGGGGATATGAACAAATCCCTTCGACCAAACGAGGATGTAAGGGTCAAGTAGAGACAAGAGTAGAACAGGCTTGTCGCAATTGCACTAACATCAAGAAGAGACAAACAAACGCAAGAGATTCAAGTCTGAATATAATTGAACAAACAATAAAAGAAAGAAATCTATTAGACCATAAATTATTAGTTATTCAAGTTCAAGATGTAGATACTAATTTAACAGGTTTAATTGCTAATGAATTAGCTTCAAAATATCAAAGACCTACTTTATTATTAAATAAAAAAGTAAATGAAGAAGGCGTGATATCTTGGGAAGGCTCTGGCAGAAATTATAGTAATTCTCCAATAGAAAGTTTTAGAGAATTACTATTAGAAACTGGTTTTGCTATGTATAGTGAAGGACATGCTTCTGCTTTTGGCTTCGGAGTTTTAGATTCTAATTTTGATGAATTTATATCATATACAGATAATTTATTAGCAGATTTCGACTTTTCCCCATGTTATACAGTAGATAAGATTTATCATTATGGTAATTTTAATCCTAATGATATTTTAAAAGTTGCTGAATTAAAACCAATATGGGGCCAAGGGTTGGAAGAACCTCTCATTGTATTAGAACAATTAGATTTAAAAAATTGTAAAATTGATTTAATGTCAAGAGATAAAAATCCAACCTTAAAGATAACCTTGCCGCAAGGCTTGAGTTTGATTAAGTTCGGGTCGTCTGAAGAAGAATATGATAATATCATTAATTCTGATTTTAATTGTGTAAATATGAACATCGTTGGTAAATGCGATAAAAACGAATGGGGGGGCAGAATAACGCCTCAAATTAGTATAGAAGATTACGAAATTGTAGCAAAAAAATATATCTTCTAAATATTGCACAGTCGGCCTAATATAAAATATTAGGAGGATTTAAATATGAAAAAGATTATTGCTATTTTTATGGTTTTAGTATTTATGTTTAGCGTTATTGGAGTAGCATATGCCGCTGAATCCATAGAAATAGAAGAACCAACTACAACTTCGGAAGATAACATCCCTTCTGAAACTCTTATGACTGTTAATTCTTTAATTTCTTCCATAGAAAGAGATAAAACTAAGGATATGGATGAATTAGAAGAATTAATTGATGAATGCGCGGCTCGCATGGATGCCGCAAAACAAATGAAAGAATCTGCTGAGGATCTTGGATATCATGATGAACATGCAGTAATATTACTTGCTGAACAAGAATATGAAAATGCAAAAGCAGATAAGAAATTTTATAAAGATACTTTAAAGAAACAAGAAGAAAAGTATTGGAATAAAAAAAGAAATCAATATCCTGTGGCAACAGAAATCTGGCTATATCTTAAAGATGAAGGTTATAATGATTATGTGTGCGCTGGCATTTTAGGAAATTTAATGGCAGAAGTAGGAGGACAAACTCTTAACATTAATCCGTTGAGAAATAGTGGCAATGGATATTATGGAATGTGCCAATGGAGCAAAAAATATTATCCAAAAGTCGTAGGGGAAGACTTAAATGGCCAACTAGAATTTTTAAATAGTAATATTAAAACTATTATTAATAAATATGGAAAAAATTATAAATCAGATTTTAATTATTCCAAATTTAAAAAATTAAAAAATGAAAAAGAAGCTGCGAAAGCATTTGCGGCTTGCTATGAACGTTGCGCAAGCTATACTTATTCTCAAAGAATGAAGAACGCAACAGTTGCTTATGAATATTTCGTAAGATAATTTTAAAGGGTTATGTAGAAATACATAACCCTATTTTTTGTTTCTATAAACTAGTTGCTTGCGCCGGCCTCAATCACAAAATCCGCAAACCCAAATTAAAACCACTCTTCAAAATTTTTAGACCAAATATTCAAAACTTGATTTTTAATATAAAATATGATATAATATTATATATAAGTAAAAGAGGAGGAATTAAATGAAAGATAATTGGTGTCAATATTTAGGAAAAGAAGGAAAAGATTGTATTGAGTTATTTGATAAATTAGATTTTTCTAAATTTTTGCAAGATGATGATGTTGCAGATATAAAAGATATAATTGATGATATTGAGATATATTACGGAACTGATTTTGAAGATATTACTGGTGGTTTATTATTTAATCTATTTAATACATTAGAAATTATAGAATATTTAGAAGATAGATATGAAATTCGTTTTATTGAACATGTAACATATTTAAAAGTTGGAACAGGAGAAAAGAAAAATAAATGATTCTTACTTATAAACAAGAAGAAGGATTAAAAATAGCAATTCAAAGATATAAAGATAGAGAACGATATACTGTAATTAGTGGATATGCTGGAAGTGGTAAATCAACCCTTGTAAAATTTATTATCTCTGCTCTTGGCCTTTATAATGAAGATGTGGCATATATAGCATATACGGGTAAAGCAGCACTTGTTCTTAAAGAAAAAGGTTGTCCTAATGCTACAACTGCACATAAATTATTATATCAATCTTTCCCAAGAAAAGATGGCACATTTTATCATAAGCCTCGTCGCCCACTAGAATATCCTTATAAATTAATTATAGTGGATGAAGTATCAATGCTTCCAAAAGAAATGTGGGATTTATTATTATCTCATAGAGTTCATGTAATAGCACTTGGAGATCCTGGACAGCTTCCTCCAATAGGAGAAGATAATGAAATTTTGGCTCAACCTCATATTTTTCTTGATGAAATCATGAGACAAGCACAAGAAAGTGAAATTATTAGATTAACTATGGATGTGCGGGCCGGCAAGTCTTTAAGTCTCTATAAGGGTAATGAAGTTCAAATTATTGATAAAAAAGAATTAGTAAGTGGAATGTTTACATGGGCAGATCAAATTTTAGTAGCAAAGAATGATACTCGCTTTAAAATAAATCAATTGATGAGAAGTTATTTGCATAATGTTTGGGATAGCACATATCCCGTTGAAGGAGACAAAGTAATTTGTTTGCGCAATTATTGGGAAGAACCGAATATATCTGGTGATGTACTAGTTAATGGTACTATTGGATATATAACTAATTTAGAAAAACCAAATAGAGTTCATCCCCTTTTTATTGGTCATGTAGTAAATGCAAAATTTACACCAGATTATGGTGAATCATCTTTTGAAAATACTTTGATAGATAATAAATTATTAACAACTGGTAATTCAATTATTAATAATAATAATTTTAATATATTTAAAAATGTTCCTAATAAGCCTAAGCATTTTGATTATGGTTATGCGATTACTTGTCATAAGGCACAAGGTAGTGAATATAATAAAGTATTAGTATTAGAAGAATGGTTAAAAGGTGGCGATCATGCTCGTTGGCTTTATACAGCGGCAACTCGCGCAAAAGAAAAATTAGTAATAGTAAAGGATTATAAATAATGGGACAATATACAACAAAAGGTTTATATAATGGATATGATAAAAAGCATAAAGAAAGAGATAAAACTGACTATTATGCTACTCCAACTGTAGAAGTAAAAAATATTTTAGAAACATTAGGAATTAATTTTGATGGTTTAACAATTCTTGAACCATGTGCTGGCGGAGGACATATGTTAAAAGGCATTAAAGAATATGCTCCAAATGCTACTATTTATGCTACTGATTTTACAAAACATCCAAGAATTGAAGATTTTGAAATTTTAACTGGTGAAGAATATGATTTTCTTGCTGATAATTATAATTTACCAGATGAAAATATTGATTGGATAATTATGAATCCTCCGTATTCTACAATTGAACCATTTACTATTAGAGCATTAGAAATTGCCGAAAAAGGCATAATTATGTTAGCAAGATTACAATTCCTTGAAGGTTCTGGTAGATATGAAACAATTTTAAAAGACAATCCTCCAACTGATGTATATGTATATGTTGATAGAATTCAATGTTGGAAGAATGGAGATAAACCAGATGGCTCTTCTGCACAAGCATATGCTTGGTTTGTTTGGAATAAAACATTAGATAAAAAAGAAACAAAAGTAAATTGGATTAGGAGAGCTAAATGAAAAATATAGTAACTATTGATTTTGATATTATAATGGCTCCTTGTATTGATTTATATAATCATTTGGTCCCAAGAGTTCCATGGTTTGAATTACGACATATTCCACAATTAAATTTATTAACAGCAGATATGTTTTATTATCAACGTTTAACAGAATATTTAATTTCTTTATTACCACATTTAAGATTTGATCAGATTCATTTTGTTTATGAACATCAAACAGCAACTTTTAAAATGCCTGGTGATGAAAAATTAACTATTTATAATATAGATCATCATCATGATTGTGGATATCATGATGAACAAGAGCCTATTTCAGAACAAGATTTAACATGTGCAAATTGGGTTAGAAAAATTAAAGATTTTGATTTATTAGAAAGGTATATTTGGATCAAAAATGTTAATTCTGATTTAAAACCAGAAGATTTTGATATGGAAGAAAATTTTATGGGAAGTTATAATTTAGAACAAATTCCTATTCCAGACCAATTAATTTTAGTTTTATCTCCTCAATGGGTTCCGGAAGATTTTTATCCATTATTTAAATTATGGCAATCAATTGTAACAGATTATTATAAGCAACCTGCAATTATAGAATAAGGAGAAAATAGTTATGAATATGGATATGACAGTAAATCTTAAAAATGTAAAAGAATTTATAGAATCTCAAAAATTTACTCAATTTTTATTAAGTAATACAACTGATTTTTCAACAGCAGCTTTTATTCTTCAAACACTTTTAGATAAAGTGAAAGAACTTGACGCTGAATAAAAAATATGGTATAATAATATAAATATATAAAAGATGAAAGGAATAAGTTCAATGCGAAAGTATTTCGGGATTCATAAAAAGGTGTCAAATGAGAAAATATTTTAATTGTCATAATCATACTGAATATTCTAATATTAGATTATTAGATTCGATTAATCGACCAAAAGATTTAATCAAAAAAGCAATTGAATTAGGTTTAAGCGGTATTGCTATTACAGACCACGAATGTCTTGCTGCACATCCAATAGTGAACAGATTAGCAGAAGATTATCCAGATTTTAAAATTGCGTTAGGCAATGAAATTTATTTAACAAATACAAGAGAATCTGGACAAAAATATTATCACTTTATTCTTATTGCAAAAGATGAAATTGGTTATCGCGCAATAAAAGAATTAAGTTCGATAGCTTGGTATAACTCTTATTCTGATAGAGGTATGGAAAGAGTTCCATTATTAAAATCAGAATTAAAAGAAGTTATGTCCAAGTATAAGGGTCATGTTATAGCGACTACCGCTTGTTTAGGTGGAGAACTTTCTACAAATGCTCTAGGTATGAGCATGTCAGAGGAAGTTAATGATATGACTTCAGCAAAAATATTTTATGACAATATTCTTAAATTTATGGAATATTGTTTAGATGTTTTTGGTGAAGATTTTTATATTGAGTGCGCACCATCGACAGATAAAGACCAAATTCAAGTTAATAAAAAACTTTATCGAATTGCGCAAGTATATAATGTAAAAATGGTAGTTGGTACAGATGCGCATTATCTCACAGCCGCAGATAGACCAGTTCATAAAGCATACCTTAATTCAAAAAATGGAGATAGAGAAGTAGATAGTTTCTATGAATTTTCTCGTCTCATGGATAGTGATGAAATAAATAAATTATTATCTCTTTGTTTTTCAGAAGAAACAATAGATTGGATTTTAGATAATACATTAGAAATTGAAAATAAAATTCAAAAATATTCTTTATTTCATAAACAAAATATTCCAACAGTAGAAGTTAAGAATTATCCTCCTTTAGAAGTAGAATCTGATTTTACTGGCAGATATAAGCCTGAATGGAATTTTCCTCATTTAGATGAAATGTTAAGTTCAGATGATATTCAGAATAGATATTGGGTAAATCAATGTCTTGAAAAATTATCTAAATTAAATAAATATAACACACAATATTTATCTCAATTAGAAGAAGAAGCAAGAGTAAAATCTATTATTTCTGAAAAGTTAGAAACTAATATGTTTAGATATCCAAACACTCTTCAGCATTATATTGATATGATTTGGGAGTGCGGATCAATGGTAGGTGCAGGACGTGGTTCATCTTGTGCAGCACTTAATCATTATTTAATGGGTATTACACAATTAGACCCGATTGAATGGAATCTTCCATTCTTCAGATATTTAAATGAAGAACGTATTGAACTTGGTGATATTGATATAGATATTTGTCCATCAAAAAGACCTCTTATTCTTCAAAAGATTAAAGAAGAAAGAAGTCAAATGTTTGATAAGAATATTGATGAATGGGCAAAGAGTAATCTTGGATGTACATTAATTGCGACTTTTGGAACTGAAAAAACAAAGTCCGCAATTCAAACAGCATGTCGAGGTTATAGAAGTGAAGATTATCCAGATGGTATTGATGTTGATGAAGCATTATATATGTCATCATTGATTCCAGAAGAAAGAGGATTTTTATGGTCTATTAAAGAAGTTGTTTATGGTGATGAAGAAAAAGGAAGAAAACCAGTAACATCATTTTTAAGAGAAGTAAATAATTATCCTGGACTTTTGGATATTATCATGGCGATTGAAGGTCTTGTCAACCATAGAGGAAGTCATGCATCTGGTGTAATTTTATTTGAAGGAGATCCATTTGAGCATTGTGCTTTTATGAAAACTCCAAAAGGTGAAATAACTACACAGTTTGACTTACATGATTGCGAATATATGGGATTAACAAAATATGACTTTCTGGTAACAGAAGTTCAAGATAAGTTAGTTCAAGCGATTAAATTAATGCAAGAAGATGAAGTTATTGAATCTGAATTAAGTTTAAGAGAAGTTTATGATAAATATTTTCATCCAAATGTTTTGCCATTAAATGATAATAGAATTTGGAAAGCATTAAGTGATGTATCAGTTATTAATACATTCCAGTTTGACTCATTAGAAGGATCAAAGACAGCAAAGAAAATTCAACCAAAAAATATTTTGGAAATGACTGCGGCCAATGGCCTAATGCGATTAATGGGTGAAGAAGGTGAAGAACGTCCAATTGATAAATATATTCGTCAGAAAAATAATATTCAATTATGGTATGATGAAATGACAAAATATGGTTTATCAGAAGAAGAACAGAGTTGGCTTGAACCATATTTTAAAGCAGACTATGGAGTTCCACCTGACCAAGAAAGTTTAATGTTAATGTTAATGGATAAAAATCTTTGCGGATTTACCTTAGGTGAAGCGAATGCTGCAAGAAAAATTGTAGGTAAAAAGCAAATGTCAAAGATTCCAGAACTTCGAGAAAAAGTATTAACTAATGCAACTTCAAAAGCATTAGGTAGATATATCTGGAAGTATGGCGCTGGTCCGCAGATGGGTTATTCATTCTCTCGAATTCATGCATTAGCTTATTCATTTATTGGTGTTCAAACATTATTTATTGCAACTAATTGGAATCCTATCTATTGGAATACAGCTTGTTTAATTGTAAACAGTGGTTCATTAGAAGATAATAGCGAAGAAGAATTAGTTGATATTTATGAACCAGAAGCTTCTGATTTAGCTGATGGAATTACATTTGTAGATTTACCAGATAAAAGCGCCAAGATTCGCAAAACCGCCTCTACTGATTATGGTAAGATGGCTAAGGCAATGGGCGATATTATGAGTGCTGGTATTAAATTAAGTTTAGTAGATATTAATAAATCTGACTTTGGATTTAAACCAGATGTAGAAAATAATCAAATTCTTTTTGGAATGAAAGGTTTATTGAATGTAAGTGATGATACTGTTAGAGCTATTATAGCAAATAGACCTTATGAATCTCCTAGAGATTTCTTAAATAAAGTAAAACCAAATAAACAAGCAATGATTTCACTTATTAAAGGCGGAGCATTTGATTCTATGATGGATAGAAAAAGATGTATGGTTTGGTACATTTGGGAAACTTGTGACAAAAAGAAAAGAATAACACTACAAAATATGGGAGGATTAATTAAACATAATTTACTTCCAAAAGATACAGAAGAAAGAATTTTTGCATTTAAGATTTATGAATTTAATCGTTATTTAAAAGCAATGTGCGCGAAAGACGCAACTCATTATACGTTAGATGAACGCGCAATTGATTTCTTAATTTCTTCTGGATATGAAGCATTAATTGAAGAAGATTTTAAATTAAATCTTAAAAACTGGGAAAAGAAATATCAAGCTTGGATGGATGTTTTTAGAGATTGGATCGCTAAAGATAAAGAGAAGATTTTAAATGATTTAAATAATTCTATCTTTAAAGAAGATTGGGATAAATATGCTAGTGGAACTATCTCTGCATGGGAAATGGAAGTATTATGCTTCTATTATCATGAACATGAATTAGCTCACGTAGATAAAGAAAGATATGGTTTTGTTGATTTCTTTGAATTACCAACTGAACCAGTTGTTGAAAAAACATATCCTCGTGGTGGTAAAACAATTAATATTTTTAAATTAGATAAAATTTGCGGAACTTGTATCGCAAAGAATAAAACAAAGAGTACAGTTACATTATTAACTACAACAGGTGTAGTTAATGTTAAATTTAGAAAAGAATATTTCACATTATTTGATAAACAGATTTCAGAAAAAGGTGCAGATGGTGTGAAACATGTAGTTGAGAAATCTTGGTTTAATAGAGGAAATATGATTGTTGTTCAAGGAATAAGACAGGGCGATGATTTTATTACGAAAAAATATGCAACCTCTAATGGACATCAGCTTTATAAAATTGACTCAATTACAGCTAACAACGAATTAGTTCTAAAAACAGAAAGGTACATGGGAGAATAATGTACAATATTATTGCTATTATGGGTAAAGCAGGTAGTGGTAAGGATACTATTTTAAAATAGGTCCTTACCGCAAGACCTCTTGAATTAAATGAAATTATTCAATCAACAACACGACCAATGCGAGAGGGAGAGACAGAGGGCGTTAATTATTATTTTTTAACAGAAGAACAATTTGCTTATAAAGTATTAAGTTATGAAATGCTTGAAGCAAGTCTTCATAATTGGTATTATGGTACAACCTATGAGGCATTGAGAAGTGATGTTACTAATGTTGGGGTTTTTAATCCTGAAGCATTGAATTATATTTATAATAATAAAAATATAAATTTAAGAGTATTTTATATTCATACAGATGATAAAATAAGATTATTAAGACAATTAAATAGAGAACAAAATCCAGATGTAAATGAAATTGTTCGCCGATATGGAACAGATGCAAGAGATTTTAATCCGGGTGATTTTGATTTTAAATATACTTTATTAATAAATAATGAAGAAGAAGACTTACAAAAATGTGTAGATCGTATTATAGAAGCTATTGGGCAATTTTAATTAATTTTGTAGCCGCAACACACAAATAAATATACGACTACAAAATATAGAAGGAGGTTATAATCTTGATCAATATAAGAAAACGAAATGGAGAATTAGTTCCTTTTAATAAACAAAAAATTGTCGATGCTATCAACGGCGCACTTGTTGAAGTTGATGGTCTTCTTTATGAAGAAGATACTGCTAATAGTATTGCAGAAGATGTATATCGTGAAGCAATTAAAAGAGAATTAACAGTAGAAGACATTCAAGATTTAGTAGAACATTATTTAATGACTTCGGAGCGTAAAGATGTTGCGAAGGCATATATTAGATTTAGATATAAAAAAGAAGTTGCTAGAAATTATAGCAATGATTTTATTGAAGCAATTAAAGAAAAACTTCGTGCAGAAGATGTTCAAAATCAAAATGCAAATGTTGATGAACATTCATTTGGTGGTAGAACAGGAGAAGCATCTGGGGTTGTTACTAAAAGACTTGCTTTAGATTTTTTAATCTCTCCAAAAGCAAGAGCAAATCATGAGAATAATATGATTTATATTCATGATTTAGACAGTTATTTTGTAGGTTCTCATAATTGTTTATCTGTTCCTTTTGACCATTTATTAGCAAATGGTTTTAATACAAGACAAACTGATGTGCGGCCAGCAGGTTCTGTAAATACAGCATTCCAGTTAGTTGCTGTAATTTTCCAATTACAATCATTACAGCAATTTGGTGGTGTATCTGCAACTCATTTAGACTGGACAATGGTTCCTTATGTTAGAAAGAGCTTTGCAAAACATTATAAAGATGGATTAAAATATCTTGCTGATTGGGAAGGTATTGATTATTCCATTGAAAATATGTTAAAAAACGCAGTAGATTATTCTATTGATGAATTAGATTATAGTGCTTATTGTGATAAAGCATATGAATATGCTATTGATCAAACAAGAAAAGAAGTTCATCAAGCAGTAGAGGGTTTATATCATAATTTAAATACATTACAATCTCGTTCTGGTAATCAATTACCATTTACAAGTATTAATTATGGAACTTGTACTCTTTCAGAAGGAAGAATGGTAATTGAAGAATTATTAAAGGTATCTATTGAAGGCTTAGGTGCTTTACATAAAACATCTATTTTCCCTTGTGGAATTTTCCAATTAGGAAAAGGTATTAATAGAGAACCTGGTGATCCTAACTATGATTTATATCAGTTAGCATTAGAATCTACTTCAAAAAGATTATATCCTAATTATGCTAATATTGATTGGTCTGGTAATGCAGGATATGACCCTAATGATCCTAAGACTTATTTCTCAACGATGGGTAAGTGAAAATGCAGCTCATCTAAAATCTTTTGAACCTCGCCCGAGGGTGTTTCTTAAAGAGGCTAACGGTTAGGTCTTATTAAAAATAGTTCATTTAATAAGATGAGACCGTGCTAAGATTCATCATAATATTCATCATAAGGTGGTGAATATAATGGAAATATATAAAATTACAAATAAAATAAATGGTAAAGTTTATATAGGCCAAACAATTCGTCCTGTTTAGTATCGTTTTCATAGACACATAAATGATGCAATGCGAAATATTATTGATACACATTTCGCAAGAGCAATTAGAAAATATGGTCCAGATCAATGGCTTCTTGAAGTTATTGATAACGCGGAAACACAGGAAGAATTAAATCAAAAAGAACAATATTGGATTCAATATTATAATTCTGTTGAAGAAGGATATAATGAAACCGACGCAATCAATAAATGTGGCGGAAATACATATCGTTCTAAAACAGAAGAAGAAATGGAAGTTATTAAAGAAAAAATTCGTCAAACAAAAATAGGTAATAAAAATCCTATGGCTAAAAAAATTAAACGAATTAATATTCAAACTAGTGAAATTGACATCTTTGAAACGATTATTAATTGTGCTAAGGCTTGTGGAATTAATAATGGAAAAACTTCTATTACAACAAGATTAAATGGACAAATTAAAAGTCCATTTAAAGGAAAATGGCTATTTGAATATTATGATGAATAAAGTGTATCGACTATCCCTGATGAATGTAAGGGAGTAGGATGTGAGATAGGCGCACATTCGAAGCGGAAGACAACCTCACTTTTGTGAGATGAAGATATAGTCAGCGCCAATGGTGACATTGGATAAACGTGTGTAGAACCGCAAATGGCTGGGATATTAATGGACTCGGCCAACAGAAAGATGGAAGAGGAAATATTTGTCCTGTTACAATTATTTTACCAACACTAGCAATGGAAGCTGTAGAACTAGCAGATAATTTTAGCGAAGATAGTTGGAGCACTGAATTAGAATTAAATATTTTCTTTGATATGCTTGAAGCAAAGATTGATGAAGCAAAGGATATGTTAATCGAAAGATTTGAATGGATTGCTTCACAGTCACCTAAAGCTGCAAAGTTTATGTATGAAAATGGTTTAATGGCAGGATATGTTCCAGAAGAAGGAATTAGAAGTGCCCTTAAACATGGTACACTAGCAATCGGTCAATTAGGTCTTGCGGAAACACTTCAAATCTTAATCGGCACAGACCATACAACTGAAAAAGGTATGGCGTTAGCAAAAAGAATTGAACAAATGTTCAAAGATAAATGTGCGAAATTCAAGGAAGAATATAAATTAAACTTTGGAGTTTATTTCACTCCTGCGGAAAATCTTTGCTATACAGCTATGAAAAAGTTCAAAGCTAAATATGGTGAATTAAAAAATATTTCTGATAGAGATTACTTTACAAATAGTATGCATGTGCCGGTTTGGCATCAGATGAGTCCATTTGAAAAAATTGATATTGAAAGTGAATTGACAGGATATTCTTCTGCTGGATGCATTACTTATGTAGAACTTGATAGTAGCGTTCAAACAAATTTAAAGGCACTAGAACAAATTGTAAATTATGCTATGGATAAGGATATTCCTTATTTAGCAATTAATATCCCTAATGATACTTGTCTTGATTGCGGATATACAGGAGAATTTAATGATTATTGTCCTATGTGTGCAAGCAAAAATATTCAGCAATTACGCAGAGTTACTGGTTATTTAACTGGTGATTATAAAACTGCTTTTAATAATGGCAAACAAGCAGAGGTAGAAGATAGAGTAAAACATGTGGGGGTATTAGAATAATGATGAAATATTATAAAACTCGTCCTTGTATTATTTAGGCTATGGAATGGACAGGAAATAATATTGGGGAAATTAAACGATATGGTGGCGATCAAATCGATATTTCTTCTGGAATTCCAATTATTCATACTTTAGAAGGAGATATGACTGCTAGCATTGGAGATTTTATTATTCTTGGTTTACGAGGAGAATTTTATCCTTGTAAACCAGATGTATTCCATAAAAAATATGAGGAGTGTATATAATTTATGTATTATTTAATTCAATTTACTTGGGGTTTACCTTTAAATATTATTGGGTTTATTGTTTATATAATATTATCTAAAATTTGTAAATTTTGGAGTTATAAATATAGAAAAGCTTTTTATGTAGTAGTTCCTTGGAATTTTGGTGGAGTTAGTTTAGGAATGTTTATTATCCATGGAGAAAAGAATTATGATTTAAGAGTTCACGAATATGGACATTCAATACAAAATTTAATGTGGGGATGGTTAATGCCAGTTGTTATTGCTATACCTTCAGCTATTAGATATTGGTATAGAAAGTTTTTAATTAAAATAGGAAAAACTTTAAAAACTTCATATTATGACATATGGTTTGAAAAACAAGCAACTGAATTAGGAACTAGAGCAAGCAAAAATGAATGGAGTTGGATATAATGCGTTACGCAGGAATTATTAAAAATGATTTAGCGGCAGCTCCTGGAGTATGTTTAACTTTCTTTACTTAGGGTTGTTCAAGACATTGTCCAGATTGCCATAATCCGCAAACTTGGGATTTTTGTGGGGGAAAAGAATTTACACAGGATGTATTAGATACTATTATTGATAATCTTTATGCTAATGGAATTAAAAGAACATTTTGTGTTATGGGAGGAGAACCGCTAGATCCAGAAAATATATTTTTAACTGATTTAGTTATATCAAATGTAAAGGAAGCTCTTCCCGATGTAGAAATATATCTTTGGACTGGATATAAATATGAAACATTACAACATCGTTCTGAAGCAAGATTAAAATCTATTTTAGATAAAGTAAATGTTTTAATAGATGGTGAATATATAAAAGAATTACGAGATATAACTCAACCAATGATTGGTTCTACTAATCAAAGAATTTTGACTTTAAATAGATAATATGTTATAATAAAAATAAAAAAGAAGGTTAAAAATGAATACTGAATTTAATAATTTAAAAGTTAAGTATACTTTTAATCATCATCATGATTTATATAAACATTTGAATGAATTTCAATTGGGAGAATTATTGTATGATGTAGAATTAGACTAGATGTTTATGGTTGGAGAAAATGGTTTAATGCAAATTCCAGAAAACTTTTTAGAATACATGGATGAAACTATTGGTTCTTTGAAGAAAGTTGAAGGCGGTGTTACAATGAGCATGTATGAAATGAATCAACAAATCATTTCTCAATTACCAACTCATAATGAAGAACAAATTAAAGAAGATATTAAAATTATTAATGAGTTCCAAAAGAAACACGAAACAAAATATTTTATGCTTCTTTGTAAAGAAATTTCTTATTTTACAGGATTTATTAAAGAATTTACTTCTTTAGAATCATTGGGTGAGGTAGTTATTGATTGCGTAAAAGCTGTTGGAGAAATTAAAGATATTGATTCTAGCGATCCAATTTATTTAGATATTTGGGTAACTACAAAAAGTAGAGAAACTCATTGTATGCATTTATTTGATTTCCAATATGGAGTAGTAGAATTTGGAGGTTAATATATGAGAGACGGAATAATCTGTCATTTTAATCTTTTTCATTATCGCCAAGAAATTTTAGAAGTTAAAGATGATAAAATTACTAGTATTGGTAAAGTAGAAACTATTAAAGTTGGTGAATTAATTAGTAAATATTGTTTAGAAAATAACATTAATTATATTCATCTTTATGGCGAAAATTCTTTTTTAAAAAGAATAATTAAAGATATTGACAAATATACTAAAAATTTATATAGTGAAAATAAAATTGAAATCGAGGTAAATTAATAATGGCAAAATATTTAATTACAACAACAGAAACATATAGAGTTGATACAGAAGAAGAAGCTGCTCGTTTAATCGAAGAAGCTAAAAACGATAATTCATATACTCTTGCTAAATATAGCAGCGTCCATAAGGAAAGAAAACAAAAGGGTCAGATTATTGATGAATATGAAAAGGTTTCTTTAACAAAAGTTTTCAATGATGAAAAAGAACCTTATTCAAATGTAGAAATTAAATATGGAGTAGAATTTTAATGGCAAAGTTTGAAAAAGTAAGTAAATATTCCAATAGTGAAATAAATATGCCGGTGCGAAAAACAGCACGTTCCGCAGGTTATGATTTTGAAGTAGCAGAAGATATTATAATTGAGCCTTATTCTCATTTAAAATTAATTATGGAAAATGCTACTCCATATCAACCTTATCCATTATCTGAAATTGCAAAAATGACAAAAGCAAAAAATACTAAACCAACTCTTGTTCCTACTGGAATGAAATGTCAGTTAGCTGATGATGAATATTTAGAATTAAGTATTCGTAGCTCTGGACCATTAAAGCATTGGTTAATGTTAGCAAATAGTGTTGGTATTATTGATGCTGATTATTACAATAATCCAGATAACGAAGGCCATATTTATTTCCAAGTTATTAATTTATCTCCTACCCCTATTCAGTTAAAGAAAGGCGATATCATTGGTCAGGGTATTATTCATAAGTATATTACCACTGAAGATGATTGTGCAAATGGGGAGCGCAAAGGAGGCTTTGGGTCTACAAGTGAGTAATATATTAGCACTCGACTAGAGCAGTAGAACAAGCGGTTATGCTATATTCAAAAATGAAGAATTATTTGATTATGGACATTTTACATTTGAAGATATAAACATGGGTGTAAGATTACATAAAATTAAAAATAAAATAAAATCTTTGATTGATGAATATGATATAGATGAAGTAATTTTTGAAGATATATATATGGATGGGCAACGCGTTAATAATGTACAAACTTTTAAAGTTTTAGCAGAGGTGTTCGGGGTAGTCTATGAACTGGTAACCGATTTGGGCTTGCCGAATACAGCAGTTTTAGCTGGAACCTGGAAGTCAACACTTAATATAAAAGGGACTGCTAGAGCCGAACAAAAACGCAATGCCCAGACATATGTATTAAATACATATAATAAAAAAGCCACACAAGATGAATGTGATGCAATTTGTATAGGAGCTCATTTAATAAAACAAAAGAACTCTTCATTTAATTGGACAGATTAAAGAAATTTTCCATTCCCGTTCTTTAATATTTATAGATAATTTAAAAAGGGAGTGGACATTATGGATTTTTTTACTGCCCACATGTGGGAAATCTTTTTTGGTTTAGTGGCTGCCGGCGCACTCGCTTTTTGTAAATATTTACATAGCTAGCTAAAAAATTATCAAAAACTTCTAGAAGAAAAAGATAATGCTGAATTACGCAAGATTATTTTAGATGAATTAGAGCCAATAGTGGAAGAAATGCACAGACTTGAAAAGCGTTTAAAAGCTTGCGAAGACAAAGAACATTAGGATATAGATTTAATTTTATAGTCCTATAAATTTAGATTAATTCAATTATGTAAAACATATTTACGTCAACGGTATATGACTTAGGCGCAATATGACCAATTAACTGAATTCTTTAAATTATATGCAGGTTTAGGTGGAAATGGTCAAGCGGCAGAATACTATGAAAAGGCTGTTGCTCTTCCAGTTGAGGAACATCCAGAAAATTAAAAATAAGGGTAATAGATTTTTATATCTATTACCCTTATTTTACTTTATATACCATATTAAAAAATAATTTGTTCGTGATATCAATTATTTCTTGTCCATATATAGCTATCAAGTCTGCTATCACCTCTTCTTCTTCATAGCTTAATTGAACATTATAACTAAACATTGCGGCATGGACTATTTCATGACATAATACTCTCTTAAACTTATAGTCTGATAAATCTGCCGCAATGAAAATAGTTTTTAATTTGTCGTCACAACATCCTAGTGTATAAAAACCTTCTCTGGTCCGCAAACTAGGATGAAAAGGAGAGACTAGTTCGACAAACCAAGTCTCTCCATTAATCTTAAACAATTTTCTATGCCAAAGTTGAAATTTTTTGTTGAAGTAATTGTTTTTCTTCTGGAGAGGCTCCTTCAATCATTTCAGTTATATCATAGCTTAATTCTGCCATATAATTTTCTAAATCGCGCATTTTGACTGTTTTATCACTGTGCATCTTCTTGTGCTCCATATACATTCTACGACTCATATCGCTACGACTACCATTTTCAGAATACTGACTATGATTATTATTATTTCCAGAAGAAGACTAAACGGTTTCATTGTAGTAACTTTTTTGGCCTCCATTGCCGTTTTCAGAATATTGTCTAGTTCCTTCGTATTGTCTGTTATAGCCTAAGTATGGTTCTCTTTCGTGGTAGTACATATCTCCACGTCTTTCTTGATAGTAGGCGATGGGTTCTTCTTCTTTTTTCTTCATAGCCTCTGTGATAGTACAGTAATAAATTGCTTCTTCGAGATCTTTAATCATATCAACTACTTCACCAAGTTCTTTGGCATCTACATTATTAAGATGGCCAAGCTGACCTTCAACTTGGGTCATCAACATTTCTTTTGTATGTTTTAATCTTTCAATTGACATTTCCGCACCTCCTTTAAGCCACTCTTTCAACAATTAAGTTAGCATTTTGAACATCTACTGCTTGAGTGCTTATATTTTTAACACTAACTGTCATGCAGCAATTACGAGGTACGTCTAAAAATACCGCACTAAATACATTAAAGAATTCTTCTACTGCGGCAGGAGTCACAATCATAGTTGTGGAAGGAACTGCTTCCCCTTCAATGGCAATTGCTAATGAAATAGCTTCAACAGTTCCTCCTGTTGGAATTGCGATATTACCACCAAAGCTGACTCTATAACGAGCACGACATTGAGTAGTATTTCCTTTAAGGGTTACTAACCCACTGCCGGTTCTGTGAATCATTGAGCAATTTCCACAAACAACTGTGTCTGTAAATAATACATTCTAATTACTTTCCACTGTTTGTAGAGCATTTGCGATAATTTCCATAAACTCCCCTCCTTTTAGCATCCGCCACAATTGTTGTAATTATAATTTGCGAAAGGATTTGGTACAGTGTAAGCTGGAACAGGATATTTAGGTCCTAATTCATTTACAAGGTACGCATTTTGTGCTTGCTGAGAAGCAGCGAATTTTAATGTTTGATTTTCAGCAGTTAATGCAGCAATCTTATCTTGAGTTAAGAAATCTAAAATTCCCTTAGTAGCATCTGTTACTGCCTGACGAGTCTGACATTCCTGAGTAGCTAAGTTATATCCAAGATCTGCAAATCCTCTTTCAATCGCGCGCTGAGTTTCACAGCAGCAAGCTGCATTGTCAGCGGCCATTCCAGCAAGCTGACCCATAAGAGCATTAGTGCTAGCGTTCATACCTGCTGTTATTCCAGCGAATCCTTGACATAAGGAATTCTGAACACCAGAGAATCCATTTAACATACTTGTATTCATAGCATAGAATCCATCACAAAGACCTTGCTGAATACCTCTAATACCATTTGATAATCCATTCATATCGAAGCCGTAGGAAACTTCTTCTCTAACAGTTCCATTTCCTCCGTTGCCATATCCATTACCCCATCCACCTGCGAATAAGAATAATAAGATAATCCACCATGCGCCATCTCCGCCCCAGCCATTGTTGTTATTGCCAGTAGCAGCAGCGATATCAGCTAAAGAATAGCATCCTCCATTGTTAAACATAATTTTTACCTCCCTTTAAATTAAATTTTTTATTTTAAACCAAGAAAGTTTTTAAATTGAGAGAATTCTAAATCAAAATTTCTACCATTTTGCGCATACATATTGCGCACAATTCTCTCTATATCGGCGCCTTTTCCTTCCTTGGCTAAAAGCAATAAGTTGTCACCCATAGGCGTTCCGCCCATTCGTTGTTCTAAAATTCCCATCAATAATTGTTGTGGGTTCTATCCATTTTGGATTGCTTGTATTAACATTCTAGGATCTACATTATACATTACTATTTACCTCCCTAATTAGAAATTATAAACCGGCGTTTGCGCAACTGGCATCTATATTTCTTCTCTTGGCTATGGTTGCGCGTTTAGTATACTTCTAATCTCTTCTAATGCAGAATTGAACTCCTATCGTGTTACATATCCAGGATCGGCCATTGAAATCTCTTTGTATTCATATACATTCAAAGAAGAAGTTCCATCCATATTAATTTGTTTAGTATATATTCTTCTATTAGCTATATCCGGGAAGAAGAATATACTACCATCAAAATCAATGGATGCGGCGCGAGCTTCTTCTAAGGAAGAAACGGGACGACCCTTTAAATTCGGCGTTACAACTGCGGGAGCTCTAAGCTAAGCCGCAGCCTAAGGATTAAAGTACCCATTATAACTGTTTTGATACATTTAAATAACCATCCTTTCTGAAAAATTTTTTTTCCTTTCTTTCATAGTTATATGAAAATTAATAGTGATAAATAAATCTTTCACACTCACAATTTTTTTGGGTAATTTTCCACATTCTCAAATCTTAAAAAATTTTTCAAATTCACAATTTTTTATTAAAATTTTTCATTCTCAAAATTAAATAATTTTTCCACAAAATTGATTTTTATAAAAATTTTTGATATAATAAAATAAAAAGGAGGTTTTTATTATGTTAACTGCCGCGATATATAGCAGCGATGTTGAAAGCGTAAAAACTATTAAGGAGACAATCCAGAATTTAATTATTGAAAATAATTTATTTGCAAAAATTTCTATTTTTGAAAATAAAGAAGAACTTTTAACTACTCCAAATAGTTTTGATGTGTATTTAATGGATATTGACGAAGAAGATGACATATTAGATTTAACAAATGAAATGCTTCAAATTGATAGCGGAGCATCAACTATTTTATTTAGCCATAATATTGAAAAAGGATATATAGCTTCTGAAAAAGGTGTAGATTATTTTCTTTTAAAACCAATTAAACCTGAAGCATTAACAGTTATTTTAAAAAAGATTAAAAATAGAATTAAGATAGAAAGTATTGTTATTAAAACTAATCAAGGCGAAAGAAGAATTAAAACAAATAATTTAAATTATATAAACATTGAAAGCAGATGTTTATGTTATCATTTAAAGGATGGCTCTTTATTAGATGGAACAACTTTAAGAACTAATTTTAAAGATGCAGTTCAACCTTTATTAATTAAAGAAATGTTATATATGGTTGGTAATAGTATATTAGTAAATTTAGAAGAAATAAAAATTCTTCATAAAGATCATATTGTATTTTTTAATGATGAAGTTTTATATTATCCAAAAACGCATTGGGAAAATTTAAATATCGCTTGGAAAGAATATTTGGAAGTAGAATAAAAAAAATAGGGTTATGTAATTTCTTACATAACCCTATTTTTTATTTGTTAGAATTAACTTCTGCTTCAATTGATTGCATTAAGAATGTTTCAAAATCTCCAACAGCTTCAGTTAAATAATCTACCATATCTACGCTAATAATTTCCATTACAGCAGTATAAGTTTTTTCAAAAGCAACTTTTTGTGCTTCTGCATCAAATTTATTTTCTTTCTTTAAACTTTCAACATAAGTCTAATTAGTAGCAATTACACACTTTGTAATTGTTTCTGTTAGCATAGATAAATATTTATTTAAAATTTCATTATCATTTTTAATTTTTATTTCTTCTGATTTAGCATTAATCCATTTTACAGCATAAATAGTTAACGCTCCTAATAATGGAATAATTACTAATTCAAAAATTTGAGTTAATAATTCAACGTTCATATTATTCCTCCATTATCTAATTCTAATCCAAATACGATTATTTACTTTTATTTGACTTTGTCCCCAAGTTTCATAATCTGGAATTTCAGAAACTGTACCAATAATACGATGAGGGTATTTACAAATTTCTTCTTCTGTCATTTTAGAAACTGTACCATTAGGACCTGCACAAACTGCATCACCTGCTTGATAGCTATTTCTATCTTCATAAGGATATGCAAGTACACGACCTGTTGCCGCAATTGGTGTTTGACACTCATCAGTTTCACCAATAGCAAATCCAAAAGTATCAGAAACTATTTCTGCTCCTGGCTGAAGTCTTTCAGTTGAAAGAACTAAATCCCCTTTACCAGTTTCAACAACTACTCTACCTGGCTCTATTTTTTCTTCTGTTTTTCTAAATTCAGCATAGTCATTCCATGCTGCTCCATAAAGAACTCCAGTAGAACCTTGGAAATATACTCCTGCAGTATTTGAAGAACCTGAAGTATTATAAGCACGATAAAGTGCTGAATTACCAGCTGATGTAAGAGAAGAACCTACAACATAGTATTTAGTAGCTGCAGTAGTATTATTTACATAAACATTAGTAGCATTAGTAGCATTGGTAATAGATAAATTACTTAATTTAGTATCAATTTCTGTTTTAGTATATGCTCCAATAGCAGTAGGAGTAACATCTATTGTTTTAGCTGTAGAACCATTGAATGTAAATAAATTAGTTCCTTCAGTTGTACCGCTATTTAATTTAATAATTAAATTAGTATTAACTTTTTCTGCACTTGTTGCAGAACCTCCAACAGAAGATGAACCTGCATATGTTGTAGTATTAGGTAATTTAGCATTTAATTGAGTTTGAATATTAGAAGTAACTCCATCAATATAATTTAATTCAGTAGTTGTTGCAGTAACTCCATCTAATTTATTTAATTCTGCTGCAGTGGCAGTAATTCCTAAATTAGTTAATACTCCTGTTGCAGTAGTAGCACCAGTACCACCATTAGCAATTGGTAAAGTTCCTGTTACACCTGGAGATACATTAACAGAGCCATTAAAACTAGCTGCTGTTGTACTTGCTAAATTAACATGAATAGTTCTTGCTGTTTCTAAAATAGTTGCTTTAGCAGCAACTCCACTAATACCAACATCTAATGTATCATTACAAGCATAGAGTCTTCCTGCTGATAAATATACTGGTTTCGTAGCAGAACCAAGTGCAGCAGCACTACCAGTAACAACTCTATCACCTTTCCAGAATAAATTACCAGAACCTCCACCAATAGATAGACCATTTCTATAATTTTTTACTCCATAAGTAGTAGTATTTTTTTCCATGGATATAATAATAAATGTTCCATCATTCTAATCATGCGCAAAACCAGTATAAGGACTATTACTACTCATTGTTGCCCATTGTATATATGGTTGATTTTTTTGCGATGTCTAAGTATTAGATAATAAAAGATTGCCCTATAATGCTGCACCGCTTGAAGCGATTATCTATTTACTAAAAGTATTTGTACCACTAAAAGTCTAATTTACTTCTAAAGCAGCCATAGTATTAGCAACTGCTGTAATTACTCCGGCTTTTAAATAAGTAGGTTTTAAATCTCCACCTACTGTAGCAGTAGAAGCTGCTAAAGTTCCTAATGTCATGTACATTGGCTATGTTGCAGAACCTACTGATGCATCTGAAGCAGTAACAGTTCCATTATTTACATAAACTGGATTAGTTTTTCCACCTATCGTTCTTTGTGCAGAAGGCGTAATAACTGCACCATCTATATTAGTTTGCGCAACAGTCCAATTACTATTATTTGCAGTAGTACCATCTTTAATAGCAATAATTAAATCACCAATTTCACAAACTTGTCCTGCATAAGTTCCAGCAGTAATAACTCTATAAGTATCACCGGCACTATAAGTTGAAGGAAGAGTTGTTATAGTACCACCTGTTCCAATAGTACCTTTAAATACCATAGCATCATTTGCTGCAAAACTTGCTGAAATCGCAGTAGCTACAGCTTTAGAAGTTGGAACAGTAGTATTATTTGTACTGCCTAAAGGAGACGTTGTTGTAAAACTATAAGTAGCAAGTTGATTTAATTGAGTAGCAGTTGCTGTTAAACCAAAATTCTTTAAAGCATTAGCTGCTGTAGTTGCTCCAGTACCACCTTGCGCAATTGGTAAAGTACCAAAAACAGCCTAACCATTTGCTGAAGTAGCATAAAAAGCACCATTAGCAGTTGGAGTAGAACTAAAAGAATTACTATCTGCAACACTACTAAAACAAATAATAGCATTTTGAGTAATAGTAAAAGCTTTACCAGTTCCGCCAAGACTTAATGGTAAAACAGTATTAATTGTTGTTGCTGGACCATTAAATTTAGTCGCTGTTACTTCTCCTGGAAAAGTGGCATCTCCTTTATAGTCATAACTATATAAATGACCTGTTTTCGCCATTGTAGAAGGATAATTCCAGTAAGTTTCACCAATACCAATAATATCTAATAAAGTTAAATTACTATTATAAGAAGAACTAACTCCTGTAATACCAAAAGTTAAACGAATAACACCAATATTTGATGTTTGATTTGTACTACCTCCAAAAGGTATACCTCCGATAGGAATTGAGTTCCATCCAGACCATCCATTGATAGGATATGTTCCCACTGCTGTAAAAGTAGTTGGCGCTCCTTTAGTTGCTTTTTCAACTAAAACAGTACATCCAGAAGCTCCGTAAGTGGATATATTTAATAATAATTTTCTTAATCTAGTATAAACACTCATATCAGTAGCAGTAAGCGTTACTCTTAATTTATCTTGTATAGTAATACCAGTAGTTTTTGCGCCAATGTAAAAAGTATTTCCAATACCACTAACTAAATTAATTTTATCACCATCTGTAACGCCTGGATAAGTAGCATATGTTGAACCATTATCGGTTGAATATTCAATTAAAATACCTGCTGGTTTAGCTAAAGCAAATCTATTTGCACTATGAAGATTAGATATTGCAGCATCAACTGGAGATATACTTCCAGAAATATTTGTATTACTCCAATTAATAAAAGTATCTTCAATTCCTGTACATGCCTAAAATACGCCATCATTTAATCTAATTGGAACTTGAGAACCTCCTACATCTGCGGTTGAAGCTACTGGAACACCATTAGAAAAATAAATTGGCTATGTTGCAGAGCCTTTTGTTAAAGAACCTAATTTATTTGCAGAAGTAGCATTATCAGCTAATTCTGCTTTATAAATACTTAATTCTTCTACCTAAGGAGAATAAATATCATTAGTCTAATAACCTCTCTATAATTTTGGATAATTATAATTTTTATTAATAAATAATTCCTAATGTTTAGGATAATTAGTTCCAGAATTAGTCCAAACATCTGTATCCTAAGAACCAAAAGTTCCAGTATATTCAGCAGGTATAATTCTGCTTATTATTTTAATATCACTCATATAATTATTATACCTCCTTTGTTACTTTATACTGGACACATTGCAGCATTATGAACTACAATACCATTTGCAATATATGTATCATTTGTATCATTATCCATATTTGTTTCATTATAATCAACTGTATCCAAATTATAAGTTATCATAGGTTCTTTCGCAATAAATCTTTCTATATCTATAATTGTTTTTAATCCAGAAGTAGTGACTACTTGATCTCCAATGTATAAAGGAGGATAACCTTTATGACAGGTGATAGAATGAAAACCATCTTTAGTTAAAATTGGATGATATTCATTCATTACTAAACTAGTTCCATCTTCTATTGTAACTTTAGCAATATAAACAGTATGTTTTTTAATTATTAAATTTTTACATATTGCTTCATAAAATTCTTTTGTATCAATATTATAAGAAATAACTTTATCTCCAGATTTAAAATCTTCAATATTTTTTGTATTTCCTTCAAAATCATATTGAACCTATGTTCCTGCTTCAAAACAACATTCTTCTATATTAATAGTCCATTCACCACCATCAGCAATTAAAACATCGCTATCTCCATGAGAAGTAACCTATTTACTACTATTTACAATTGCTAATTTATTTCCAGTAGCAGCTGATAAAGTAAGTGTAGAACTTATAGTTGCGTTTGTCGTAACCGCAAGATTTGGAGTAGTTAATATTTTAGTTGAAGGATTATATTTTAAAGTTGAAGTTTTCTTTACTGTATTTGTTACAGAACTTGTTGCAGTGCTATAAGCTAAAAGAATTGGATATTCACCCGCTGTAGTAATTGCCGCAGCTTGTGTAACTTTTGTATCAGAGTTAGAATCATAACTCCAGCTAATAAATACCCAATGAGTACCATTAAATTGATAGGTAATATGTCTATTTGCATAACCACCATAAGAACTAGCACTTGTATATTCAGCATTGTTATACCAAATTGGATAAGCGCCAGTATTATTTACATTAAGAGTAGGAGAGGTAGCTGTATTTGTAGCTGTAAATTTTACAGTAATCATACTACCTTTAGTTAATTGCCAATTAGCATTTCCATCTAAAGATACTACTTTTGCTGCAGTTTCTGCATTAGTAGAGCAAGTACCATAGGCAATATTTGTTACATTTAATTTGGTTTTGTCTTCCGATGACATTAAACCATTTTCTGTGGTAGTAGCAGTTGCACCTATAAATTTTGTAGCAGTAACAGTTCCAGTTTGTATACTATTACCATTAAAATCAATAGTATAAGCATTTGAGCGTTTAGAATTAGTACCATTACCAATAATAAAAGCACTTGTTGTATCTGCTACATTATATTTACCTTGAACATGTTGAGCAGCACCATTGGCGATTGTACCCTAACCTTCTGCATGAGAATATGCTCCAATTGCACTATTAGCAGAATCATTAAATATTTCTGCAAAATTACCAACTCCATGATTAGATTCTAATAAAACATAATTAGTTCCATCATAAATAAATGTATAAATTATATTTGCTCGTAAAATTGGTAATTTAGTATTAAAATTAATACTCTTAGCACCAGAGCCATTAATATTTAAAGTAGGATTTGCTGCAGTATTAGTATTTAAAAATTTAATATGAACTCTAGCTCCTGCTATTAATGTATATCCAGTAATAGTAGTTGTTTTTGCTGCAGTCCCTGCGGCAGTATTACATAAAGCATAGTGAACTACTGCATGAGAACTTCCTTGTTGATTAACACCATCATTATTAATTTTTAAGTTAACAGTTTTATTTTCTGAACCAGTATATTCAATTAATTCATTGACTCCGTTCATTTTTAAAGTTAAATGATAAGGGGTTGGTGTAACAATTGAACGTACACTACCAATAGTATCACCAGTTCCAATAAATAATCTATTACTATTCTAATTGTTTTCTTCATAAGAAGTTAAATAAAAAGTTCCTTTAGTTCCTTTTAAATCTTCTAAAATCGTCGATGGAGAGCCTAATAAAAAATGTATATTATTAGCCATTTTTTCCTCCTTTTTTAATTATTAAAATTATAAATATTTTAATTTATCAATTTTACCCAAATAAAAAATAGGGAAGATTATAAAAATCTCCCCTATATATTTATTATAAATCTGTCCAATAAATAACAGCATTATCTTGCATTTTATCCATGTCAGAATAAATTTGCTCAACAATTGTTGGCTCTATTTTAAAATCTTCTAGCTCCTCATCAGTAAGATCCATTCCGTGAAGAATTTCTCCTTCTGCCGGTCTAGTGCTCATATTATATAAAAATGTTTTACCATCTGCGGCAAGCTTATAAAAGCGCACAGTAAATGTAATCATTCCAGAAGCAGCAGTAGCTAAGCCATTTACTGACCAAGGAATTAAAATTACTGGAATTTCGGTTTCTGGATCTTCTTCATCTTTCTAATATCTTGAGATATCATAATAAGGAACCCAATATAAACCAGGTTTTCCATCCGCATTTACATATTCAATAACGCAAACAGTATTGACTAAATCCATATTATCTAAATAACGAGCGCATCTAAAATAAATAATTTCTGCATTATGATCATAACGCACACTTAAAAACTGAGGGACTTCTATTGTGCGTGTTTCTAAATCAATATCAAAAATTTGATCTTCGGATGATGGGAGTAGTTCTACGATATGTGTATTTTGTTCAAAATTATTTTGAATATCAAATAAAAGATCTTCATAAGTTATATTAGCCACAATATCTTACTCCTTTCTTTTATTTTATATTAATATGGAATTACACTAATTTCTTCTGAATCAATTTTAGCTATACTATTATTAGCATGGTTAGTAACTTCGCAATAGTAAGCACCTGAGCCAGTATCAAATACATCTTCTGCTTTTAATTCTGAAGTAGAAGTAATTTTAATTATTGGTGTAGTTGCTCCTTCAATAGGGAAATCATCATCTTCAGTATCTTTAGTTGTTTTATACCATTGATAAGTAATTTCATCAGAAACAACATTTACAGTTACGTTAATACCAATTTCCTTAACTTCATTTTCACTTAATTTAATTAACTTATCTCTTGGAACAACTGATACTGCATGTGCTTCATCTGTTACACGGAAAGTTTCAGTTATTAAAGGAGTTTTATCTCCATTTCTAGAAGCATAAGTGCTTAAAATAAATGTTTTATCATAAGTAGGTCTATCTGCCGCAGCAATAGGTCCAATAGTAACTATATCTTCAACACCATTTTCAGTTATTTTTGGTTCTTCTCTTAAAGTAGCTCCAGTTTCTTGATCAGACCAAATATAAGTAATCTTATCTCCAGCTTGTTCAGTGGAACCAGTTGCCTTTAATTCAATACTACCAGCATCTTCTCCCGCTAAGTAAGAATTTTCTTGTCCTTCAGGGAATTCAATCATAAAAGATTCAGTGTCAGGACCAGGAATACGGACTTTAATACTTTCAAGTTCTTTTTTTGCAACACCTGCTCTATTTACAGTAACTACTCTATAATCTCCAGTTTTATAAGCAATATAGGAACTTACTCTTTCATAAAGTAATTCTTTTTCTTCTTCTGGAATATCAGTACCAATTAATTCATTAGCAATTTGAACAGGTCTATATCCTTTAATAGCAGGTTCTTCTGGATCTAAAACCACATATTTGTAATAAGGATATTCTGCTGAATATTGAGTATCAGTAGTTTTAACATAATCTGCAGTTTTTACACCATCAGTTGTATCTAAAGCATCTTCAATTTCAGAACCTAAAGGTTTACGATACCATTGATAAGAAATAACTCCACCATCATCAGAAGTTGCTTGAACTATAAATTTATAAGAATCTGCTAATTTTACTTCTGCTTCTGCATCCCATTCACCTTCAATTAAATCAATTGAATTATATGTAACTTCATCTTCTGTGGTTTCAAATCCAATAGGAAGATTAACAATGTAATAAGGAACTGCGGCCTAAGTAACTGTATCTGGAGTAACACTATCTTTTAATCTATTTTTAATTAAATTTGAACTGTCAATAATTTGAACACTTGATTCACCATTTTCATCAAATTTATAATCAATAGATGGATTAATTACGGCACTAGCAGTTAAAGTATTTAAACTAAAGTCTAGTTTTTGTTCTTCATCAAAATGATAAAAACGAATAGAGAACTTAATTGCTCCTGGATTATTAGTTAATTCAGAATTAACAGCCCAACCAAAAAGCATCTTTCCTTCCTGCTTTAAGGAAGAAATATCTCTAATCCACTCTTTTGAAATACCTTGAATAGTTTTACCTTTTGAATCTGGAGCAGTTTCCCATTGAATTGCAATATTAATATCCTTACGATATAAGTCCATAGAATCTGTATATCTATCAACACTGAAATATAAAATTTCAGAAACTTCATCTCCTTGAACAGAAATACCATTCTTTGCGAATTCTGTTGGAACTGTAATTTTTCTAGTATTTGTATCAATACTAAATACAGGTTCGTCTAATGGAAGAACTGTATAAATTGGATTAATATCTGCTAATGATTTTAAACAAGCAAAATATTCATCAAGTGATGTAATTGCTGATGGATCTTGTAAATATTCTTCACCAGCTCTTTCAAATAAAGCTCTATAAAGACCTTTATTATCTTTTGTTACTTTTGTAATCACTATACAATCATCCTTTCTTTAAAATTTTAGGTAGGAGATTAAATCTCCTACCTAAGTTAGTTTTTATATATTAACTTTTCTCATATTTTTTGAAAAGATTTTATTATTTAATAATCATTCTTGGCCTAAGCAATCTACTTCAATCCATAAATCTAATTCATTTTCAGGCACAATAACAATTTCTCTTGGTTTATTATTACTGCCTTTTTGAATTAAGCCTTTATTTCTATCAGCAATTAACTTAATTTTTCTAACATAATATACATCTTCTAAATGAATTGGTGTTAGAAGAACTCCATTAGTACCAAGATATTCATATAATGTTTGTTTTGTCATAAAAATTTTACCTCGCCTTACTAAATAATTTGTAAATTTGCGCCCTGGTTTTTAGTATCTAAACACTTCCAAATTTCTATTGGATTGCCAGCGTAGGTTACAATATCATAAATACTGCTATATAAATCCGTATAAAAATCTATCGTAACATTTCTATTATCAGTGTCAATTCTAGGCCATTTTCCACCACCGGAAGAAGTAGTACGATTTAAATCTAATTTTGATTTATTCTCTTCGCTACCAATAATAATTTTACTTCCTATCATCATATCGTAGTTATAAGCAATTGAATTATAGCTTAATGTAGCTACTTCAGAACCAATTAAAATAGTAAATGGATGGGTTTTAGAATAAAAAGCATTTCTAAAAGCTAATTCTTCAATTAAATATAAATTTTTAGGAAGCTATATGGTTGTCATTGCTGATAATGTCATTTCAAGAAAACTACCCATACCAATTTTTCTTATAGAATCAATAAAATCAAAATATACTAAAGTTTTACAAGATTGCTTATCATTATCTGTGCTAGAAGAAAAAGTCCAAGCTTTAATTTCTCTTAATTGACTTCCTTCTTCGAAATAAAGATGAGTTATTTCTTGATTATAAAAAGCTTCCATTGCTACAACTGGTAAATTATTATATTTTGCTGGAAGGGCAACTTTACCTTTTAATACTACTCCATCAACTGGTCTAATAGAATATCCAGATAAATTATACTAAGTATCTCCACCATAATTAGGAAGATCAATATAATTATATTCTGTAAATGTAAAATATTTACTATCAATAACATTCTTACGAACATCAGTTATTTCATAAACATTATAAAAAGTATAATTTTTAACAGCCAAGAAATCTGTTAAATCAACCATCATACTTCCATCTGATTCACTAGAATATCCAATAAATTTATAAACTTTATCATCAGCTAAATCATCAGAAGGTTTATAAGGTAAATATGTTGTTGGTTCATATAATGGTTTTCCAGATTCTATTAATAATTCAAAATCATAATCATTTTCATCCGCAGGATTATTATTATAATTTTTAAAACGAACCCAATATTTATGAATTTCAAAAATAGCATAAAAAGTATAAACAGTTTTTGAATTACTAAAAGTTAATTCTGCGAATTCTTCTTCTGTTAATACATCTTCTTTAGTACCATTTTTATCTGTAGACCATCCAACAAAATCATAATGAAGTTTTTGTGGATTTTCTTTAGTAGAAATAGATGGATGAGTAGTTGTTTCAGGATCATATTTATGTACATCCCATTCTATTTCTTGACCATTATCTTGAACTTGAATAAATTTAGCAGTATAAGCAGGTTCAACATTAGCTACAAAAATATTTAAATCTGGGAAATAAATATCTTTATATGTATTTTTTAAAGCATATTCTGAAATAGGATTTGAAGAACTATTATTAACAAATATATCTCCAGACATATATGGAATTGTATTTCCACCATCACTTTTTTCATTTGTGCTTCTAAAATAATTTTCCGTACTATTATAAGAAACAATAAATTTATCAAGTAAACTTAAATCTGTAATAACATTTGCATTATCATTCAATAAATTTGCAGTATATTCATAGACTTTTCCATTTAAAGTATCTGTTACCCAATCTACACTTGGAGTATAAGCTTCAAATGTATAATTATCTGTTAATTTATAATAAACTGCAGAAACAGAAATTTCTTCTCCGTATTCAACCTATCTATAAGGACTCCATTGAACATTTTCTAGATTAAGTTTTAAAGTTTTATCATATTCATTACTTAAATTAGTATTAGCTTGCATTTTTTCTTTAATCTGAACAATTTTATCTACTAATTTATAAGAATCATAATAAAGCTTTTTACCCCCAATAATATTCATTGAATCTAATTTACTTACTGTTTCATTAGTAATTGTTGTTATATCAGTTAATCCTTGAATATATAATCCAGTAGGGAAATTTCCTTTTTCATCTACTACTGGTTTATTAGTTAATAAACCATTTAATTCAACTGGTTCAGTTAAATTGAAGTAAGAAATAGTATTAGGTAAATATAATGTTTCTAATTGAACACCATCTGCAAAAGTTAAACCAGTTAAATTAGTTCCAAGAGCACGACAAGTTTTTAATTTTTCAGAACCAGAAATATCCATTTCAGCATTTAAACCAGCTAAATTAGTTAATACAATTGTTTCTAACAATGGTTTTGCTTGCGGATTTTCTTTACCATCACTCTTTTTAGCCCCCGCATCTAATTCAAAGTTACTATTATTTAATCTTATATTTTTATAACCAGGAGTTTCATTTCCAAGAATTAAATCTTTTAATCTAATTGCAGAATTAATTCTAAGTTCATCATAATATTTTCTACTTAAATCTCCAAAACTTGAAACGTATTCAAGACCACCAATATACATTAACTATTGTGAGAACATTGGAGTATTTAAAACTGAATTCTAAACACTTTCATAAGGTTCAATAACAACTGGATTTTCTCCATCAAAAGGTACTGGTGTTGTTGGAGTATTTTGGTCATAATAAACACTTACATATTGTTTTAAGTAAGGTTTAATTGTTACAGATGCTTCTGAATCAAGAGGAGAAATACCCCATTCTTGAATTGTACCACCATTATCTATAAAAGATTGATAATTCTATCTTAATTGCTCTAAAGCTTCATCTGTCATTTCGTCTGGTTTTACATAATCAGGATTAATGTAATCAGGAGCTTCATTAATAAAAGTATCGGAAGTAACAATTGCATCATTTGCATTATAACGAGATTTAAATTGCATTTGAACAGCATTTACAGAATAAGCTCCTGCCAGCCATTGGCTATCAAGATAATTAAATCTATTTCTTAAAAATAGTTCTCTCTGTAATTCTCTTGTTCCTTGTAAACAATAGAAGAAAGTTTTTGTATAAGATGTATTTCCAGTAGTATCAATAAATCCATTGAAAGCTGGATCAATATATTTATAATATTCATCAATATTATATGCTACTAATGGACGTCCACCCATCATTGCATAAGATTTACTAACCGCTGGATTAAAATCATAAAAACCATTTAATTTTTCAATAGTTAATAATTCTTTTCTTAATTCAATATATTTTTCTTTAATTCTTGGTTCAAAACAAGTCCATAAATTATTCCAAAGAACACTATCTGCAGTAGAGAATTGCTTATTCTTTGTTGCATCAGTATCATATTCCCAAGTAGGAACACCGGAGTTATTAACACCTAATTGAGTGTCAATATCATAAAACATTGGATACCAAATATAATCTCCATCAACAGATTGAGGACCCCAAGAACCAAGCATCATATTTTTACCACGAGAGTCATAACCTAAAATTAATTCTGTCATGATAAAATAAATAATACAATATTCTTCATCAAAATGTTTCTTAAATTCATATGTAAATTTAGCTAAACGATAATTACTATCATCTTTTGTATAAGTTATATCACTATAAGTAACAGGTTCTGGAAGTTCTTTATTAGTAGCTTTTATTGGATCGGTACTAGCAACCCATTCAAATAATCTTTGAAGATTTCTATATTTTTCTAATAAATATTTATTTGCATCTGTAGTTGTTGGGAAATCACCTTTTAAATCTAATGCATCATCAATATCATCTTCATAGAAACTATAACGATATTCTAAGTCATCAGTGACAGATAAAAATCCTTCATCATTTAGTTCTTCAAAATCAATCTTTTTAAAAGAACATCTAGTACCTTGGTTATTACCAAATTCCCAACATTCAGCAATCATTTCATAAGTTGCTGTTTGTGTTACACCATCATCATCTACATAAGTTTGATATTTTTCTGGTATATTAGGATTACCAACAACATATGGCTGAACATCTCCATTTTCAAAGTCAATAACATTGTTACAAGCTTTATCTAAATTAAAGTTATACTTACCAATATATTCATAAGTACCTGCTTTTGGCCCTGCCTTATGTTTTTGGAAAACTAACATTGGGAAACCATAAATAGTAGTTCTATGATCACCTGTTACATAATTTTTATTATAATCTACTAATGGATGTTTACTATATAATGTTTTTACAAAACTTGCAAAACCAGTATTATGAGTTCCAGAAGATTCCATGTAGTCTGCTTTCCAAGTAAAAGTACTTTCAGAAGCATCTTTATTATCCATATAATAATATTTATAATCTTTTCCATCATAATTAATTTTACTTTGTAAAGACTAATCTTTTAATGGACCATTTGTATAATTCCATACTACTGGAGCATCATCTTTAGATTTAAATTTACCTTTATAATTTCTACGAGGATAACCTTGTGAAGAAGTACCTTGTACGTCAAATTCTGCATTTTCAGCATGGAAACTTGGACATCCTTGAAGATATTGAGCACCAGTAATTTCTCCTAATTCATATGCTCTATCTAAGGCTGGATTTACAAAATCTACATCTAAACGCTTTTTACCACCTTTAACGAAAGGTAAATAATCATCTTTTTCAGTTGCAGGGGTTCCATGAACAGAAACTACTGCATAAGGCATAATTTGATTATCTGGATTATTTACATTAAATGTTAGCATTTTTTCGAAATCAATCATAGGTAATGAACTATTATTATCTAATAATTCATTCATATCATATAATTGCGCATCAGCATAGTCTGCAATATAATTATGAACTATATCTGCACTACTTAAAGCTGTTTTATAAACACGCATTTTATATAAATCAACATCACAATAATCAGAATTTATAATAAAAGCATTTTCTAAAGCAGAAAATACATCATTGCTTGTATAAGTTTGAATACCACTCATAATACCATTAATATAAACATATATTAAAGGAGTATTATTAGTTTCAGTAATTTGTTCCAAAACAAAAGAAACATGAACTTTTTCATTTTCTTTATATCTACCATTTACAATAACATTATTTTTGGTTTTGAAAAATGCTTCTTGAGTACCTAAACATAAACCAATATTATTACCAAAATATTTACCAAATACACTTTCTTCAGTATTTGCTGTTTTTATAATAGTAACTTCACCATCTTCATTTTCTGAAGAAGTTGTAGTAATTAATGTAGCATAACTTTGAACATTTCTTAATTTAAATTCAAATTCAAAAGTTATACCATGTACCAAAGTAGAAACATTTAAAATATTTAATGGAATTGAAATAGAAGCTCCATTACTAATTCTTAAACAAGAATCATCATTTTCGTCTAAAATCCAACCATTATTATACCAGTTAAAATTATTAAAACTTACAGAAGTAGTTTCATTACTAGCATTAGTATATTCCCATTTATTTCTGATTGATTGATTTTCCTTATTAGAACGACCTTTTGAATCTAAATTTAAATGTAATCCAGTAGAAAGAATATTTAAATCTCTTAATGTATCTTCAACTACTTTAATACTAATGCTACGATTAGTTTTTCCACATGACAATGTTAATACATTTGTTCCAATAGCATAATTAGTTACTTGCCATTTTTCCCATGTCCATTGACCAGGAATATAAGAAGCAGTTACTGGAGAAGTAGGTAATTCATCTTGATTTAAATATAATCTAGTTTCTGCTTTTGCAGGATTTGCTGGATTATATACTTTATATTGAATAATTAATTTATCATGGTCAACAATTTGAGTAGGATAAGTATCAAGCCAAATAATTGGTTCAGTACTTTTACCGTCATCCCAAGCAACCTCATAAATTAATGGTTCAGTTTCAATATAAGTTGTTCCTTCCCCATATGATAAAGTAGCTTTAATAGTATGTACACCATGGCTTTGAGGCGGAATTGTTACTGCCTCATCCTATTGGCTGTTTTTACAAATTTTAGTAACAGTATAACCGCCTTGTTCAGGGTCAACTTGAACAGTTAAAACTTTATCAAGACCTTTACCAACAGGAGTGCAAATGAAATCAAGAGCTTCATTAGGGATTACTCTTAAAGAGTTAAAAGCAGGGCTTTCATTTAAAAGCATTTCAATTGCCACACGGCCAGATTGTCTAATTTTATTTGTTTCACCGGCATTTTCACCTTGACCATAAACAATAACAAGGTTAGAACCAGAATATAAATGAGAACCAATATCAAATGTATGAACTGCTCCACTTTCTGCGCTTTGAGGAATTGTTTTACTTTCGCCAGTAACTTCATTGACAATTTGGTAATAAATAGTTACTAAGTCATCTTCTTGAGAAGTTACTTTATATTGAATTTCATAAGGGCGATTATAAATAACCTAAACAGGAAGTTTAGTAATCGCTTCAATGGTGATAGATGAGGAAGAGCCACCTCCGCCACCAGTACCTGAAACTGCAATTAAAGTACAGGTTAATAAGCCTTCATCAACCAATATTTCTTGGATTTTATAAAATCTACCATCACTATTAATGATTAAATCATTAACTTTTGGATTTACACCTTTTTCTAATAAATCTGCATGAAAGGTAAATGTCTGATCAACAACATTTTCTATTACCCCTTCATCATATCCATAGATAACAGAAACACCGCCGCCACCTAATGGAATTTTATTTTCTCCATTAGTATCTAAAAAAATACGGCCTGAATCAGTTGCAAAGTATATCATGCCTTCAGTATATGGATTCGCTAAAAGAGTTTCTTCTAATCCGCGAGCAGGCTGAAATTTTATTTTGCTCATTCAGATTTCTCCTTTCTCTTAAAAAATTTTTTACTTATATAAATAAAAAAACGCGAGTATTAAGAAAAATTTCCTTAATACTCGCGTGGAAATTATTCCTTCTAGGAATAATCAAAAAATTTATAAATTAATTATTAGGTTTCGTCCTAAAAAATTAGAATGTACCCCATACTAATTCTACTGCAACATTATTAGCATCAACTTTTGTTACAGCTAAAGTATCAGAATATAAACCAAAATCAAGAGTTCCAGTTCTTTCTCCATCTTTTAAAATATAAGAAGCTAAACTTAAACCTGTACCATGATTTTCTAAAGTTTGATTATCAGTAATGACAAAATCATTAAAAGTATATACAGGATCTGCAGGTAAAGAAGGTAATGTATAAGTAGTTTCAGTATATTCTTTTACATGACCTTTTTCATCTACCAATCCACTAACAGCAACGAAAGTTCCACCAAATGTTAATGCTGCAGGTGTAGAAGTTCCTTTTGTTGCTTGACTTCCTAAGTGATTAATAGTTAAAGTTACATTTTCATCTGCTCCAGAGAAAGTAGCACTAATCTTATCATCACCAGCAGGTGTTACAGAACCAAGAACTCTACCACCAGATTTTAATTGTAATTTTTCATTTGCTTGCGCAAGTGCATAAGAAGGTAATGTATAGTCAATTTTTTCAATAGATGTTACATGACCATATTTATCAGCATCAACGCTAGCAGCAGAGAATGTTCCTCCATCGATTAAAGCACCAGTAGGTTGAGTAATACCATCAGCCATTGCTGCTGTAGAATAAGTTTTATGACTTGCCTGTAAAGCACCACCAGTTGCCTTTAAAATAACAATATCATCATCAGTAACATTAATGTCATCTTTTGCTGCACCATCTGTTAATGTAATCTTATCATTTTCTGCAATTAAATCATAAGTTGTATCAGTATTATTTTCACTATGAACAACTTCAAATTTTAAATTTTCAGTAATAATTCCATTAGTTTCTGTTCCAGTAACATATACTAAATCACCTGCATGTAAAGTAACAGAAATGTTATTAAGTTCTACGTTTTGATCTTCTTTTGATACATATACGTCACCAACATGATATTGCTTTCCAGCAACTGGAAGATTACCAGTAAAAGTACCTTTATATGTAAATGCATCAATACCTTGTAACTTCTTATCAATTACAGCTTTACTATAGAAAGAACCTAAATTGCCTTGATTCTTTATTGTATTAGTTGTTTCTACTTCTTCACCATCAGCATCTAAATCTGTTACTGTAATAGTATGATATAATACTCCTTCAGAAGTAGCTGGAATTCTTTGTCCATTATTATCTGTAACAGATACAGTTAATTTACTTGCATCAGTTTCATCAACACCAATTGTTGCTCCTGTAATAGTTGTATTATTAATTGTTAATGGAGCAGTTTGTGCAGAAGCAATATGTCCATAACCATCTGTTGTAATTACTGGAATATTAATTACTTGAGCATTAGTAGTTCCAGTAACATCTGTTGAACCATATGTAGCTGCAGAACCAATTGTTTCATGAGAATAAAGAATTCCGCCATTAGCATCAGCTGTAACGTCTAATTTATTACCAGCTTTAAATTCAACAGATTGTGTTTTTCCACCACCAGTTAATTTAACTTTAGTTTCATCTTGTTCAAGTGTATAAGTAGTGTCTGTAGAACTAATTTTAATTGCTTCTACAGGTTTTCCATCTACTGTTACTGTTTCAGTCGCAAAAGCAATTTTATCTCCTGCCACAAGAGCAGTTTTATCATCACTATTTGCTCCAGCACCAGTTAAAGATACTACTGCAACATCAGTTTGATCGATAGTTGTTAATTCACTTTGAACACCAATATTAACTTCAGTTGCTAATTCAGAAACCATTGATGAATCAATAGTAAAAGTAGTAGTAAATGGTGTTTCTTGTGTTTTTCCGTCAACCTTTTCATAAACACTTAATGTATATTTATAAGATTTTTTGCCTTCTCCATCTGTTTCTTGCTAAGGTTCAGAAATACTAATACTAGCAATACTTGTATCTGTATTAGTGTCTGGATTAATTTGAATCCATCCCCATTTGTTATCCTACTTTTGGCCATAGATACATAAAATATTTTCTTTAGAAGCATAATAAATTACGCCTACTGCATTTTTACCATTAGCAAGTTTATGTTCTGCACTTACTGTTGGCAAAACATCAACACTTGCTATAATATTAATTTGTTCATTTAATAATACTGGAGCACCAGTACCAGTACCATAATATAATCTACATTCGTCAGTAGTTAAATAAAACGCACCAGGAACGGACGTAGCAGGAAGATTAGCAACTTCCCCTCTTAAAAATTTAATACCATTATCAGCCATTTTAAATTATCTCTCCTTTTAATTATTCGACAATTTCTTGCCATTGTAATTGTTCAGTTAAATGATTTACTTGTTCTACTAATGTAGCATTTTCAATATAAGTATTTAACTTACTTAAATCACCAACTTTTGTTGAGAAATTAGTAAAATCAGTAGTCAATTGAATAAGAGAACTATTAACAGCAGTCATTGAATCATTATTATTAGAAATTGCCTAATTTAATTCTCCAACTTTTTTATCAAAATTTTCTGTTGTTACATAGTTATCTAAATCAACAGACCAAGCTCCAACAGGTTCAAGTTCTCCATCAATAACCATGTATTCATCATACTTGTTATCTTCGATATCTCCTGCTGGCACTAAATAAATTTTATTAGTTTCTAATGATGCAAGAGCATCATCTAAACTTTCAACCTTTTCATAACTTAAATGGTCTACTTTAGCAATTTCTTCTGTAATTAAAGTTTTTACTTCTGTTTCAGAAATAGTTTCTTCTTCAATTTGCTTTTTAATTTCAGCAATTTCAGCTATTTCATTTACTTTAATCCAAGAAATAGAACCATCTTCGTTTTTTTGTGGAATAGTGCCTGTAGCAGCTGCTTTAAAACCTTTTAATGAAATTTCATCTAAATCATCTAATTCAAAAACATTTAAATCTAAATTTATAATTTCTTCAATAGAACTATTAACCCATTGTGTACCATTATAAACTAAAATATCATTTTGTTCACGATTTAAAATATCAACATCACTTAAATCAGCTAAATTAACTGGAGTAGGCTGTTCACCATCTGTTCCGCCAATTTGAGTAGTACCTAAATATAAAACACCTGTGCTAGCACCTTGTGCTTCATAAATAAAATACAACGTATCATTATAAATTTCACCTTGAGATTTTAATGCCTCCCAAGCAGTTCTTGTACCACGGACAAATTTTACATAATTAGCCGTATTTTGTAAAGAAGCCATAAAAATATTCCACTCCTTCCTTTTAAAATTATTTCTTCATTTTTTATTAATTTTTATAAAGTTTAAAATAAAAAGTTTCGGCCTTAAAGACCGAAACTTTTTTATTATCCATTATTTTCATGATAGCTATTAATTAAATCTTTTAATTCATCAATAGTTTCTTCTAATTCTATAATTTTTGCATTATAAACATCAATAGAAACATATTTATTAGAAATTATTTCTGAAGTTAAATAATCATCAGCATTTTTTACTGCCATTGTACCTAATTCTTCTAAGTCAGAAATATCTTGTTTTGTTAATGTTCCAAGAGTAACACTAATTTTTCCGTTTTCCTAAGATATATTTCTAATAATTTGATTTTCATTATTTGTAATAGAATAATCTAATTTATTTAAAGCACTATCTATAGCTTGCGCAACTGCGCTCTTAGTTGTTACAGAATCATCATTCTAATCTTTATCATTTATAGCACTAGAAGGAATTGATATATCTCTTGTAGAAATATTAATTTTACCATCAGTTTCAGACCAAGTATAAATAGTTTGATATGCTGGAATATTATTTTCTCCAGTTATATCTAAAGCTTCAATAGCATCTTTTATAGCTTGTGTTCTATCAGTAATTTCTTTATCTAACTTTCCTTCAAGTTTTCCAAAACCTTGATTTATTGTATCGTTTTGGGTCAAAACGCCCGATTCTTGTTTTGAATAACCATTTAGTAAAAGTTCGCCCACATTTTTACGAGTGGTTGAAAGTTTTCCTGTTTCAGGTTCAAATGCTAATTGAATTATTAAATCAGCATTATTTGTTGTTGCATCAACTAAAGAACCTTGCGGAATTGTAATAGTATGGCTAGATTCATTTGCTTTATGTCCTTTTTCATCAAAATATAGATCTTTAATAACAAAAGTCGAACCAAAATTAGGAGTTTGATTACTTTCTTGAATTATTGCAGTTTCAACTGGCCCTACATGTGATAAAGAAATTTTATCATTCTCTGCATTAGTCTAAATCCAATTATCTCCAGTAATAGCTATTGTATCTTGTGTATTATCTGCTTCAGAACTACCCTAGTCCGCAATAAATGTTTTATATCCATAAGGAAGAGTAACTATTTGTGTATTTACATTTTTAATATGACCTGTTTCATCAATAAAAATAGTCTCTAAATTAATAGTATCTCCATTATTATTTATATCAAAAGTATCACTAGTATTATTTTCTTTATTAGGATATAAATGAATTAAATTAATATAATCATTTTTTGCAGATGTTTTAATCCAGTCATCACCATTAATATTTAAAGTATCTTGAGTATTATCAGCAATAGAATTACCTTCATCGGCTATAAATGTCTTATATCCATATGGAAGAGTTACTATATCAGTATGAGTATTCTTTACATGTCCAGTTTCATCAATAATAATTTTTTCTAACTCAATAGTATCACCATTACCATTTTTATCAATGGTACCAGTGGTATTCTCTTGTTTATTTGGATACATGTGCTCAATACGCACTTTTCCTTCAGCTACATCACCAATTATATCAGTATCAATCCATTGATTTGTTTCAATTGGTACACTTTGAATTCTTCCATAATTATCACTAATAATTAATTGTCTTGGAGCAAAATCATTCTAAAATCTATTAATTAAATCATTCATTAAATTAATACAACCCTAAACTGTATTTCTATCTCTAGTATGATAATCTCCAGATAATAACAATTTATTAATTTCTATAATTAATCCATGAATTGTATTAAAAGATCTTGCAAAACCATTTAATAATTGCATTTCTGGAATAGGTGTTCTTTTTGCTAATTCAATAGTGCAAGGAATTATTTCAACACCTCTATTCCATTGAGATCCAATAGAATAAAGACCTTCTAAGTCACTATTTATATAAAAATAATTCTTTCTATAATAATCTATATCTTGTTTATTAAAAGATTTATCTAAATAATAATAAACCCCATCTTTATAATAATATGTATTAGGTTTGTAGAATATACTATCTATTTTTACAAAAGTATCTTTTAATAAAGTATAATATTGTCTTTGTGGAGTAAGTTTTAAGTTTTTATCTTTAAAGAAATTATTATCCATTCTATAGTAAAATTTATTAGTAACATAAAACATGCTCAATGGAAATTCTTCTATTCCATTTAATTCGTAATAATATTGTTTATCAAATCTTGGAGTATAAGAATCACCATAGTTTGTAGGATTTTCTAACCTAGCTCGACCTAAATCTTCATATTCCTTAGCAATACTTTCTTTTGTTGCTGGCACATAAGTAAATCCATTTTGTCCTTGTATACCTATAGGAGTAAAATACTAATTATCTTCAAAAGGCAATAAATTAACTCTGTATGCCTTATTAACAACAGCTTCATATTTATTTTCGCCAATTCCAGGAATAACTTTTCTTTGCCAATCTAAAAGATAGTATGTTTGAGCAGGATCATATTCATCATCCATTTGAGTTAAATCATAAATAGGTTCTCCACGTTCATCAATACCAATCTAAATACCAAATGCTCCTGGAGTCCAAAGATATGTTAATACTTTTCCTAAATATGTTTCATTAACTTCATCATAAAGAGCAGGATTTCCTAAAACATGTGTTACTAAATTCTTTGTTGTTGGAAGAGTATAATACATATCTTTTGTTGGCGTAGCAGTTGATGCTGGCTAGTATGAACCATTTTCTGTTTTTTCATAATATTTATTTTGAATAAAATCAAGAGTAGGATATTCTTTTTGTAATTTATCATCTCCACCAAATAAATAATAAGTTACATTTCTTGCCACATGATTATTTTCTAATAAAAAATTATCTCCTGCTGCATAATAATATTTTCCTTTTTCATAAGAATCTAAATTTTCTACTAAAGTATATTCTTCATCAGGATTATTTATTTTCTTTACATAATATATTTTATTAGTATCAAAAGTAGCATCTATATCTGGAATAAATTCTTCACCATCTTTATAATAATAAAAATTTGGTTGATATTCATCTTCAGTTACAATTACTAATTCATAAACACAATCTATTGGCTCATATTTATATCCAATACCTTTACGATAATATCCACCATCACTTAAATAATAAATATTATCGCCACTTGCCTAATCAGCAAACTTATACATCGCTTCTTCATCAGTGATATCAACTGTTGGAGCATCAGTTCTAGTATTATCAACAATAATCATTCCCATTAAATCATGAATAGAGTTAATACATCCAGCTAAAGTTTCTACTTCTTTAGAATTATAACTAAAACCATCGTTTCCCTATTCATCAACTAAACGCAATCTATTTGTATTATCTGGAAAATCTGCATCCACCCAATCAATAAAAGTTAAACGATTATAATCATTATCAAGAACCCCTAATGGACGACCTGCTTTATCAAGCATAATTTCTCCATCTTCATCATATCTATAAACTGGATTTCCATCTCTATCTGCGCCAATGCCATAAACAATATCCCACATACTGCTTACAGCATTTCCAAGAGAAGGAAGAATCATTTGCCATTCTTGAGTATCTACTTGCGGGCTTTTGTTTCCGCGCTCATGATCATTATATTCTGTAGTTTCCCATTCAGAAACTCTTACGCCACCACTGGCACCGGTTTCTGTTTCATAGGAATAATATTCATATTGAACAGGTTTCTAACTATATCCTGTTGGAGTCATTTGCACTTTATCATCAACAGAAGAACTAAAATGTACTTTTGGATTAAAACCATCTTTATTATAATAAATAGCTGCAGGAATTTGGCTATCTTCTTTTTTAGATACAAAATCAACTACATCCGCAAAATCAATAGGTTCTAAACCACTTTCATTATCATTTAATTCTCTTGGAATATCAACTAAATGCCATTTTCCATCTAGTCCATAATAATAATATTGATGTAATTTTAAATCTTTATTATACACAGATTGAATCCAAGTTGTTGTTTCATCTGATAATAAATTATTTTGGGAATCTTTATTTTGTTTTTTATCTGCAGATAAAATACTTTTAGCATGTTTAACACGCATGCCCCATTGAGGTTGCCAATGTAATTCATAATAAGTATTATTACTTACTTCATCAAAATGTGGAGTAATAGGATTCATTGTCGGAGCATCTGCACTTAATGTAAAAGTAGGAACTACTCCATTAAGTTCGGCAACCATTGCATATATTTCTTTACCATTTTCATACATTTTTTGCCAAACAGTTGAATCCCAACCTCGTCCAATTGATCCACCTAATTTTTTTCCATAATAATTCTAATCTATATTATAATTTACTGCATAATTCCATCTATCAGAACCATTTTCAGGTACTTCACCATCATTGAATTTAGCAAAAAGAGCATTACCATTTTCATCTCCACCATAACACTAATAATATGTACGAGTAGTAATATTCTAACCATTATTAAGTTCAACAACATTTTCTATATAACATAAATCATTTTTATTCATTCCAGTAATTAAATTATTTTGATCTAAAATAATACCTTCTGAATTAAAAGCAATTTTAAAATTTAATTCTGGGTCTGAAAATAAATAATAAAATACATCACCAACTTCAGTTATAATATATTCATCTTTATCATAATAAGCTTCTTTTACAAATTCATTATTTGCATCATAATCTACTAACACAAAACGGCCAATATAAACTTCATCTTCAGCCATATGTGTTTCCATTTCAACCCTATTCGCATAAATTCTATCAAATGCAAAATTAGTTTTTGTTACATTCGTTATATTTCCATAAAAACTCATTTAATTAATCCTCCTCTACATTATATAAAGCATCTACAATTAAATAAGCATTACCTACTTCTTCAATAACTTTAATTGAATCTGCATCAAAACTTAATGAATTAATCTCAGAAATACCTTCTAAATCTAATTCATAAATTCCAGTAGCACCAATAATAATAGGTTTTTTAGCATTATTTAAATAAAATTTAGTGCCTGGTAGAGCTTGAATTCCTAACTATGTAATTGCGGCCAAGCCTTTCTCTGAAAAGAAAATACTACCTTCATTAACTAAAGTTTCAAATGAAATTTCTTCTTTAGGCTAATTTTTTGAGTCTGATTTACCATAATAACGATATTGTCTAACAACTTTCGTCATTTTCTCTAAACCTCCTTAATAAAGTCTCTCAACTGCTTTTGTTGCATTGATTGACATTGTCCCATTATAAGTAAGAGGAATTGATAATCTACTTACTATATAATCACCATTAATTTTACTTTCTTCGTCATGTACATATATACGAGCATTTGGTTCTAAATAATAAACAGGTATTGTTGATAAATTAATATTTTCAACACAATAAGTATGATTATATAATAATTCATCAATTTTATCTTTTGCACTTTTGCCTTGTGAACTAATAACAAAAGAATTTTCAATATAATCTTGTAACCAAATATATATATAACCCGTATTTATATTATATGGATCATATTCTTTATTAGAAGTAAAAATAATATTTGGTGTTTCTCTAAAATAAATAGCAGAAACATTTGAATCATTAACAGATTTTGCCCTACTACCAATATATGGAACAGAAAACTATTCTAATTCACCAGGATCATCTAAAAATTCAAACCAAAAATTTAAAGTCTCTGGTGCTAAAACAACATTTTTATTCCAATATTTTAAATTTTCATTAAAATGTTCTAAAGCATTATCATCTGAACATTTATAATAATCTTTTGTTCTATAATTAATAGGTAAATAATAATTACAAGTAAAATTCAATTCATTTTCTTTAAAATCTACCCACTGCATTTCCATTTTATAATTACCATTATCATCAAGCTCAACACGCACTTCTTCATATTTTCCGCCTGACTATTCTCTTATTGCTTCTGGATTTAAATCATAAAGCTATCTCCAAAAACCCTATAGATCTGTATAATACTATTCATATCCAGTATATCCATTTGCATATAAATATTCTCCAGCAATATAACTATTATTTTTAATTTTTACTAAAAAATCATCCTCTTGATTATGTGCAAAATAATCTAAAGCCATTTGATAAATAATTTCTCTCCAATCAACAACGCGCAGTTTTCCAGAATTAATTAAATTCTCTAATTCTTTATCAATTTGATCTTCAATTACCTAATCAAAAGATGTAGCATTTGGAAAATTAGGATTATAAAAATATACTAAATTACCCTATCTCTTAATATCTCCTTCTAAAAAAGATAAATAGGTATGACTATCGTTACATCCTGCATATGGATACATAAAAGGTTTTTTTACTTCTGGACTAACTTTAGAAGTTTTTAAACTTCCTGTTTCAGTATAATAAGATTCATATAAATAACAAGTTTTTGAATTAGATGGATTTCCAGAACCATGCTACAAATTCCAATATCTATTATCTTTTCCAGGATTTACCAATATAATTAACCAACAGTAATCACCAGAACTGCTGCTTATTTTTCCTGGCAAAGTATTTTTATTTACATATCCTTCTGTATTATTTTTAGAATACCATTTCATTGTGTAAGTAGGTTTTTCTAAAGTTAATGTTTCATAATATTCAGCCCAATCTCGAATATCCCACCATCCAGGAGTCCAAGATCCATCAGGCTGTTTCTATGGTGCTTCTAATCCTTCATAAGTTCCATATGATGGCTGATAATTATCCAAACGTTCTTTTAAATTTACACTTAAATCATTTCTAATTCCTTCTTTTAAATCTTCTAAATACTATATATCAGTAATATAATATTCTCCATTAAAAGTTTTATAATAAAATGGTTTTTTATCTATTGCAAAACGCGCGTGAATAGGTATATCTTTATTATTAATACCTTTTCGCACACCCCAAACAGAAAAATCATTTTTAAGATTATTTAATTGAGGATTATTAGAAAATGAAGTAATTAAATTATTATCTTCAAAACTATACTAAACGTCTGATGTATAAGCAGCATTTTCTGCATATACATCTTTATCATCAGTTTCTATTAATGTATTCCAATTAGTATTAACATATGCTTTTTTTCTTTGAAAAACAAATCTTCCATCTAAGTCATAAAAATATTCAAAATCACCAAGCATATTTTTAATCTTATCTAAAATAGAAGTTAATGTTTCTCCAACAGAAGAAATAAGTTCTCCAGGATAAATTAAATCAGTCTATCTATATCCTGCGGTTTGACCATATTCTATTTTTGCGACAGTATATTTAATACCATTACCATCTTTTAATTCTACTTCTACTGTTGATTCGTTAAAACCATCAATAAGATTATTTATTTCATTTTTCTTAATATCTAATTCAGCAAGTTTTTTTGCAGTCTCCCAAGATTCATTTATGACTTCCATTTCATCATTGTATGTCATATTTTCACATATACCTGCATTGAAAAAGAAATAAAGAGGTTTATCTCCTCTATATTCTAATAATTCCAAACCATAATCTTCTAAATCATTTATAATAATATTATGATAAGGTTCATTCGCATACGTATGAACTGCTTCTCTAATAATATATTTTAAAGGTAATTTTTCAATATTCGAAGTTATTAATTTAGAATAATATATAATATTTTTATCATATTCATCTTGTGCTAATATATATTGTTCTTGATTATTTATTGGAGTATAATTTTTATTTAAACAATAATATTTATTTGCTTCATAAAGAGTATAATCTGTTGAAAAATCTACTTCTTCATAAATAGTATTATAATTTTCAATCTATCCGAAATCAATAGAAGAATATAAAGATCCTCCTAAAGTACCATTTAACATGCACATTTTATCTTGTCCAGAAATTGAAATAGAATAATTATTCGTTGTATAAGAAGTATTAAAATTTGTTATACAATAAACACCTTTATTAAACCAAATAATATCTGGATAATTTAAATTAATAGAATTTTTTAAACCTATCTATAATTTAAATTTATTAGTTAATCCCCAATAAAAATCATTAATATTAATTTCATTAGCAACTAATGTTAAATTACACGTTCTACGAACTACAGAGGTTCCATCAATATTTATAGAACCTCCTGTAATTCTTCCTTCAATCTATTCAATAGGAAAGCCATTGAAATTAAGAGCAATAATTTTAGCATAAACTTCTTTATGCTAATACTAATCCAACTCTTTTAAAAAATCTTTATCTAATAAAGGATTTTTTTCCATTATTCAATAACCTCCTTTTCTTTTAATATATGAGTTAATTCTCTAATATATTTATCATAATAAGCATCATACTTAATTTGCGCCAATTGAATAATTTGATTATAAGGTAAATTTTTATCAATATCTACCGCAGTAACTAATTTAATAAAAGATTCATCTTTAGAATTTTTCCAACTACTATTTAATATTTTCTTTAAATTATTAATTACATCATAAATTTTTATTTCTGATTCATCAAAATATTCAACTGTCTATAATTCATAACCACAATTTAATACAACGCCTGCATCTAATTTAATTTTATTAAATTTATATAAACTATTGATTTTAATATCAATATCATCACTTAAATCTAATTCTTCATCATCAATCCAACATTTAGTAGAATAAACTACAAATGTATTATGAATAGCAAAACCAGGTTTATTCTATGGAGTATAAACTTCTTTTTGCTACCATTCTACAAATTCATTTAATCTATTATTTGTATCTTGTGAAATTAAAATAGTCATTGGTTGTTTTGGATCATAATAAAATTCAAAAGGTTTTTTAATATAATATTTCCATTCTTTATTATATTCTATAACCATTTTATATTCTCCATTTTCTCTAATGTAATATCTATCTTTTAACATCTCTTCAGGGAAAATAAAATATTCTTCAGTTAATTCTCCTGGTTCTAAACTTGGATGTGCTTGAACTAAATCATAGCCAACAATAGTTAATTGCGGCTCAAAAGATGTTTCTACTTCAATTTCATCTAATTCATACTTATATAATGTTAAAGGACTTTCAAAAGTAGTTATAGATGTATCGGAATTTTTAATTCGCTCAAGATTGTATAAAAATTTTTCTTTTGATTTTGCTATAATTTTTTCTTTTTCTTGTTCTAAATATCCCTATATCTCTTCATCTGGAATTTGAACAACATAAAGAGCAGTATCGACCCAAAAATCTTCTGTATTATCTTCATTCTCAAATCCAGGAATTTGTGGCCCAATAGTTAATATAAAATCATTATATCTATTTACTAATATCCATGCTATAGTCATATAAGTATCATAATCTAAATATCCATCTTCATAATCTGCTAAATATGGAGCATAAAGACTATAAAATTCTTTTTCCTAATAATCAAAATTAATATTTTTTAAAGCTCTCTAATAATTTGCTTCATTTTTATAATCATAATATTTTTCACAATATTCAACCTCATTATTATATCTTTCTAAAAGAGCTTTTTCACTATTTTTTAATGATATTTTAGATGTAGCATTTTTATCTCTATATAAAATAATAAATCCATCTTCTTTTTCATATCCTTTACCAGTCCATTTAGGATATACTTTAGATACATCTCTTTTCTAAAAATGTAAATAATAAAAATTAGAAATTTTAGTTTTTAAATCTTCAACTACATCAATTATATTTTCATAATAACCAATAAATTGATGTGCAACAACATCATCCATTTGAACATCAATAATAGTATCAAAAGTATTCATACTTGAATCTTCAAAACTGTAAGTTACAGCACCAGTATAGATAACTCCGCCTGGAATTTGAATAGAAGTAATAATCTCTCCATTATCAATAAAATAACTACCTGTAGCTCCAATTACTATACTTTTATTGTTAATATAAACCATTTCTCCTGGCTACATATCATAAAAATAAACTGAAGTAGCCTATTTATGCTACATAATTTCTATTAAATCTTTATTTTCTATATTACTTTTTTTAACCAAAGGTATTGTTATCCATCTTGTTTGTAATATTTTAGAATTTTCTAAAGAAATAAAATTATATTTATTTAAATTTTCATAATTACATTCTGCTACTTCATAAGCAGTAGAATTAAAAGTATGAATCATTCTACTTAAAACATCTTCTGGTGAAAAAGAAGTATTTAATAAACGCACAATATAATTTCCTTCGCTTGGGGACCTAAATAATTTTGGTTGACCATTATTTAACCAATCTAAAACTTCTAATTTAAAATCTCTTTCAGCAGAAAAATTATACCCAACTAAATTAGTTGTTTTAACTTTATATTCATCTAGCTATTTAGAAGGAGTTCCTTGATATTTTTCTCTTTTAAAATTTTCTGTTAATACAAAGTCTTCATCAAAACCAAATAAATTTTCTTCATCCATCTAATAAGAAATTAATCCAGATATTGGAAATTCTTTATAACCTACATTTCCATTTCTAAAAATAAAAGGAAATTTGCTACCGATTGTATCTATTTTATTTTCTAAATGGTCTGTTTTAAAAGAAGTAATTTTTGGATTATATCTAATTCTTAACTAGCGTTTACCATCAAATAAAAAAGCGTCTTCAAAATCTACATATATATCTTCTGAAATAGTTCTTTCAGAATATAATCTATAATCATTATATTCTTGTAAAGAATAAGTATAAATTTTTCCTTGTTCAACAGTAAAATCTTTCCAACTCCATTCAGAAAGTTTTTCATTTATTAATGAAAAACGAAAAACTTCTTCCCAAGGAGAATTATCTACTTTTCTAGATAAAATAAAAGAACCACTAACAGGATTTTCAATTTCTCTTTCTTTAATTTCTCCTTCTTCAGTTATTTCATTAATAATTTTTTTATAATTGCTTGAATCTAAGTGTATATCTACATATCCATTATCAAAATTTAAATATGGAACTGGATATGTTTTTACATCTGGCTCAATAGATTTTTGTGCTACTAATCTATATTTAGGACTTGATATCTTTAAACCATTATTTGTAATTATACTATACTATATATAATAAACCTAATTTCGATCAAAATCCATCATATAAGAAAATTCATCCTAAGATTCATAAGAATTTATATCTTTTGAATTGTTATGTAATAATTCTCCAGTATCAGCTAAAATATTATCATTTTTATCTAAAATAACAAATCTATAAGAATATACTTTTTCAGTATAATCTTTAGTATCTTCTTCTGATAATATTTTCTAACTATAGCAACCTAGATAATTATAAGAATGTCTATTTGGAGAATATTTTTCTAAACCTTCAATATAAACATTTGGTTTGCTAGTATATTTTACAATACCCACAGAAGAATAATAACCAGGAATTAAATCAGAACTAACATAGGCAATTTGAATTTTATAAAACTAGCCAATATTTAGTTTATCTTTAACATCTGTCAAATCAATATAAACTTCTTGTTTTTCAAGATCATATTTACAATATTCTGGACCTCGAGTAATTAAATATTTATCACTCTAAATTGTTTTTAATTTTAAATAGAAGCCAACTACCTCTTTTTTATTAACTGCCCTATTCATGGAAAAAGGGACAGTTAAAACTGTCCCTTCCTTAGTGTCACAAAAAGCAGGTATTGTACCTTCTATATAAGGAGGATACAATTTGCTCATTTTAATTATTCTCCTTTTTCTTCAATTGGAGTTAATTCTTGCGCAAGTGCTTGCATTGCGCGAAGACAATCACCCATAATTAAAGTATCTTCACCCTTTGTTGAAATAGTACAAAGAGTATTATAAATTCTAATAAATTGAGTAATTTGTTCTTGTGTCATTGTTATTCTCCTTTCACTCTTCAATCATAAACATTAATGCTTCCATTTGCGGAAGTGTAAAATGTAAATTTTCTATATCATTAATAGATATTAAAAATATTTCAATTTCTTGTTTAATATCTAATAAATCCTTTAATTCATTTTGTGCTTCTTGTATTTTATCTTTTGGAATAAAATATTTATCATCATTTTCTTCTGATGGACTACCAAAATTTTTAATAATTTGCGCTCTAGCCTATTCAATCTCATTCGCAAGATCCGCAATTTTCTTTTTATTTTTCTATATATAAAAGTTTACCTTTGCTGGTAAATACTATTGACTATTTTCAAAAGTTTTATTTAACTATTTATTAATAAAATAAATCTCTTCATTTGTTAAAATCTTTAACATTCCTTTTTCTCCTATTTTTAACCAAAACGAGCATAAATACCATGCTAATTAGAAGCATCAATGCCTTGAACCCATAATTCATCTTTACTTATTTTTAAAGCGTAAGAGGAAGAATTTTCAGCATCTGGGTCTGGTATTAAATGAATCCATACTTTTGTATTATCTTTTCTTTTTCCAGCATATATATTTACATCATCATACCAAGGACTATGTGAACTACCTATCTATAAATTGCTATCTGTATTTACTCCAAAAATAAAAGCTGCTTCATCAAGTCCACTAGAACTCGTTATATCTTTATCTCCAGCTTCATAGCTATATAAATTAGATGCTAAATATAATTTACCTTTATTATCTCTTGCAGCACCATTATAAAAAAAGCTATTACCTAATCTAAAGTCATATGTTGATGCATCATGAGTGCTTGCACCCCAATAAGTTTTTGCATCCCAAATTTTTATTGCTTCTGCAGCTGTAAAATCTGCAGGTGTGTTAAATGCTCCTGAAAAAATACTGTGATCAGTAATAGTAAATCCACCAATAGTGCCCCATGTTGATACTATACTACCATCGGTACTATCTATTTTTATATAGCCTCCTTGGCTACCTTTAGCTTCAATAATAAAATCAAAAGCATCAATTCTACCCTTCGCTAAGTCTATTTTTATACCAAGTTTATTTCCTTTTTCATCAATGTTTCCATAATCACTTGACTATAAATAATAATTATCGGTATCATTATTTATATAGAATAAAGAATCTCCATATTTATTAGCAAAATTTATTTCTAAATCATTATTTGCATTTAAATATATTCCACCAGGACCATTTTTCATATGGAAAATATTATCATCCAAATCCATTAAAATGCCATGACCTAAATTATATCCTTCACTCTAAATAGTGCTTTTATCCCCATCAATATAAATACGACCTCTTCCTGCTTTCCCAATAAAAGCAGTTCCATTTTCCATAAAAGCATAAGAAATCATTCCATGATGAAAACCATATATACCAGTCTAATCTCCAATGAAAGCATTTACACCACCAGGATCTCCATGCCAATCTCCGAGCATTACGCCGCTAAAAGTATTATCATCACTATTCTTTTTTCCAGCTGCAATAGCCGGAGCAAGAATATAACCATTTTCTTGATTTATTTCAATTTCTTTTCCAGGCCATTTATTTAATGTTCCAGAAGGATAATTATTTGACATACAAATAACTGGCTAAGTCCAAACAATTTGATTATTTTCATCATAATACTATACACCATATTGATGAACATTATCCATATAAATTCCAATAGGCTAAAGAGCATTATCCTTTATACTACCAATGTAATTAGTATTTTCATTATAAGGATTAAAAATCTTCCACTGCCCTTCAGTATATTCATCTTCATAGCCATCCTAATTATTATCTACGTCTTGTAAATGTATTTTCCATTTTCCAGTATAATATTTAGGATATCCAGAAGTAAGATAGATTACTTCATTTGCGGTGTCAGTATATGAATATGTTTCACCTAGTCTAATTGCTATTGGTTTATACGTTGTTAAATCATAATCACCCCATCCTTTTACAGTGCATTGTAAAATTAAGAAGTGATTCATATTTAATTTTTCATTTGCGGAAATAGCTATTTCATTTCGACAATTATTAGAATAATAAGTTGTAAAATCCTATAATACTATCTCGCCTTTATCATTGGTAAACCATTTTTTATTTTTAATAATTTGATTTGCTGAATCGGCATTTACAGTATCATCTAAACTACCCACATATGGCTAAATTTCTACTGCAATATATTTATCCGTAGCATCATCATATTTATAATCAAACCAGCTCCACTCATATTTTATATCAACATATTCAGTGCTATTATTTGGATCAATTTCTTTATTATGAGAATCAAATAATAATGCTTTACAATGAATAGTATCTCCATCCGCATCTTTTGTTAATGCGAATGTATCGGCTGGATCTATATATATCTTTAAAGTAACATCAGTTCCTGTTGTTCCAGACTATCCAAAATAAAATGTTTTAGATGTGAAATAGTCAGTGTGATTTTTTATGATAGAACACTAAATTACATTATTAGCGTAAGATTGAATATAATCTTTTTTAATAAAATATAATTGATAAGGATTTATTGCTTCTGCATTATTTGTATCACCATATCGAGTAATCATAATTACTTTTGCAAGATGATCATAAACAATTTCAGTTTTATCTTTATCATTTAGCTAGTATTTTAAAGTATGTAAACTACCATCTTTAAAAGTAGCATATCCCTACGCTGCTGTCATGCCTCTTGGCGCGCAAACAGTAAACTATGAAGCATCTTTATTTGGATAAGGCACACTATAATCTATATCATACACTTCAAGCATTGTATTTATAGTTGGAAAAGTCCATGTAATACTGGTTGCTTCTGTTAATATAGAACTTTCTTGCTCTGAGGTTGTTAAACCTGCTTTGGTTGAAAATAAAGCAACTAATTCTCTGGCTTGTTTTACATCATATTCTTCAAGCATCTTATTACCTGGATCATATATATAATAATTACCATAAGTATTATCTTTACACCATATATTTAACCCTTGTAAAAATTGACTTGTTGCTTCATTTATAACTTCTTTTTCATTTGTAAAAGTTAAAATATTACTACGAATTACTTTATTATTAAATAAAATAATTACTTTAATTTGTTCTTGTTCTTTTTTAATATCTGGTTTAAAAGTATAGTAGAAATTATTACCATCTAATCTTTTCCAATAAACACCAGAATATTCATCTGCAGAAGGTGCTCCTAACTGATACTGATACCATCTTATTTCGTACTATAAATCAGTTGTGTCAGAAATAGATTTTATTCGACCATCATCAAACTAATGTATCCATCTTAAAATAATATGTTTTTCATTATCTTCTAATAAATAATAGTCACTGTAAGTATTTGAATCTAAACAATATATATTTGCCTAATCATTATCAAAACTTGCTATATCGTATCCTAAACATATATAAGCATCTTTTGTAAATAAATTAGGAAGTAAAGGATTCCCAAAGTCATCATTATGTGGAACTTGTTTTTCATCTTTATCAATAAAACTTTGTGATTCTTGATAAAAATATAATTCCATTTTTTGAATTTCTTTTATAGTAGATATATCAAATACTTTTTCTTGTTGATAATAACTTTCAAAATTATATGGATTACCATACATATCTTGTGAAGAAGATAAAAATAATTCATATTGTGCATAACTTAACTCAATTCTTTGAGATTGAAGAATAGACAAAATATCAGATATTTTATAATTATATCCTTCTTCATAATAATCATCCCAAGGAATAGTAGTAATAGCACATGATATTTCAATATAATTTCTTATATCAGAATCAAAATATTCTTTACCTTCATCAATTAATTCTTCAAGTTTTTTAATAGCTAAATCATAATTATTTTCTTCTGTTTTAACTACTTCTTCTTTACAATGAAGAATTAATTTATATCCATAATTACCACTTATACATTTAAAACTATCAAGCCAAGAGCGAAACTATCCTTGAAGTCCAAGTCTTGTAAAACCTGCTATATCTTGATTACTTGCAGTAAAATCTTTTTCCCATAATAAAACTTGCGTTTCTGCGGGATCATTTGCGCGCAAATATCCTTCTGTATTTTTATCATTTATTAAATTTGTTGATACATCTACGATTGTATCAAACGGAGTTGTAAATAAAAATGGTGAAGTATTATTAGTAACCTATTTACCAATAATTATTTTTTGATTATTAAAATCACCATTTGGCACTGTTACATAAACAGCATCATTTTCTTTATAATCTGTTGAAGCAGAGTATGCATAAAACTTTGTTGAACCATCAGTTACTTTATACTATCCATCTTTTGCTTTTGTATCATCTATAATGATACAATTTATTGTTTTATCAAAACTAATTCCTTCAAGTTTTTTAGTAACTATTTCATCAACAGCCTAACAAAGTATATCAGCATAATCTTTCTATGCCATTCAAGTAACCTCCTTTCTCTCCTTATTTTCTATTATATCATAATTTTTTTGATTAGTCAATTTTTTATATCTACCCAATAAAAAATAGGGTAGAACATTTCTGTCCTACCCATTAATTTTATTTACGATTTGCATATTGCGTTGCACGATTTATTAATGAATCAAATGCTAATTCAATTTCATTATGATCAGTAGCATTAGGGAACTCAGCAGTAATAGTAACTGTTTGTTCAAGATTTTGATTTTGAGTATTTATTCCAGGAGAATGAAGGACACCCATTCCCGCATTTGCGGCATTAGCATCTATCATTGTTCTAACAATTTCTACTACTTTAAGAATATTAGCGCTGTCTTTCTTATTAAGAACTATTTCTTTTTCGTGAAGCATTGCTAATTTTCCTTCTGGACCCCATTCACCAGTATATCCACCTGTATCATAAGAAGCAGTCACAGTTCCCAATGCTTTTGCTTTTGTTAAAGCGCCATCTACTATGCTAGAATATTTAATAGTTCCTTCTTTAACATAAGCTTTGCCTTCCATAATTTTAATTGCATCTTCAGGATAATATTCTCCCGTAAAGAAGCCATATTTAACATAAGTTTTTCCCAAATAATCTGTAAAAGTATATCTTTTTTTATCTAAATCACCTATTTCAACCCATTTAGTTGTATTTTGCTAAGTGTTTGATGTTGTAGTTTTATTTTCCTGAGTACTTGATTTAATGTCTTGAGCTTTATAATCATCATCGCCATTATCATCAACATAGTCTGAAAAGTCCGCATCTGGTACTTTACCCTGCGCACCTGTAACTTTAGACATTGCTTTAAATGCGTCTAAAGCAGCAGTTTCTAATCCTTCATATTCAGTAATTGTTGCCTATAAAGTAGTGCATAAATTTTCATATTTAGTCTATACAGAGTCAAGAGAATCAATAAGTTTTGCATTTTCTGTGATTTCTTCTTTAACTTTTTCAATTTTTTCTTTTAAAGTCGGAATTACATTATTCTTAACTTCATTTCTAAGATTTTCACTTTCAGTAGTTACATCTTTTACTTTTCCTTGAAGAGTTACTAAATCATCTCCTGCTAATTTAGTAACAGAAGACATTGAAGTTTGCCAATTCTAGAATGCTACATCTGCAGCTGCAGTGTATGTCTCAACTGCAGTTTTCCATGCTCCGCCATCATTAATAATTTTACTATAAGCAGAAGACCAAGCATCTTGGAAGATTCTAGAATCTTCTTCTTGAGCTATATTATATAAATCAGTATAAGCATTAATTTTATCATAATATTCTTGTTGCGCAGCCGCTCTAGCTTCTTTCCATTCATCAGTGCCTTCTTCATATCTCTAATCAATTTCTGTTAATTTTTGATATAGTTCTTCTCTTGCTTGAATTGCTTTTTGAGTATATTCATTAGCTGCATTTAATCTAATATTGTATAAATTATTTTCAGCATCCATTAACTCTTGCTCAGCACTACTTACTGCTTCTTCATCTGAAGTATAGATATAACCATAATTACCTTCATTATCTCTTGATAATCTAACAGTAGATTTTGCATTTTGAGCTTCTTCAAGGGCAATTTGTGCTTGTAATTGTTTATATTTAGCTTGTGCAATTTCTAATTCAAGGTTACTTAATTTATCTTTTTGCTTTAATTTTTCAATTTCTTGTGAAAAAGCATTTAATCTTTGTTTAGAGGCAGTATTATTAGTTTTATTAATATCATTACTAATATTGTTTAATAATTTATTTGCTTCATAAACTTGATTTGTTTTAGTTAAATATTCATCTTGAATTTCAGAAATATTCTACATAGATTCTTTTAATCTATCAAAACCAAGTCCGCCAGTTAATGTTTTATTTAATGTTTCAGCTAATTTAGCCATTTCATTTTCATAAATTTCATTAAGAGCTTTTGCATATTCTTCTGCATCAGATAACATTTCATCATAAGCTTTAGATGTTGCTTCACGCTATGCATCTAATGCTATTTTAATGGTTTCACTATGGGTGCGTTCATATTCTGCTTCTAAATCTGCAAGATTTTGTTTTTGAACTTCATACCATTGAGCAGAAGTATCCATTCTATCTTTTGCAACTTTAGCAGAACCACTTAAAATTTCACCCATTCTAGCATAATCTTCCTCTTGGCCTGTTAATTCAAGAATATTTTTATAATGTTCTAATGCATTACTTAAATCATCAAATCTGCTAGTATATTTATCTAATTCATCCTATGCTTTTTTTAATGTTTCACCATAAAACTCTTTTAACTATTTTTCATAATCTTGTAATGCTTCTAAATTATCATAAACAGCATCTCTATGTTCTTTAATACCTTCTATATAATCAGCCTAGGATATTTTTCCTGCTTTATATAATTCAGTTAATTCTTGTGTTGCACTTTCGTGAATTGCTAATGCATCTTCAGTTGTGCTTACTTTCTAATTTAATAAAGCAAAGCCTTCAGCAGCTTTATAAACATCATCTTCTATTTTATTAAAATAATAATCTAATTCTTTTAATTTATCATCATTTAATTCTAATTTTAAATTAACTCGATAAGTTAAATCTTCATAATTTAAATCTTGTTGTTGATATAAAAGATTAAGTTTTTCTTGTTCTTCATCAGCTTTTAAATCTAATGTTTCTTCATATTGTTTTAAAATTTCTACAAATTTTTCATATTCTTTTTCAGCTTTTTCAGTTCTGCTTTTATTAAATTTAACAACCTATTTTTCGACTATTGCATCATAATTAGTAATATTGCCATATTCATCAAATTCCGCACCATAATGAGCAATATTTGCCTAGTCTTGTAATAAGTTATTATTAATCTATCTTAAATATTCGTCTTGAGATTCAATTAATTTTTCAACTTGTTCTCTTTCAGATTGAATTAAAGCAACTCTATCTGCGCCCCAAGCTCTATCTTTAGCAGCACTTAATCTATCATATTCTTTATTTAATGATTCAATCTATTCTCTAATAACATGATAACGTTCTTTTTCATCTTTTAAGCGTTTTTTATCTTTTAAATCACCGTTATCTTTTGTTTTATCTGTATTAATACCATCATCATCATTTAATTGAGATTCAGCAATAATAGTATCTTCAGTTTCAAGATTTGTTGTGCTACTATAAGCGTTACGAATAATTCCACCATCAGGTGCTTTAAAACCCATGAACTATCTTTCAGTAGTTCGCTTCCATCCTTTACCATTAATAAAATTAACAAAACCACTAACCTAAATTTCTTCATAAATAGGTTCTAATTGCATTCCTTCAAAGCCTCGCATAGTGAGATACTCTTGTAGTTTTTCAGCGGACATTTTACCATTTTTTACCATCTCTTCTAATTGAGGGTATAAATTAGATAAATCTACTGAAGCATCAAGATTTATGCCTTCTAACTATGCATCTAACTAATCAAGAACACTCTGTATTTCAGGCTCTATTTGATCTTCTGGATTTTCAATTAATCCTAAATCAAATAATATTTCTGGCTAATCTTTTTCTATTCCTTTAAACTTCTACTTTAATTCATTTAAAGAATCTGCGTTTCCATTAATTGCCTAATCAATTAAATCAAGATTTCGTTTAATTGTATTAACATCTAAAGCTTCTGCTTGTTTTTCACTTAAATCAAGCATATCTACTAGAGTAGTTTTAACTGTATTATAACCTTCTGACGCGCGGATATTGTCATAAGTTTCTTCAGTTGCATCAGAAATTGCTTCTTTTAATTCTTTCCAAGGTCCTGCCTATAAAGTTTTTGCTTTCGCCCAAACATCTTTACTTTTCTAAACAGCTTTTTGATATTTTCCAAGCTCAGTTTCAGCTTTCTTTATTGCAATAGCAGTTTCTTTCCACCTAATAGCAGAATCTTCTACATTTGAAACCTCTTCTTCTTTATTAGCAGTTCCATCTTCATTTTCTTTATAATACTTACTACCATCTTTAACAATACCATATGCTTCCATATAGTCGTTAATAGCTTGGTCAATACTAGTTCCATCAGAAATAGATCTTGAAGCAATTGCTTCATCAGCCTATGCTTTTACATCTTCAGAAATTTGATTAATTAAATCACTTCGATATTCTTTATCAATATTATTTTCTTCACCATAAACAAAACTACTAATTGCTGAATTTTGTAAAATAGAATCTTCTAATTGACCCTCATAAGCTTCAGTATTTTCTTCCGTTGCATTTCTTAATTTTAATATTGCTTCCTATAATTCTTTATTTGATGCAATTTGTTCTGCTACACTTGAACTTATACCTGCTTTTTCTAAATCTTTAGCACTCTCTAATGTTAATGAAGGCTTTAATTTTAAAGTAGCTAATAAATCTTCTATTTCAGTTTCAGTTAGATTCTAGCCATTACTTTTATATTTTTCTTCATAAAGTATTTCTTCTTTTAAAGCTTTAGTTTCAGCTTCTTTAACTTCATAATCTGCGCTACTAACTGCTAAAGAACCTTCAACCATTCGACGTTCATTTTCCGCTTTTATTTTGGCTTCGCCTTCAGGGGTGAATACTTTAACGCCTTCAGAATTTCTAAAATAATCTTTACCTTCAATTAAATTATATTCATCAGCAATATCTTGAACTTCTTGATTAATTTCTTGTAATTTAGTTCTCCATTCAGCCGTACCTTTGGTTAATTTTTCTAATTCTGAATATTTATCACCGAGGTTATCCATAGTATTTTCAACATCTTCAATTGCGCTTTTGATGTTTTCAAAACTATCTGTAACTGCATCTAAAGTATTTTTAGTCTTTTCATAATCTTCTCTAAAGAAATTAATTTTATTTTTATGAGCATTAATTAAACCAATTACTAATCCAATAGCAGCAGCTACTGCGGCGAGAATAAGAGTAATTTGCCACATAGATAATTGTAAGCCAATGTTTGCCGCTATTTGAGCTCTTGTAGCTTTAGTCCAACCTTTAGTAATAATTTCATTTGCAAGTTTAGCTTTAGTTTCTTCATTTATTCTTAATGTAGTTAACGCTTCTAAAATTACTGCTTTTTGTTTTTCTCTATTAGATTTATTAGTTAAAGCTATGGTAGCTATCTAAGCAATAGCATTCTTTTGCTCAGAATTACTTCTTAACTTCATAGCTGCATTTAACGCTAATTCAGAAGCAGTCAATGTTTTTATATTATTAGCTAATCCAATAATACTAGAAGACATCATTGAAAGTGTCATCATTAAAGAAATTGCTTTTTCTAAACCACTAACTTCTGGATTATTTAATGTATCCCAAGCAGATTTAATACTTGAAGCAAGCATTGCAACAGAACCTAATCCAGCGGCAAAAGCAGTTAATGCTTCTGCTGTTTTTACTATATGAACAGGCTTAATACTATCCATAGTTGTTTGAATTCGTGCTATGGCTTCTTCTGTTGTTAATCCTTGGTCTTTTAATTCTTTAAGTTTTTTCTTTGCTTCTCTTAATGTTTCTGGTTTTACACCCACTGAAATTAAAGTAGCATCTAAATCTTCTGTTGCTATTTCTGCCTTATTAATTATTTTTATTAATTCCTAAATATTATTAAAAAGTCTATTCCTATTATTACCTGAAGAATTAATTTTTTCTAAAGTTTCCTAAAATCTTTGTGTATTAGTTATTGTTTCTGGTAATGAAGCGGCATATATATCTATTGAAGAAATTACTTCCCTCGTATTCATTTTTTGATTCTATAAATCAGTTGAAAGAGTATTTAAAGAATTTATAGTTCCTGCAAATAAATCTGAACCTTTTAACTTTGCACTTTCTTGAGCTTCCTGATATAAATACCATTTTTCAGTTAAAGATTTTAAATTAATTTCTAAAGCATCTGCTGCAACAATCTAAGCATCAAAAGTTGCTTCATATACTTCTTGTGAGGCTGTTCTATTTGAATTATTAAGATATTCTCTTTCCTAGTTGGCTGCTTGATTAATTCTTTTATCAGAAAATTTAAAGCCCTATTCAGCATTTTCTTGAATCTACTGTCTAAGTTCTTCTTCTCTTTTTATTAATTCAAGAACTTCTTGATGCTATAACTATAATCCTTCAATGGCCATTTCAGCCTAAGCTCTTTCAGAATCACTTAAATTTTTATTAACTATATTTAGTTGATTTTTTACCTGAATTAATTGTTGCGCATTAATTAATTCTTGTTTCTATATTTTATCAAAATTTGTGCTTCCTTTAATTCCATCAATTGTATTGATAGTTTCATCATTAATTTTATTATATGCCGCTTGTGCGCCACCTGTCATAACTTTAACATTTAAAGCTAAATCTTGTAATGCAGGACCAATCTTTGTCTTTGCCATACTAAGAACAACAGTTCCAAGTCCTAATAAGACAGTCTTCATTCCTCCAATACTATCAATAAAATTATCTACTCCATCAATAAGATCCGCAAGTTGATTATAAACATCTATGAAAAATTCATCATCAATCATATCTGAATAAATTGCTTCTAAAGATGCTCTAACTCTATTGCTTGCAGCCTCCCAAGATTCAGCATAAATATCTGCTTGTTCATCAAGAGAACCAGATGCACCCATTGCTCTACCAAGATTTTTTTGCATAGCATCCCAATTATCCATAAGAGATACTAATTGATTATATTGACGAATACCAGCTACAGTTTGCGCTAAACCTACTTTTTGCGCACGATTTAACATTCCCCATTTTTCGCCCATATCATCTAAAATTTCATCCATATCTCTTAGATTTCTATTGGCATCAAAAATTTCAATACCATATTGCGCAAGAGCTGAAGAATATTTATTTAAATCTAAACCGTCTTCTGTTTCTTCACCCATTTTTAGACCTTGAATACGAGCAAAAATTGTTTTTAATGCTGTACCAACAACATCTTCGCTTTGACGAGTTTTATCAATAATTGTAGTTAATGCTGCTGTTGCATATTCATAGCTTAAACCAATTGTACTACCAACTGCTGCAAACTTTTCTAAACCATTTGCAATTTCTGCTGAACTAGCTGCAGTTTCTGCTCCGAGTTTAGTAATTACATCTGCAAAATATTCTAATGACTTACTACCATCATCAAAGTTGTTCCAAATTGCAGTCATATATGATGAAACATCTTCTGCATTTTCACCTGTTACATTTGCCATTTTTACAGTAGTATCAGTTCTCTATTGAACTTCTCTATCTGCTAAACCCTGTTGATAGTAAATTAATGCTGCATCAGTATATCTTGTAGTTGTGGTTCCTAGCGCTTTTGCAGCTTTATTAGCTTTCTCCGCAAATACTGCCATTTCATCTGCACTTGCACTTGTAACAATTCTAATATCATTTAAAGATTCATTTAAATCTTGAGCATAGTAATAAGCTGTCTAAATAGAACCTTGTAATCCATGTAGAAAACTTGAAGAAACCTGCCATCTAGCAGTATTTTTTAAAGTAATCCACATTTCAGATAAATGCTTATTAACTTTTAAAACTGGCTAATCAGCAGTAGAAATTGCTTGTGCCAATTTAATAAATGCTTGCTAACCAGTTGTACCTGCTTTTACTAATTCCGCAGACAATGCCGAAATATTCTAATTAGATTTCTATAAACTTGCATTTAATTTACTTAAATCATAATTTCCAGTATTTTTATTATATGCCTATCCTAAATGAAAGGCTAAATCTTTTGCAGCCTAAGAAGCAGCTTTAATAGAATCACTACTAACTTTAATATCATTGCCATAAGCAACTTTTGTCAATAGATTAGATAGTTCCTAAATCTACGTCTTGGCCTGAGAAGTATTGGCCGTAAAATTTAAAGCAACATTTAAATTTTTTGACATATTTTACTCCTTTCTCTCTAATATTATTTATATATTTTTTACTTTGCAAAATAAAAAAATGGTGATTAGAGTAATTATACTCTAATCACCATTACTCCTATTAAAAATAAAAAATCTTAATAATCTATTAACCTAACTTGGTTAATACATCTTTTAATAGTGTTAATTGTTCTGGATCTGCAAGTTTTTCGTGAATTGATTCCGCATCTAATTTTAAATTACTATAATCCTCTGAAACAGTATCTAAAATACCCATTACAGAATTTTTATAACTATAAATAGCATTAATAGTTTCATAAATCCATTTTTGAATTTGCTGATATTCATATGGATTAATTGTTTCTCCAATAATTTTACCAGATAAACCACTACTTACAAATAAATCATATAACTTTGCAATATCTTCTTTTTGTTTTTCAGTTACAGAAATATTTGTATATGCTAAAATAACTTCAATAATAGTATAAATATAAACCCTCATAGGATTATAATAACCATTATTATCAATAGAATTATTTATAACAGTAGATACTAAATCTAATTTTTCACTCATAGGTAAATAATCTTTTACTTCGATTTTTTGATCATTCCATTCAACAATGGATACATCAGAATTTTTTACAAGACCAAGCTTTGTAAATGATACTTTTGCCATTATAATTCTCCTTTATCTCTTTTTAATTAGTATATCATATTTTTTCTTTCTTGTCAAAAAAAACTTCTTTATTAATCTAAACAGAAAAATTCTTTGAATTAATATCTGCTAACATAGATGCAATTCGTTTATAACCTGTTTTAAAATTTTTTGGTCCTTCAACATAATTATTTTTCCATTCTGGATTCATTAAATCATTTATTCCATCTATTTTAATATTTAATAATTCTAAATTATTTTCTATTTTATTTAATAAATCATTTATAAAATAAATTTTATATCCACCTTTATTATTGCCATGATAATTTACAACGAATACTTCAGCCATTTCCTCTCTAGAGAAATCCTAACCCTTTTTTTTACTCCAAGTTCCCCCTGCTAAAGCGTGTAAAGCAATTGTTTGTTTTAAAGTTTCATGAGCCTAATCTAATAAAGAACTTGAAGGATGTTTATCTTTATGATCAGCAGTTACATTCAAATAATGATTAGCAAAAACAGGATAATCCTAAATATAACTTAATATATCTGCTCCTTTTAAAACTGAAAAATCAGCATTTGTAATATCATAATTTTTTATAGAAGCAGGAATAATATCATTTTCATCGAAAGTAAAATTTGCATCTATTTTATTTTCTGTATACACTAATTTTAAGTTTGCATTATTATAAGTCTTTTTTAAATATTCTTTATTATTGCCACCAATATATCTTCTTTTATCCATCTATTTCGCAGAACGCTCTACTTTTTTTCTAGAGTAATTTACACCACCTGCAATATCACTAACAATATCTTCAATATTTTTAGTTAAATCATTTACTTCATTTGCAATCATATAGTTTGCTACTGCAAATGTGATTTTAGGAATTTCTTCGCCTATAACACCAAGCATATGAGAGCTTGTATAATTTTTTAGATAAGTAGATGTTTCATTTAATAATTCAATAAAGCTTTGATGTTTATCTGTTTTTAAATCAAATTTACCTTTTTCTTTTTTATCTTCTAATTCTTTATAAGCCTAATTTAATTCTTCAACTTTTTGAATAAATTCTCTTTCTGTAGCACCTTTTTTAATATTTGCTGCAACTGCATTTCTTACCTATTCAATTACTTTAAGTCTTTGCTAAATAGCTTCCCACTTAGTATAATCTTTAAAAGCATCTTTTTCTTCTACTCTTTTAATACCCAATCTTGTTCGTGCTCTTTTAACTTCTTCATAAGATAGATTTCCTTCTGGGGTTGAAAGAGAACCTGTTTTAACCATATTCATAATTGTACTTAATGTTTCTTTCATAAAAACATTTAAATCTTCATAATTAATATCTTTAACCCCTTTACTTTGAAGATCTGTCGTATTTTGAAATATATTTATTACAGCTTCTTGTAAAATTTCAAGTTCTTTTTCTGTCCAATCTTTATTTTTAACAGTTGTTCCTTCTTTTGCAAAAAATAAATTTAATGTATCTTCAAGCTATTGAATTTGTTCTCTATTTCTTTTTTTAGGATAAAGTCTTTTTAAAAGTTTTTTCTGTGCTTTAAAAACCTAAGATGCATTTACCTAGGCTGGAGTATTATAAGAAATTCCATACTATTCAAAATTATCATAATTATAATGAATATAATCACCTATTAGCATTTAAAAACCTCCTTTTACGCATAATAAAAAAAATGGGAGAAGATATAAATATCTCCTCCCTTAATTTGTTTTAATTAATCAAAATACTTTTCTTGTTCATCCCAGTCTTCACCAGTCTGAGCAGCAGTATGAGTTCTCTTGATATCCATAGATCCAGCAGTATCAATAATTTGAATAGCTGCTAATACTTTCTTAGTCTTATCAAATCTAGTATAATCTGGGAATGCATCCATTGTAAATGTAAATGTGGATGGATCTCCAGAAGAAGCCATTGTAAATGTAAAGTTAGACTGAATCTTACAGTTAGGAATTATAAATTCTGCTGGCATATCAACACCATTAGTATCTCTGAATAAAGTAGATGCTTCAAGATAATAGTTACCACCAAACTTATCTGGAGTAATTTCAATTTGTTGAGCACCGGATTTCTTTTCAGTATAATAGTCAACTAATACTACGCAACCATCATAGAAGTATTTTAAATCATCTGTAGGTTTTAAAGTAATCTTATTGCCTTCTACTGTTTGTGGAATATAAGGTTCAGTTACAACTTCACCATTTTCCATTAACATTACATAAATATAATCTTCACCAGCCTGATTAAATGGCGCTTCATCAAGAGTAATAGTTACTCCAGAAACAGAATAATTTACTTCACCATAAGTACCATTTTCAGCAACTTCAACTTTATCAGTTTGTTCAATCTGATGAACTTTGATAGTTCTTTCTTCGCTTGCTTCAATTAATCCTGCACCAGAAAGAATCATAAATCCAGCAGGAGAGATTAAAGCATCTTCCATTGTAAAAGTAACAGTTCTTTCACCTTCCCAAGCAATTAAACGAGAGTTACCTCTACCACCCTGAGCATATACAGTAGTAGCTGCACCTTCAAGAGTGGAAGTCTTTAAAGTATCGAAATAACAAACTGGTTCATTTTTATAGAAGATTTTATTACCAACTCTTTGTGCTGCTTTCGCCTTTAACACAACATCGCATATTTCACGAACACCAAATTTCATGGTATATATTCCTCCTTAATAATTATCATTATTTAATGGATATTTTTCATCCAATTGTCAGGTTTATCATCAGGTTTTCCTCCCGCTAACCGTGACCTTAAATCAATATCCCAATTAATATATAGCTAATATCTTTCCATTAAATCATATAATTGATAAACAGTTAAGTTCATACAATCTTCCAATGACATTGAGTTTAATCCAATAGTCAAAGTAGAAATATACTAACTAAATAAACTACCTTGCGTTTCGCCTTTTTGTGCCGCAACACGCGAACGTCCTCGCATTAATTTTTCAGCTATTTCTTTTGCTTTTTTATCTGCGGGATTAAAGGTAGTCTAGTTCATAGAACTAGAATTAAAACAAAAAATTGTCTTTACTACATCCTATAAAAATTCAAAATTTGTTTCATCCACTGCCTTTGGCTGTTCTCCCTCAGCAATGAACATCAAAGATCTTGGAGTAAAACTAATTTTGTATTTTGGGAACATTATTTGAAATAACTATTGCACTGCTACCTTTTTATCTATGGTTTCAGGCTAAGTCATTATCGTCATAAATATCTAAAAATTATTAGAAATCTCTAAAAGACTTTCGTCCTAATTAATTAAATTTTTATTTATATTAAAACATTGACTTCCAATTAAAAAATCTTCTTCACCTATTAGAGCAATTTCTTTTATTTTAGGCTAATGTATTATTAGCTAACATTCTGGTATTGGTATATCAGTTCCGCACATTAAAGCAAGTCTAATATCCATTAATTATCATTGAATATTTCATCAAAATTAATATCAATATCTTCCTAATCATTTTTATTAGGAGAATCAATTTTATCATCTTCACCATGAATTGCGCTATACATCATAGTAAATCCCGCAAATTCATCATTAACAGGTAGCTTTTTACCACCCAAGAACTATAATTCACCAATTCCACTTAAATGACGATTATTAAATAAAGTATCAATTTCTGCCGCAATCTTATAAGGACGAAGCTAGAAATTATCCATTTGCCACTAATCAAAATGGCAAATAATATCAAAAGTAATTATATTATCTCTAAATTCTGGATTTGAACTATTTGGAATAAAATTATCAAATCCAATAATTATATAATTTAAAACATCTTTATCCACATAAAGTTTAGGAACCATTCTAATCTGACCTTCTTCAAGAAGAGATAAACTTTCATCTTCTGTAAGATTTGGTTTTGTTAAAGCATCTCTTGTTGTATAATAAAGTAATCTTTTTAATCTATTATTTTTAAGCATCTGATCTATAATAATTCCCATGTCTTTTTCAATTGAAAGAAAACTTGATTGTGGATACTAATATGTTAATTTTTTCATAAAAACTCCTTTTTCACTTAAAATAAAGATTCTACTACAATAGTTTTAATTTCTATTTCTCCTCGATTATCTTTAAACTATAAATCAAACTAACCGCTATAACTACTAGTCCATTTAAGTGCTATACTTCCACTGTCAATTTCATATTCAATTGGAAGTTTATCATCAAGAATCCATTCTCCTGCTTTATAATGAGTATAAGTATAAGTTTTCTTTGGCTTAATAAATCCTTCACCTTGAATTTTTCTACTCGATACAACAGAATTTTCTAATTTAAACATAGTTAAACCATCTACTATCTAATTTTCAACATCATCTGTGTCTTTATTAATATAATATTCAACAGCATTAAATTGAATAATATCTGGCATACTATAAGCATCAACTGCTTCAATACGCCAAGTAACAGTATTTAAACCATCAGATAATAAAAATTTAGCATAGCGTTTACACCAAGCAAGAGTATCTTTATTTTTTGGAATCATCATATTTAAAGAATAATTAGGTAAATCAAAACTTGTTCCATGTTTTTGAATATACTCTATTTTAGTTTCTACTGGACCACGAACAGCAGCATAAGTATATTTTATATTGCCTTCATCATCTTTCCAAGCTATTTTATAAGAACATTTTCTTATATCTCCTTTAAAATATGCTAATTCAGTTAAATCTTGTAAATATATTAACCAGTAGGTATCAGTTCCTATCCATTCAAATACATCCCCTGTTTTAAGGTTAAACTCGTACCCAACTGAAATTATCTTATCATCATAGTCCGGTTTTAATTTATTTGGATTTATAAGCGCATTATTTTTATTAGGAATTCTTTCTGCGCCTATACCTAAATATTCCGGAATATATTTTCGCACTTTGGCGCCCTAATATGAATATAAAACAGCTCTATCCAAAGTTCGACGCTTATCTTTTATCATTCGATCTTGTTGTGCGTGTCCGCCAGCAGCATATAAATATTTTGCTAGCATATTAACTCCTCGAACTGAAGAAGGAGTAAAACCTGTTTCTGGCATTTCTATTAACTACTATTCAGCTTCATTCCAAATAAAAAAGCCATTATTAGTTGGATTATTCATTTTTTAATTCCTATAATAAATTAATAGTTTCAAAAACTGTTTTTCGATATAAAGAAAAATCTATATCTTCAACAACCTTTAAACCTTCTAATTTTGCCAATAACTATATAAAAAGTGGATTTAAAAAAAACACTTCTTTTAAACCCACTATTTCAATAATTACTGTATCTAATTGTTTTTGCCAGTCCTCATTGTTTTCACGCATTGGAATTAATTTCCATAATTGATTTGTTAAGCGAATAACATATTTTTTAATAACATCTTTTGAAAATTCAAAATCATATTTTGTAATCATTGCTGACCAAACCAACTCCAAGTTGATTCATATTTTCCTTTTTCATTTAGTTGTCTACGTTTATATAATCTCTACATGTGATGAGACTATCTTTGACATTCTTTTAATAATGCTTGTAATTTTGCTAAATGATTAGCTTGAGATGTCATTTTAAAATCTGTTCCGCTATATTTCATACGAGTATTTTCAATAGAAGTAACTTGTCTTTGTAACCAAGCTTCCATCATTAAAATAGCTAAAATATTCATTTCTTCTGCAGTCAGTTCTTCTGCAAAAGTAGAGCGTTCTACTAAAACTTTCATTGGCTCATTTGGCATATTTTCATTAACCACTTCAGCCCATAAAGTCCCAATAATAAAATCTCCTGCCTATACTTCTGACTATTCAACAGCTTCTGTTTTTATTATATAGTCATATAAATTTTTTCGAGGAAATTCAAAACCAGGTATAATATCAGTAAGAAGACGCTATAAATCTTTTATCGTATCCTATGGAGTTAATTCCATGTACATATCGTCTGTAATTTTTCCAAGAAAGCGATCATAAATAGCTGTAAAATTAGTACCCAACTATTTGACCTCCTTTGTTTTAATTACTTACTTACTACGTTATATTTAGGAAGAGGTTTAGCCATTTCTTCAACAGTCATGTCCTGATAAGAAACATCTGTTCTACGTCTTCCATTTGTTGATTGGGCCTTAGGAGCTTCTTGCGCCTGAGCCGCAGGTGCTGTATCTTCTTCTGGAGCTAAATCTGCCATCTTATTCTTATAAGCAACGCTAGCATCAAATCCAGTTCTTTCCTTTAATGCTTCAATCTTTCTTGTGTCAGTTAAAGGAAGTTCTACAGCATATAATTTAATTAAATCTATAACACCAACAGGAGCAAATTGTAAACAGTCTAAATAAGCATCAAAATCGCCATTCTTTAATAAATCGATAATCTGTTCTTCACTCATATGATATTCTACTTCTGTTGGAATACTTAATTCTTCAATAGCTCTGTTTTCACTAATCTGTAAAAAGCTAGCCATAAGTTCTCTTCCACCTGGCTGCCAACTTAACTTTTCAAGTTCTTCAAAAGGAACTACTTTTGTTTCTCCTGGCGCAAATTCTCTACGAATTCCTAATTCTGGAATTGAATAAATTGCTTGGCTAGCACTTCTATTTTTTACTTTTAATGTTCTTACATCACTCATTGTTATTACTCCTTTTTCTCATAAAATAAAAAATTGGGGAGAGGGATTTCCCTCTCCCCCAGTAAAAATCTATATTTAATTACTTTAGGTTCAATTATTTAGATAACTGACCAGCATAGTTTACAACCTTGCCAGTAATTCCATCAAGGTTCCAAGTAGCCATTTGACCCATTAAAGCAGTGTCTACATAGCAGCAGATGTTATTTGCTAACATAGCAACTACGCCAACTTTCTTATAAACATGCATTTCTCTACTTCTGTCATAACCGGTATATTCGTCAACGATAGTAGCACCTTCGAAAGCAATCTTAACTGGTTTGTTATCAGCACCAGTAGGAATAATCCAAGCATAACCAGGATCGATTACCTTAGTAGTGTTAGTTTCATCTTCGAATCCTTGTTCTAAGATTACAACTTTATGTCCCTTATAGTCAGCAAGACGTCCAGTTCTCCATAATTCATCCTTCATGGATTCTGTATATCTCCATGCTTCCTTAGGAATCATGTTTACAGCAAATTCATAAGTACAATAAATAGTAGGAACGCCATAAGCAGAAGCAATTACTAATAATCTATCAAATGATTTTTCATCAAAACCATTAGCAGCTACTCTATTTGCAGGAGGTAATTGATTTACAGATGCCTTTAATGCGTGAGCAACTTCCTTGCTTACTAATTCATCCATACCTTCCATTACAATATTAGTAACTTCAGCAAAATCTACTCTACCATCTAAGAATTCTTCGAAACCGATAGAAGCAGCACCACCAATAGCACTAGTTCTAACTTCGAAAGATTCTTCGTTCTTACTTAATTTGAATACTTCATAAATACCAGCTAATCCAACACGAGTGATGAACTGCTTAGCTCTCTTATTGGAACCTAATTTTCTTCTGAAAATTGGCTTGTCTCCCTGAGCAAAAACCTTAGTTTCTGCAAACTGGTCATATCTTTCAGAAACCTTTTTAGGGAATACTTCATCAATTGTTTCTTCAATAATTGAGAAGATTGTGTTCTTATTTTCTCTATATAAAGCATAAGTGCTTGCTAATTCATTAAATTCATTACGAAGAGTTTCATTTAATGCTTCGTAAGATAAGTTTTCACCATTATAGCTATAAGCAACAGGAGCAGAAGGATTAGCTTTTGCAACTTGCTTAGCTAAAGCAACTAAATTTTGTCTATCTAAAGCCATTTTCTTTTCTCCTTTCTTATGCAATTCTCATAATCTTAACGCCTTTTTGATGATCAGGCATTGTATAAACTTTAACTACTTGCCACTTCATGTCGCCTTCGCCTACTTCTAAAATACCAGTTGCACCAGGAGTAAGGATTTGACCTACTTCTAATGTCTCAGCATTAATAGTATTAGTAGTCATAATATCGCCAACATTAGTCTTGAATACTCTAGGAACCATAGTTGTTCCTTCTGGCATCATTTGTTCTTTTGTTAAGGATTCGATATGGAAAGGATCTTCATTATAATAAGGTTCGTACATATCTGGAGCAGCTGTTACATCATCAAATGCATAAGTGTTTTCTCCAAGAGTAATGGAATCATTACCATCAGCATCAACACCGTTATAGTAACGAGACTGCTTATCCCAATTAGTATCAGCAGCAACTGGGCTATAAACACGAGCTTGATAGTTATCCTTTAACATAGCAAATTCGCAATCCCATTGATGTTCTCTGTATAATTTAATTTCGTTGTATACAAGCATCCATTCGCCAGCGCCTTCAAAATTAACAACGCCATTAGCGTAGTCATATTTAACAAATTGACCCTGTTCTAATACTTCGATATCCTTAGCCGCAGGTAACTGAGCATAAATTTGACCAGTCTTTCTAGCGGATAAATGATTAGGTTCAACCTGACCAAAACCGAATTCAACATAAGATGCTTGACTCTTAATATGATTCTTTAAGAAATCAGTAAACATATTCAGTATATCCTCCTTGTATTATTATCACATATTTTTCGCAGTTTTAAGTGCGGCCTTAACCCAAGCTGGAACAGATTCATCTTGTGTATCTTCTAAATTGAAAGTTGTTGCTCCAGGCATATCGTCTTCTTCTTCTAAGTTAAAGCTTACTTTGTTGCGCACGCAAATAATAGAAAGTTTTGCTTCAATATCACCTAAAGAATAAGTATCAATATTAGCAATTACATCTGCTTTATCTTCATCAGTTAGCATATAGAAACTAGCAATCATTTCTTCTTTTTCTTTTCTTTCAGCCTGTTTCTTAAATTCAGCTAAAGGTTGAATTTCTTCTTCTAAAGCATTTTTTTCTTCTACTAAAGCGTTATATTTTTGTTCTAATTCAGAATATTGTGTCATTAAATCTTGATATTCTGGAATTTCATCTAAGCAATATTCCTTCTTATCTTCTTCTTTCTTGCAAGTACACTCATCTTTTGGCTTACCGCATTCAGGACACTTTTCTTCTTCCTTATTGTCTTCAGCAAATTCTGTTTCTTTGCCTTCTAAATTATCATCAATTTGTTGATTATCAACTTTTTCTAAATTGTCCACAAATTCTTGAATTTTTTCTAAAGAAAATTGAGGTTCTTCTTTTTCAGCATAATCAACTAATTTTTCTAATTTCGCAGGAATAAATCCTTCTTCTTCAGACATAGAGAAGTTTAAAGAATAATATTCTTCGCCGTTCTGTAGAACTGCAAATTTCTGTTCTTCATTTTCACAAAATTCTACAATGCGATATTCTGTGTCTGAATAAGTTTCTTTTAAATAGCTGTATAGAGCTGTCCATAGAGCATCGCCAATTTCAACAGCGTATCTATTAAACATTTTTGCTCCTCCTTCTTTTAAGAATTCTGTTAGTTCTTGCATCATGGAGAATAATTGTTGTTTGAAATCTTCCTTGAATGAGAACTAAACGTTTGTAATTTGAGAACCTTCAAAACAAGGTTCGAACTCTTCCCCTAAAATACATAATTTAGAGATAATAGCCTCATTTATAATAAAAAATTCCGGATATCCATTTTCATCTTTTGACCATTCAGCCTTAATTGTTTCTTCATCTAATTCCATAGATTGATTATTTCCGGAAGTTATTATTCTTTGACATTCTGGATATTGTCCTGTCCAAAGATAACCTTCAGTCATTAAATATTCATGTTCATTTTTTCCATCATCTAAAAATTTCTAAAACCAAACCTTAGCTCCTAAATCAACAAAACCATAAGGTCTAGTAGTATCTTCAATATTGAATTCACCATTAGAAATTGTAATCTGTCTATTATGTTCTTCAAAATCTTTTGCGTTCTTATTAAAGAATCCAACAATTGGACTTCCAGGTAATGAATTAGCCATTTCACGCGCAACATCTTTTGTAATAATACTGCGGTTACGATTTGGTTCATCACCAACATAACAAACTTTAATCTAGCATTTAGAAATCAATGGATTAAGAGGCTTAACATTTATAATTTCAATTGGGCTATCCAATTTAATACTCATATGTTTCATTCAATAATCCTCCCCATTAAGACATTGACTCTTTATTCTTTATTGTTTTTTCACTTTTCTAACTATCTTCCTTTTCAGGTCTACCACCCTTATCTCCAGAAGAAGCACCTGTTTTACTTTGACTTTTACTTGTGCTTGTCTAATCTTTTTTACCCAAAACATCTTCTCCATTTATAGTATTACTTGATAATGGAGGAATCATAATTTCGCTTAAATGTAAGAAATCATTTTCAAAAGTAATAGAATTCAAAATAAAACTTTGTGAATGTCCAAGAGCAATCTAAGGTAGCATTTTTGAATATCCAATTTGAGTTTGCTCTTTATATAATTTTGCTAATTCTTTATAATTATATTGCGTTGTTTCTAACATATATAATTTAAAATTATATTTTTTTCTATTTGTATTCTTTGATTGAATATGTCTATCAAAGAACATTGAAAATTGTAATAATAGATTGCGTCCTGATGATTCATCATTTAAAATAGATTTTTCAAGAGATAAATTTCCATCCGTATTAAATAAATTCTATGAAACACCAAGTGAATTATATACAGTTCGTTCTACTTTAGCTAAATCATCAGTAGTTGTAGTTGTATTTTTATCAGATAAATCAATCGACTCTACATCGGCAAATGTAGTTAAAATATCTACCCCAACCGCACGTTTTAACATTTGAACCGCATTATTATGAATATCTCTTGCTTCATCAATATCAAAAATTAAATCGCCATTCTTATCCATTGGAAGTTTTTGAATTAAAATCTTTAATAACTTCTACATTTGTTTTCTGCGGTCTAAATCTTGGGCCGCATCTAAATCAATGATAGAAGGAATTGCAGTAATGAATTGCGGCACATCGCTTCCATTAAAATTAAATTTCACAGAATTTTTAGGATCTAATAAATACCAACTACCACTATCTCCCTAAAAATCTGGTTCTAATTTTCTCTTTTGGTATAAAATATATCCCTTCTTAAATTCATCTGGGAATAAATTTAATACTTTCATACGATAATTAACATCTCTAAAAGTATCAAAAAATTTCATATTAAATTCAATTGCCGGCATGCCTTGAACAGAGTATCTTGAACGGCAATATTCAACAGGAAGTTGTTGTAAAATAATACCTTCTGTAGAAGGAACTACATAACCATAATAACAACCATTCTTTATTACTTCAAGAGCAATATCTCCGCAAATCTTTTTAAGATAAGAATTATCTAAATAATTTAATACTTTACAAAAATCTGTTAATACTTTTTCTTCTTTTACTTTATCATCATAAATCTCAGGAACTACATACCAATCATATCTATATAAAAAAGCAAAATAATTACATACTCTTTCATAAATACCACTTGTCTGATAATAAAAATTTGATATAGCGCGCAATGTTGGAATATCTTTTTCCATCAAAGCTCTTAACACTTCTTTTTTACTTCCAAATGGGTGTCTTAAACAATCCTATCTAGAAGAATTTAAGGAGCCTAACTCTAAAACTGCATCGTCTAAAACTTTAGGCCCCACCTTAATCTTTTTATAATCAGAAACTGTGGAATAATCTCGATATCCATTCATATCGAAACCTTTGGCATGAATTTGCTCATTACGAGATAATTCTTTTTCCAAAATTCCACCTCCTCTTAATATCCTGCTTTTTGCATTATATAATCGTAAGAAATAAGATTTTCTTCATTATATGGAATTTCAATTAATCTAAAATCATGCAAAGCACAAAATCTTCTCTTTTTGTTATCATTGTGCTACTATTGATAAAGACCTCGTTTACCACCAAATTTAGAACTAGCTTCATAATGCTATCTTCCTTGATATTCAATAATAAAATCAATATTACCATCATCATCAAAAACAACAAAATCAAAGCGAAGAGGTCTACCATTTTCACTTCTTAAATCTGGAAAAATATATTCCATCTAAAATCGTAATCCAGCTTCTGTTAAAATTTCTTCAATTTTAATTTCACCTCTACTGGCTCTCACAGTTTTCCTCCTCTCTAATTCTTTCTCTAATATTGGTTGAAGATAAATCGTGTTTCCTTGTATTATAAATAATATTTATATTTAAATCTTTACAAAGCTATTTACCAGTAAAATCACGATTAATATAATCAGCACCAACAAATCTAACATCTATAGGTAAACATTTTAATATTAATTCTAAATCTTTTTCCCCCATTAAAGGAAAAATTTCATCTACTGCTCTGTGAGTTCTTAATTGTAAATAACGTTCTAATAAAGATTCAATAGGCTTATTTTTAATTAATGGACGATCTATAGTAGGATCAGCAATTAATCCAACAATTAAATAATCACAATATTTTTTACATTCATCAAGCATCAAACAATGTCCTGCGTGTAAAAAATCTCCTACTACAGAAGTAAAACCAATTATTTTATTTTCTTTTTTTAACTGATTTAATTTATCTTCCATTTTTGTTCCTTTTCTAAATTATTTAACATCTGTAAAACAATTTTTCTTTCTTCTTCTTTTTTATATCTATATAATCTAATAATATACATATATTCTAAAATAACTACAATATCATAAATATTATTTATTTTTAAATAATTATCTAAAATATCTTTATATTCCTAACTTAATTTATTTTTACTAATATTAAAATTATATTCATAATTATCTAATGACATTCTTAATTTAGCAAAATCCATTAAATAAGAAGAAGCATTTATATTAAACTATGGATCTATAAAATATAATAAATTATTATTTTCTATTATATTGCTTAAAATAGTATCTCCATGAGAAAAAGAAGCATTTTTCTATAATAAATCTTCTTTTTCTTTTAATAAATTTTTACAATAATTAATTTTATCTTCAATTAAATTATCTATTAAATTTTTATCTAAAATATCAAAATGATATTTTAAATTAAAATTATCATATTTTTTATTTTTAAAATTTGAAATTGTTAAAATTAATGTTAATAATTTATCATTAGTAAAATTTTCATTTAATAACTATCCTTCTATATAATTATAATATATATTATTATCTCTTGTTGCTGAAATAAATTTTGGATAATTACACATATTTTCTGCCTATTGAATCCAATTTAAAAATTCTTCTAACTTATCTTTATTTTCTAATTGTTTTTTTACAATAGAACCCATTTTATAAATTTGTTGACCGCTACCACCCTTTAAAGGATAAAAACTTTCTTTTTTAAAGTTTTGTATATTCATAGCTTTATCATCAACATATAAATCTGCTAATGGTTTCCCAAAAATCAATTGATGATATTTTACTTTATATCTAGAAAGCCAATCTATTAATATATCTTGATTTTTTTCTTTTATTAAATCAAGATTTTCATTACAAGATAACATTCCTCTTGAAGTATATAAATAAATTTCAATACCCTCATTATATAAAGTATTTATTTTTTCAATTACTTCTAAATCTGGAATAGCATTAGCATAATCACCATTTCTACTCCTAGAAATTGTATCATCTATATCAAACACTATTCTCATTTAATTCATCAACATCCAATCTTTAGCATTAAAACGTTTCTTTTTCTTCTTATTATCTTCTTCTTGTTTAATATAATAAAGTCCATATTCAAAAGCAGAAAATTTATCCTTTTTAATTCCTTTATTAGCCTGCTTTAAGATAATATTTACGCCTTCATTTTCTTCACGTAAATTCATCATCTCTTCTTTTAATATGGAAGTTAGAACAAATGGTTTTAAATAATCTGTCCTTTGTTCAGGTTTCATATTTTGACCTTTTGTTGTTCCTAATAATTTTACCTTAGCAACTCTTTCATCAATCAACATTTTTACCTTTCCAGAAGATAGTTGAGATTGCGCGTTCGCATGTGCTTCGGTATTAATAGGCGCATTAGCCTTAATTATATACATAGCATCTTGTTCGCAATTTGGTGTTCTATATTTTTTATATTCTGCGTCACCATCATTATACACACCAAAATCCGGAAAAGTATCCCCGGTATCTGGATCAATCTATGTTTTAACCATATAATCCACTAAACCAATACCAAGACCATTTCCGTCGATTACAAGTCTTTTTGCTTTATATTTGTAAAATAGTCGTTTTAATTCAATAGCCTAATCTTCAAAGTGTTCATTATTAATAGTATAAATATTAACTAAACTCTTAATAGAAGAACCTTGCGGCTAAGGTGTTACTTTAAATACACACACTACGGTGTCGCAGCCCTTACGGCCTACGTCCGCAGACAGTATATAAAAACTCGCTTTACTAGCTCTACCAGATGCTTCATATTCTGGTTGTTTTAATATTCTATTTCTATCAAACATTTCCGCATTAAAGAAGGCATCTTCAACGGAACCAGACCAAATACTTTCATATTCTCTATCAAATGAAGCTTCATTGAATGTTCCATCCATTTTTAAGTCTTGTACGAATGTCCTAGATTGAAGGCCAACTAATACTGGTATTCTCCAGGTCCCACCCATTACAAATGACTTTTCTGGTTTAACAATTTGCCAAATCAGCAATTGAATAAGTTTATCATAAGGATATGTATTTTTCCATCCCGCAGTTGTAATATAGATTTGTGATTTATTAAGAGTTTCATTTTCTTGCGTTGTACCATCGGCGCATCTACGGTCGATGTTCATCGTAGGAATAATAACTGCTGATAAAATATCACCATCTACACCAACACATTCTTCTATCGCGCCTCCATGTCGACGCTTACCTCTAGAACTTTCTCGGGCCGCAATATTATCTACGAAAGAACCATTTTTAAATACATATTTACAATAGTCTTTACCTTCAAGAGTAACACCACGACTCCAGTCAATTTCTTTTTTAAAAGCTGGAATGAGAGTACATATTTCCTAAACTTTTTCTTTTAAAATACCTGCAGCCTGTTCTTTACCTCCAGAAGTAACAAATAGTTTACTTCCAGGATATAATATACAACGAATCATAAGAATCATCATAACTAAAAATGATTTAGAATACGCACGCGGAAATACCGCATAACAATACTTATGTCTTATGGCCGCACGTAAAAATACTCTTTGATAAAAGTAAAAATGAAATTTCTGCGGGCCACCATCAGGTCCGGCAAGAAAATCCACAAATAAATCTGGATACTCTCTCCAAAAGGCAATGTATTTTCTTGCTTCTGGAATTATAGCCCGCACTCTTTCTTCTGATAATCCAATTTTTTGTCTTTGTGAAGATAGATTTAGTAAGTCATCTAATGCCATTTAAATCTCTTGGAGCATCTTTAACAATTGCTCATCTTCCTCAATTTGTTCTTCTATAAAATCACCATACTCTGCATAATCTTCATCTGTAAGAGAATTTTCTACTGTTAAAGAATCTAATGTAATTTCTTCTTCATCAATATCTTCTTCTGAAGGTTTAGCTTCTTCTCTTGCCATTTGCTTAACTGCATTTTCAATTAAGTTTCCTAAATTCATTTCTTCTGTAACAAGAGAACGAGTATAGTTTTTCATATCTAATAAAGTTTCATCAACTTTATCCATTGGACCATCAGTATAATATCTTGGAATAAATCCTTCTTTTTCACAAAGAGTTACTAATTCACTAATAGAATCTACAAATTCACCTTGCTCTGCTTTATTCTGTTGCGCAGTAAATTTTCCGGATTTCATTAACTAATCATAGACTTTACTCATCTTCTGGAAACCTTCAACATCACCAATGTCGATCAGTTGATTTGCCTTTAAGGATGTCTTACATAATAATTTTAAGTTATCTATATGTCCGGCAGATTGAATGTCATAAGATTCCATCATTTCCATATATAATTGTTCTAATCGAACCCATTCTTCGGGTTTATATGATTTTCCCCACTTGAGCCGCAAATACATTTTATCTTCATCGGTTAAATCAAGTTCATCAGTTTCATCTTCATAACCTCTATCAAAATAATCTTCTGTAGCTAATGGAGCTGGTGCGTGAACAGGTTCAACGAGTTCTCCTTCGGGCACTGTAAAAGTTGCCTTGTCTATTGCTTCTGCAATTTGAACTGCATCATAACCTTGACGCTTCATTGTTTCTTCAATTTTTTTATTTGCAATTTCTTGTAAATGTTCAGTATGTTCCCAACGATAATCTCGCCATTGTTTTAATTTCATCTTAGAAAGATATCTACCAAGAATTGTCATTCCTGTTAATTTAGATTTATCTTTTCCATATGAAGCAAGTAATTTATTCCATTCATCGGGAATATAAGGAACATCACATTCCTATAAAATCCATAAATAAGTATCTGGATTAAAATTGTCCACATGCGCACTAATACATTTTTTACATTGGCGCAGTTTTCCTTCTTCTGGATACTTTTCTAAATTATTAGACGAATAAAATTCATCGCCACGCATGGTTTTATTACATCGTTCACAATAATAAACTTTATTCGCAGTATCAATTGCTGCCATTAATTATCACTCCTTTATTTTTTCGCATTTCGACATTTTTTACAAATACTATAAAATCCATCTTTTGATGTTTTATTCTTCGAAAAATACTTATTATGAGCTAATTTAATTTGACCGCAACGACTACACTTCTTATATCTACCTTTTTCAATATTTAAATAATAATTATCTAACCATTGGTCTTCCGCAGTTGAAGCTATTAATTTTGGAATTTTATTTCGCCATAAACTTGAAATATATTCTAAACTATGTGTTATTCCAAATTCCTATTCCAAAAGATCTTGAATTTCAATGTTTTGTAATCCATCAATTTTATACTAAACAATTCTTTCATACATAGGAAATTCTTTTAAAGCCTGGTCGCAAAGTTCATCAAAATCATACATTACATGCCAAGTATCACTTGCTAACTAATCCCAACTATCTTGTTTTAAACGAGAATAATTACATAATATCATTGAAACAACTTTGGGATTTAACATTGAAACTCCTTTTGGAATCGGCAATCCCTTATCATCAAATTCATGTGTAGTATCTTCCAATTGATGATAATGTTTGGACCGCACTAAATGCATAATACCATTTGGTTTTCGATAAGCATTTTTAATTATATATTGATCTTTACGCATTTCAATTAATGCGCGTTTTATAATAAAGGCATCTTTTCCTTCTGTCTATTTTAATTTTGTTTCCCATAGATTTATGGTTTCTCTTAACTATTTTAAAAACGGTATTTCTTCTACATCTTTTTTTGTTATTGATATTTTAGGTTGAAAAATTATCTATTTATTATCTGTCATTAAATTATATATGCCATCTTCGCCATTTTCTAACTGGGAAACAAGACCTTCAAAAGAAGTTTCACGCTTATTAATTGTGACGCCCCTGTTATCTGTGAGAATTTTCTTCTCTTTCTTTTCTTGTTTCTCCATACAAAGAACGAGATAATCAGTTAAAATTTCTAAATACTTTTCATTTGGTTCTGGGTTTTCTTTTAAAATCTATTTAACTAGCTCGTTTCTTTCTTCTGGAGATTCTAATGAATAATCTAATTTAATCAATCATTTATACCTCCATTTTTCCTACTTAAATATTACCAAAATTTTTGTGAAAAGTCAAAGAATTGACAAAAAAATTTTTTTATGTTATAATAAATTATAATAAAAAGTTATGGGAGGAATTATGGAATTAAAAAATAAGTGGGAAGAATTGTATGATTTCTCCCAGGATGAAGAAAGATATGATGAACTTTGCGCAGAACAGTGTTATGGGAACACCAATCGGCAAATTGAAATCGCAAAAGAATTAAGTAGATTAAATAATAAATTAGCATTTAAATTAACAATCGAAAAAGCATTTGAAGCATTAGAAGTTCTTGAAGAATTAAAAGATGAAGATAAAGATTTTGAAGAAGAATATAATTTATTATTTAAAGATTTAGAAAATAAAATAAATAAATTTGAAACTGAATTATTATTAAATGGTAAATATGATAATAATAATGCTATTTTAACTCTTCATGCGGGTGAAGGTGGAGTTGAGGCGCAAGATTGGACTGAAATGTTATACAGAATGTATTGCCGATGGGCCGATTCGAGAGGATTTAGGGTTAGCCTCGTGGATCTCTTGAACGGCGAAACCGCAGGATTAAAGTCGGTCAGCATGCTCATTGAAGGTGAAAACGCATACGGATTATTAAAAAGTGAACATGGAGTTCATAGATTAGTAAGAGTATCACCTTTTGATGCGAAAGGCAGGCGGCATACTTCTTTCTCAGCAGCGGAAGTTATTCCAGAATTAAATGATGACACGCAGATTGAATTACGTCCAGAAGACCTTGAATATCAGACTTTTAGATCTGGAGGAGCAGGTGGTCAGTATCAAAACACTACCGAGTCCGGCATCAGAGTCATTCATAAGCCTACTGGATTAATTGCGGAAAGTCGTCAAGAGCGTTCGCAAATCCAAAACCGCAATACTTGTTTAAAGGTATTAAGAGGTAAATTAGCAGAATTAGAATTAGAAAAACAAAGAGAGGAGATTAATAAAATCAGAGGTATTCAAATGTCCAATGGTTGGGGAAGCCAAATTCGCAGCTATGTATTCATGCCTTATCAGTTGGTTAAGGACGAAAGAACTGGATATGAAACCGCAAAATTAAGTAAGATTATGGATGGAGACCTTGATGATTTTATTAATGCGTATTTAAAATATGAGAAAAATATTAAAATATGAAGTATATCCCAATGGTGTTCCAGTAAGATATAAAGGACATTTTAAACTTTTTTTAGGAGCAAAAATGTTATCCGATGGCCGCATGTATGTTTGGGTAGAAACAGATGATAAAAGCACAGATGAATGGGAAGTAGAATTTATTTCTTTTGGAACTGGTTGGGATATTGATGAAATAGTTTGTGGCGAAATTATGGGTTATATTGGAACCATAGAAGATATGGATGGATATGTTTGGCATATCTACGTTAGAGAGGTATGTTAATGGATATAAAAGAATTTTGTCAATAGTGGAAAAATGAACTGCGGGACAAAGCTAATGCGCTCGCAAAACCAAAGCATTTAGGAATTATAGGGCATAAAGATTTACCTTATGTAAAGGGAATTGTAAAAGACTGTACGCAAATCGGTATTCATACAAAAGTTTATGATTATGAAGAAGATATTAATTTTGCGGACTATATGAAAATAGTATATTGTGCAGAACGATATAATGATTATATTATCCTGCAAACCCCACTCCCCCCTACAATTGATGTAGAAGAATTAAAAAAATGTATTGATCCGCAAAAAGATATTGATAATATAAGTGGTAAATCCAATCATTTTCATAATACACCGCTTGGAATTATTAAATACTTAGATGCATGTAATTTCGATTATTGCGGCGCAGACGCAGTAATCATTGGTAGAAGTGATGTGGTTGGCAAACCAATGGCGAAAATGCTTCTTGATAAGAATTGTACAGTAACAATTTGTCATAGTAAAACAGAATATTTAGCACATTATACTGAATGGGCAGATTTAGTAGTTGTTGCTGTTGGAAAACCAGAATGGTTTGATCCAGAATTAGCAAAAAGCGCAAAGATAATTATTGATGTAGGTATTAATTTTAAAGATGGCAAAATTGTTGGTGATGTTCAAAGTCAATACGGGAGCGAAGCGAACCGCATTACTCCTGTTCCTGGTGGAGTGGGATTACTTACAAGATGTGCATTATTGGAGCAAATTATAAAATGATAACGCAAGAAAAAATTGATAAATATAAATATATGAATAAAGCTTCTAATGGTATTATAATGATTAAACCTGAAGAAGATTTAAAAAAACATGAAGATAATAAACAATATAGATCTTTAGAGGATGTATTATATAATATTGATGATATTGCTGATAATTGTGAAATAATTGGTATTGGGGTAGATCCGTACTCTGGAGAAGTATTTAATACAGATGCTTTAGCTTATCCGCATTTAGTAGAAGTATTAAAATATATTGAAAAAAAATATATTAATATCCCAGTTGTAATTAGTGCTACAGTAGATTCTATTTTAAATTATGAACAAACTTATTATAATTTATCTTTAAATATTGATTTATATAATATTGATAATTTAAATGAATTAAAAAATAAAATTTTACCAAATATTAATTGTTTTTATATACCTTATCCGCAAAATTCGCAAATTAATTTTGATGAATTAGATTTATTATATCCAAATATTTATTATTTTTATTGTTGTGAAAAAAGAAATAAATATGAATATTTAGGATATATTGATGAAATGAATAAACGTAATAATATTATTTTTTCACAATTAGAAAATGTATATAAAGATGTATATTGTAAAATTATTAAAATAAATAATAAATAGGAAGTTTATTTTCATAATAATGATTTAATTATAGCAATAAATGATTTTATTAAAGTAATGAATAATAATATGTTATTGCAATATTTATATAATTTTGAAGGATGTTGTAATTTTAGAGTATTAAGAAATAATAAAGAAATGTTTGTTGAGTGTTTTAATAAAAAAGATTTTTTAAATAATATTCATTTAAGTAAACATCTTGTAGAGAATTATGATTTATTAAGAGAATTATCAAACTTATATAAGGATAATAGTTTAATTTTATATCCAGATTATAATTTAGATATATTAACAACTCAATTATTAAATTTAAATATATCAATTAAAACAGAAGCTATTATTACAAAAGATATATTTGAAGAAAAAAATATTACTTTAAAAGATTGTGAACAAGCTTTAGAAAAATATAGAAAACAATATCCAAATAAATTAATTAATATTTTATTTATTCCTACTAGAATTATTCAAAATATTTTAAATAATGAAAAAAATATTGACTTAGAAAAATTTCAACAAAAAACAATGACATTTATCGTGGGGTTTTAATATGAATAATGAACAAATAAAAAAATATATTTCAATGAGAATGGCATTATGGGGTAATTTATTAACTTCTGATATTTGTGGTAATAAATGTTTATTTTGCAGTAATAATCATAATCCTGAAGAAGTAAATGTTATTAAAGTTGGAAACCGTAAAAAAGAAGATTTATTTGATGAAATTAAATTTTTTCCAAAAAATATTAAACGTATTCATATGGGTGAAACTACTTTTAATACTACTGAAGGAGATATTTTAGAATATCCATATTTTAAAGAATTAATTTTAGAAATAAAAAAACAAAGGCCTTCAGCAAAAATTATTTTAACAACTGGAGGAAATTCATTAACAGATGATGTTATATATTTCTTAAAAGAAAATAATATTTCATTAATTATTTCAATTCACTCTATTAACCCTGAAATACGAGCAAAAATTACAGGAAATACATTAGAAAGAGCAAATATTGCTATTAATGGTTTAAAAAAATGTTTACAAGAAAAAATTAAAATTGAAGCAATTAGATTAGTACCAATGGCTTTTATGCCAAATGAAGATATTTACAATACTTTAAAATTTTTAATTGAAAATAATATTGAATGTGTTGATATATGGGTTGCATCTTTTTCAAAATTTGCAAAAAAAGAAGAAATTACAAATTTAAAAGATGAATGTGATAGAATTGCAAAAATTATTTTAACTTTAAAAGATATTTTTAAAATATCAAAATCTAATACTATAATTAGATTATATCCATTTGGAGATTTTAATAAAATTCAAAATGTTTTTTCAAATTCATATGCGGAAGATATAGGTTTACAAATTGGTGATGAAATTATAGAAATTAATAATACATTAATTATTAATGGAGATCACGCAATGAATTTATTATATAATACTATTTTTATTGAAAAAATGATTGTTAAAAGAGATAATACTTTTATTTTATTAAAAAATTTAAATGGACCAATGATTGCAGAAAATATTTTTATTAATTGTATTGTTGAACATGGTATTATTCAAGATATATATAATAATATTAAACAAGATATGACTCATTCTTTAGTAATTACTTCTGAAGCAAGTTATCCAATTATTAAACAATCTTTAGAACGTATGGGATTGTTTGAAAATAATAATATAAATTTAGTTTGTGCAAAAAATGAAAGTTTTGGAGGGAATATTTGTGTAAATGGTTTAATCACTATTGAAGATTATTTAAAAACTTTAAATAAATATAGAGAAAAACATCCAAATACTCATATAACTAAAATTATTATTGCTTGTACTGGATTTAGAATGGGTAGAGAACGAGATGTAACTGGTAGATCATTACAGGATTTGCGGACCGAGGGTTGCGTAGATGTTATATTAGTATAAAATAGAGTTCTATTGAACTCTATTTTTTTCGTTATTTGAAATTGAAAATTGACTTGGTGGGAATTTCGTTATTTGAAATTGAAAATTGACTTGGTGGGAATTGTTACGTGGGAAAACGATTTTAGAACATGCGTTCTTTAATGTCCCATAACACGGGCCCGGGCGTTTCCTAACAAGTCTATTGCAGGACTTCCTACAGGCTGTCAAATGATCAGCCTTTACACCCCTATCAGTTAGTCAACACTAATTACGCAATAAAAAAAATTTAAAAAAGTTGAAAAAAGTGCTTGAAATGTGTTTTCACCTGTGCTATAATTTAAAATGTAAAAAGGGAACGGAGCCGTAAACAAAAGGCTCAAGGTTAAACGTTCCAAATACAGGAAGGTAGGTATAAAATGAAGGCTATTATTATTAAGAGTTTTAAAAGTGATGATACTTGTGTAGAAATTAAGCACCATGATTATAAAGTAGCATTGACAGAATTATGTCAGCTTATGGATTATGTGGGAAGTAATCACTATGGATTAAAAATTTACTGCATAGACTCAAATGCTTGCAAATTCTATATTGACGGCACTGATATTGCAGACGCTACTAGCAAAATGCTGTTAGAAGAATACGGCGCGGAATGTATCCATAGTCATACCGAAGAAAATGGTCGCGTATGCATTGCAGAATTTGAATGGTAAATAAAACTATAAGGCAAGGGGCTATAAAGTCCCTTGCCACTCCAAGAGAATAAGGAAAGAAATAGGTGAATATAATGATGAACTTTAAATACACAATCAAGAACGATATAGACGGCTTAAATATTGAGTTTGCGCTCCAATGGGCAGACTATGAAGAAGAAGAAAATATTATTGAAGAATTATGCACTCGCATAGCAGAGGCAGCAGATGCTTGTTACTGCAATGCATATGCAAGAGCAGATTATGACGCTGTTGATATGTGCATACCACCAGACCAGGCGACTTTTGATGAAGTAATGTCTCTCATAGAGTTTGAGATTAAGGAATACGGCTTACAGTATAACAAGACACGCAAATATGCAGATACTTACATCTACGAGGTGGTAGCATAAGCTACCACCATAAGGAAAGAGAGGATAATATAATGAAGATATTAAGCAGATTATTCACTATTATAATGGTATTATTTTTGGTGTGGTTCGTGGCAAGCTATATGGACATAGTAATGCACAACCTTGATGACGAACCTATGTATAAAGCGTGGAACTTATTTGAACTGTTAATCAATATGCGAGGATAAGAAAAATGAACGAACTTGAAAAGATGTTGGAACATATAGCCAAAAGAGAGATAAGTGCGGTTGCCGAATATGCCGCATCCCATAACCTAAACATATGCGTGCGTGATGATGAGAGTGACTGGTTCTGGGAACATAGGCTTTGGCGAGCTTATCCCGAAACCTATTGGATAAAAGAAAAGATTGACGCTTTTAATGGCAGAGAAATAATTGACATATGGACTGAAAATAAAAGCATCTGCATTGAGGTGAAATAATTTTTCGCCTCAATTTTTTATATGCTTCCTTTGATTTGGGTGGGCCGCGGTGGGACGCCACGGCCCAAGTTGGCGTATAAAAGGGTGTTGCGGTTTTTATGATCACTTTAGTAGGTTAAAGCATTAACGCATTAAATCCTGAAAGTTACAGTATGATCCTTGTTAAATAATTAACAAAAAATTTTTTATAAAAAACCCTTGACAAATGTTTTCGGTAATGCTATAATAAGACATAACCAAAAGAAAGAGAGGAAAAGAAAATGATGTATCAAATTATTATTAGAACAGCAAGCAATGAGTATGTAGAACAGCACTATGGCTTAATTGAAAGCTTAAACAGAATGTTAGAAATTGCCAAATGTGACAATGTGGAAATAATTGACTGCATGTGTTGTGCTACTGGAGAAATAATGGTTACTATTGAATGGGAAGTGGTAACCTATGTAGCAACTGAAACAATTGAAAGATTTTATGAAGAAATGTAAAAAAAATTAAAAAAGGTGCTTGACAACAAGCACCTTTTGTGTTATACTTAAACCATAGAAAGGAAAGAGAGGTAAATAAAATGAAAACAGTACAGATTGAATACGAAACAATTAGTCCAGCAGTATTAGAAACAATTATCGTAAAGGCTTTCCCAGGTGCTATGTGCTATTGGAAAGACATCAACGAAGACTATTTCGAGTTTACAGTATTTGGAGTTTTAGACCTGGCAATGCTTGAAGATGTAATTGCTGAATTTATGTAAAAAAGGGGTTGACAAAACCCCTTTTATCGTGTATAATAAAGATACAAAGAACGAAAGGAGAAAAGAAAATGAGAAAGATTAGTCCAGAAGAAAGAGAAATGTTAATCGTAGCAGAAAACTTTGGTTGCGTGGCAGAGGTCATTGCGGAACTGGGTATCACAGCCGAAGAAGCGAGAGAAATAATTTGGGGCGAGGAGGAATAAGAAATGATTAAAATAAAACACTTACCAACATGTTTTATTCTTGAATGTATTGAGAAGAGAGGAGACACCGCAAAACACTTGTTCGGTCGAATTTGGTGGCATCCCGAAGGAAAATTTTTCATAATTGGAGATAAAAGGCCTACAAAGTAGGTCTTTTAATTTTGGCCGGCCGCGCGCGAGTGTTGCGGCCGGAATTTCACGCATTAAAGTGCTACAGCAAAAAAGTGTTAAAAAAATAACAAAAAAATTTTCAAAAAAAGTTTCCCGAAACCTATTGACATTTCTCTTGAAGTATGGTATATTATAATTATAAAAGGGAGCAGAGAAGAAAGGAAGTAAAAAAATGATGAACAAAGAAGTAGTAAAGGCAATGAACAAGAAAGAAACAAAGACAAGTACAATCCGCAAATGGTGGAATAAGAACGGCTATAAGGTAATGAGAGTTATCCTTTTCCCTATTTGGTGGGGCATTAAGGCAGAGGAAAAAATCGAAGCACATCTCAATTCCAAGTGTGAATGGAGCGAAGAAAGAGCAGACGAAATTCTTAATTATTACATTCCTCGCCATGCTGAATGGGATGCAGAAGAAAAAGAATTTTACTTTGCAGACAACGGAATGGGCTGGGGTATGAAGTGCCACAATAAGAAAATCAAAATCAAAGACCGCAGATGGTGGAGAATACACACAGACCGTTGGGGTGGTGAAGTGAGAGATTACCTCATCAACAAGTTTGAACTTGAAGGCTTTACAAAGGAAGTTGGCGACTGCTATAACGGTTGGACAGAAATAATTTTCAGAATGATTGAAAATGGGGTTGACAAATAATCAACCCCATGATATAATAAAAGAAAATAAGAAAGGAATACAAAATTATGAAAATTACAATGTTTGCAACAATGCCGGAAATTAGAATGTTCTGTGCAGAAAGTGGTTATCCATTCCACGATGTAAATTTAGCTCAAATTTATGCTTTATACGAAATTGCCGGTTGGCGCAGAGCTATGATTGCAGAACACCTCGGCTATGCAGTCTCAACAGTATCTCGTAAAAGACATGACATGTGGGATTTTGCATACCTTGCAGAATTACTTTTTACTGACATTCCAATAGTAGAAGAAGAAAAAGAAGAAGAAAAAAAAGAGGAAATCATTCTTGAACCAACAACTCTTTATCGTAGATTTAGAGACGGCAGACCTGCGGTAGCTATGGAATTTATGCCGAAATGCGGACCAAACATCAAGAATGAGCAAGCAGTTTATTTCTTTAAATTCTATAATCCAAATAGTTTAGAATTTAATAAAATCGGCACTTCAACAAGAGATGTGGTGGCAAGATTAAGAGATGAAATTGGCGACTATTCAAAAAAGTTTGACATTGCAAGAGTTGAAATTCATCGAATCGTAAGTTGTGGTTGTAATCCCGCAGAGGGGGCAGAAAGTGCGTTAAGAGCAGAACTTATTCAGCAATACCCAACAGCCTTCCGCAAAAATGACAGGTTCTTTGGGGTTGACATTTCACCCGATGTATTTGATGAAATTATAGCCAAATATTTTATTTAAAATAGGATTGAAAAATCCTATTTTTTTATTCTTTTTTTGTTTGGCGGCGCGCTGGCGATTGTAGCGCGCCGAGTTTCGCGTGTTAAATGTGTAGCACTTTTATTCGTTAAAGCGCTTGCTTTCACACGGTAAAGTATTAAATCCTGAAAGTATTGTACTAAAATAAAAACATAATTATTTTTAAAAAAACTATTGACTTTTTCCATATTTGTGGTATACTATAATCAAGAAGTGAGTAGTGCGAACCTGACACAGGTGGTACCCCGACGGGTCAGCTCTCCACGAAAACTTCTTAAAAAAAGTTAAAAAAAGTGCTTGACAAATGGCTCAAGCGATGCTATAATTAGGTATAATCAAAATTAAGAAAGAGGTACAGAAAAATGACAAGAGAAGAATTATTGCTTACAGGAATACTCAATATTGCAAAATGTTTCTTTACAGATGAAGAATTAGCAGAAATCGTAATGGAAGTTGCAGAAGAAATCAAGGAAGAAAAGGGAGAAAAATAAAATGAAAAGAAAGATTTGCTTAGACATGGACGGCACATTTGTTGACTTATATGGAGTAGAAAACTGGCTCCCAATGATAAGAAACGAAATGACATTTCCATATACACACGCAAAACCATTAGTAAACCTTAGCCTTATGGCAAGATACTTAAACAAGTTGCAGAAAGAGGGTTACACTTTAACAATTATCAGCTGGACTGCAAAGAATGGCACGGATGAATATAACCACAGAGTAGCGCAAGCTAAGATGAAGTGGTTAGCAAGACATCTAAAAAGCGTAAACTTTGATGAAATCCATATTGTAAAATATGGCACACCAAAGGAAATTTTTGGAAATGAAACAGATATTCTCTTTGATGATGAAATTCAGAACAGAGAAAACTGGAATGGCACAGCCTATGATGTAGAAAATATTTTAGAAAACTTAAAAAATCTGCTTGACAAATAGCACAAACCATATTATAATAAATACATAAAGAGGGAGAGAGAGTGAGGTTTCCTGTTCTCCTTAACTCACTCTCTCAAGACCTCAATAATATGGGTGTAGAAGTATGGCCGGTGCAACTCCGACAACACCCTACCTACCTTTCTTTTGGCTGGTCATGCGGAGAGACCTTAGACTCCGCTCTCCTTTCGCAATTATCAAAGTTCATTTTATACCTTTCTTTCAGAAGAGGCTCCCAAAACTGGGAGCTTTTTCATTTGGCGCGCCGCCCTGGACCGGGGCGACGCGTTTTACCGCATTAAAGTGTTAAAGCAAAAAAGCGATTGAAAGTGGCGCTTTACCGCATTAAAGTGCTAAATCCCGAAAGCACTTTACTGATCTAAAGCGTTAAAGGATTGTATTAAAATAAAAACATGAAAAAAGTGCTTGACAAAATTACTAAGTGTATGCTATAATAAGGTATAAGTTAAATAAAGAAAGGATTGATGAAGATGAACAAAATCGACCGCCGTATCAGTTATAAACTGGTACTTGACACAGAAACTTGTCCACTGGATAGAACATTGGAAGAAGTAAACCCTTATAATATGTTCACCTATGACATAGGCTGGGCAGTTGTAGACAAAAGGGGCAATGTATATAAGACCCGTTCCTATATCGTTGCTGATATATTCTTCTATGAAGATGAACTGATGAACTCTGCATACTATGCAAATAAAATTCCTCGCTATATGGAAGATATTAAGTCCGGCAAGCGAATTGTTGCAAAGTGGAAAACCATTGTTAATAGACTGCATGAAGACATGGAAGAATATGGTATTACTGAAGTGTTCGCTCACAATATGCGTTTTGATTATGGCACGACAGTAACCACCCAGCGATGGCTTACAAAATCAAAATACCGGTATGTTTTCCCATACGGCACTGAAATTTGCGACACTCTCAAAATGGCAAGAGATGTAATCGGCAAAATGCCAACATACCGCCTATTTTGTGAAACATATGGTTTGTTTACAAAAAATGGTAGATTATCCATGACAGCTGAAAACCTTTACAGATTCATAATCAACGACCCCGAATATGTTGAAGAACACACAGCACTTGAAGATGTGATGATAGAAAAGGAAATCCTAGCTTACTGCTACAAACAGCATAAAAAAATGGATAAAAAACTTTGGTAAAAGTTAAAAATAGGGGTTGACAAAACCTCAACCCCTATGGTATAATAAAGCATAAGTTAAAACAAATAAAAAATTTGAAAGGAATTGATACTATGGAAAAAATGACAAATGCAAAGGCTATCGCTTACGTAATCGAAAACTGCACAGTGCCAAAGGACGTTGCTGAAAAGCTCGAAAAGATTTTAGCATCTTATGAAAAGAAAGCTAGTGCTGAAAGAAAGCCAACAGCAACACAGATTGCTAATGAACACTTAAAGGATGTAATTTTAGGCGTGCTGACAGAGGCAACCAAGCCAATGACAGTCTCCGAAATCATCAAGGCACATGCTGAACTTGCTACACTCAGCACGCAGAAAATATCTCCACAGCTTACAAAGTTAGTGGATGAAAAGAAAATCGTAAAAACAGTTGAAAAGAGAAAGTCTTACTTCTCTATCGCCTAATTCCCAAAGAGGGGTTGACAGAAAATGTCAGCCCCTCGATTAAAGAATTCCCTATTGACAAATAATTAAAATTATGTTATAATTATTATAGAAAATAGGAAAGGAAAGTGATAACATGGATAAAGAAAGAATTGAAAAGATGATGAAAAATTTAGACCTCACCAGAGAAGAAGCCATTGAATTGATTAAGGCTGATGAAGAAGTAGACAAAATGACATCATCAAAGCAGTGGGATTCTGACTTAACAGAAGAACAGAAAAAGGTTATCAAAGACACCAAGAAAACAGGAAGAAAGATTTCTACAACTCCAACCAAAAGGGAAAAGAAAGTTGACAACACAAAGAAAATGCTAATTGAAACTTTGAAAAACTCCCTTGAAATGGCAACAGATTTTGAAATCTTAAATGATGAAAGAGAATTTACATTTACTGTAAATGGTGAAAAATACAAAGTGGTGTTGTCAAAGCCAAGGAAGTAAAAAAGGAAAATGGAAACATTTTCCTTTTATTTTTCAGTGCGGGCCGGCCTTTGAGCTGGCCGCCCACGTGCGTAGGTGGCCAGAATTTCCATTATACCACAGTCCCGCAAATTTGTCAAGCGATTTTCCGCAAATAAATTAAAAAAATAATTTTCCTAAAACTATTGACTTTTCTATTGGCTCATGCTATAATTAGGTATAATCAAAAATAAGAAAGGAAGTAAAAATTATGTTAAAATTAAATCAGAATAGTGGAAAAAATTGGTTCACAATTATGGATGATTCAGGTTGTACAGTATCTGGCACAAAAGAAGAATTAAATGGACTGTATCAGCAGTTAGTTAGAGTTAAAGGTGGTTTACCTAATACTCCTCAAAATACAGAAAGAGTTCACAACATTTTGTTAGAAAATACCTGTGATTGTGAGAAAGTTCAATTAAGAGTTTCAGATTCAGCTTTAAGATTTTTGAATTTCTTACTTGAGTATAATTGGATGGATGATGATGACATTCAGTATACAACATTAGAAGATTCAGATTATGAATTTATCTAAAAAAAATAAAAATAGGGGGTTGACAATATCAACCCCTTGTGTTATAATAAAGACAAGAAATAAGAAAGGAAAGGTAAGAGAAATGATGAAGAATTTAGGTAAATTATTTACAGTAATTATAGTATTATTTCAAGTATGGTTTATAATAAGTTGGTTTGAGGTTGTATTATTCAATACAAGTGGTGACCCACAGTACAGTGCTTGGAATTTATTTGAAGTTTTAATAAATTGGGGGTTGACAAATTAAATCCCCTGTGTTATAATAGAACCATAGAAAGGAGATAGAAACTATGGAAACTATGAAAGCAGTAGGTTTACTAATGAGTGTAAGTTTAATCTTAGGAATATTTTATCTGTTAAGTGAGGTGTTTTAAATGGCAGTTAAAGACGCATACATGGAAGTTTTAACGGATATTATCAATAATGGTCCGGCAATGTTTATTGGTGAGTATGACGCAAGAAATGATAATACAGGATTTATGTATGGTATTTCTACCTTAATGGAATGGATTGCCTACAAAACTGAAGATGAAGATGCAATCAATTTTATTGATGAAGAGTTTATGAAAAATATGATAAAAAGTAAAAAAAAGGCTTTGAAAGGACTGGTGAAATAAATGAAAGAAATCTTAATTATTTTTACAGCATTAACAATTATCAATGTGGTATTATCCACAGCAAAATCTTTAATCACCATTAAGGGTGGAATGTGGGCAGCTGCATTTATGAACGCTTTTACCTATGGAGTGTATACCTATTTAGTATTCTTCACAGCAGATGATACATTAACACTGTGGCAGAAAGCAGTAATTACTTTTATCTGTAACTTTGTAGGTGTATTATTAGTTAAATGGGTTGAACAGAAAGCAACTAAAGACAAGTTATGGGTATTCCTTGCAACTGCCAAAACTGATTTAGCAGAATTACACAAAGTTGATGACATGTTAAAGCAGGCAGGTATTAAACTGTTATACAATGAAGTTGTGAAAGATGAATTATACAGTTTACAGATTTTCAGCAACACACAGAAAGAATCTAAAATGATTGAAAGTGTATTGGAAAACTTTAACATCAATTACTGTGCAGTAGAAACTAAAATGAAAAAAGAAAGTGAAAAAAAGGTATTGACAACTGAGCAGTTTTAATGTATAATAGAAGTATAAATAAGAAAGGAAATTGATACTATGTTAAGAACAGCAGAAAAATATGTTTTGGAAGAAATGGGTGTGGAAATGCCAAAGGGTGAAATCTCTGGGGCATGGTTTGCTGAACAAGGTCTACCAATGATTGTAGAATGTACTGAATGTGGAATGACTATGGCATTGCCAAGTGCTTTAGTTGATGATAATGGACATTGCTACTGTCATGGTTGTGTTAGTGAAGAATTTATAAGGAGATGATACAATGATTAAAAATTATATAAATAAAGAAGGTAAAATTATTAGTGATAAAGAGTTTGAAAAATTACTTAAAAAAAAACTCAAGAATGGATAGAAGATAATGTCTGGTTTGAAGATTGGCTTCACATGAACAATTATTATATTTCAAATATATTCTTTTTATCAGATGAAGATAAAAAAGAAGTATGGGAAAAGTTTGAAAAAGACTGTTTACATGAGGCTAGATGGGAGCTTTTGGAAGTCTATGGCTGGGCTCCATGTGAGTAAAGGAGTTGATACTATGATGTATATTGAATGGTGGGATTCTGTTTACAGAGAATGGAAATTAAGTAAAATGATTTTTTGGAAAGCAATTCTTTGTGTATTACTAAATGAAGATTGTCATTTTGCCAAGGTGGTTTATGATTAAATCACCTTTTTAATTTGCACGCCGCGCTGACCATCGAGTCAGCGCGAATTTTCCATTATACCACACCCAGCACTTTTTGTCAAGACTTTTTTCGAAAATTTTTTAAAAAATTATTTTCCCAAAACCTATTGACTTTCCCCTACCGCTATGTTATAATGAGTTATCAGTTAAAGGAAAACACTTCCTCACACTGAAAAAACTTTTTTCAAGAAATTGAAAAAAAGTGCTTGACAAATAGCATACCAAATGCTATAATAAGGTATAAGTTAAATCAAGGGTCGCCACCTAATAGCGAGAAAGAGAGTTGATACTATGACTAAGAAGATGACTAAGAAAGAAATGTTTGCACAGCTGATTGAAAAGTATGCACTGACAGCAGAAGAAAGAGCATTTTGTGAGCATGAAATTGAACTGCTCAACAAGAAGTCTACAGGCGAAAGAAAGCCGACTGCTACACAGGTAGCAAATGAGGGCTTAAAGGTTGGTATCCTTGCCTATATGGCAAATGAACCAAACAGACTGTTCTCCATTTCCGAGTTGATTAAGGAAGTGCCAGAACTGGCAGGACTTTCCACTCAGAAAGTTTCTCCTCTGATGTCCGCACTCGAAAAGGCTGAAAAGGTTGTAAAGATTGTGGAAAAGAGAAAATCTCTCTATAAGTTAGCGGAGTAATCCACAGGGCAGGGCATAGACCCTGCCCCCTATAAAAGGGGGTTGTTAAATGGTTAACAAGTTAATGACAAAGCTGGGCTGCACCGAGGAAGAGGCTCTTGACATTATCGCTCAAGATAAAGCCATAGACCGAGGAGCAGACCCGTTTCCATTATCTGCCGAACAAAAACAAGCAGAAAAGAAAATGAGAGCCACAGGTTCAAGAGCAAAAACTGAAAGTAAGCCACGCACACGCAAGGCAGACACAGAAAAAGCCGAAATAATTGCTAAAATTGCCGAATTTTTACAAGAAGATGTAGAAAATTTGGAAATTATTAACAAAGAAAGACAAATTTTCTTTAAAATGGGAGAAAATTCCTATGAATTGACCCTTACAAAGAAGAGAAAATGATAAAAACTCCCATTTTTGGGAGTTTTTTTGACTTTTTTCAAAAAAAATGTTATAATATTTATATAAAGATAGGAAAAAATGTAAAAAATTGGTTTGGCGGCCCGCCTTTGGGCGAGTCAGGCCGAATTTCCAGATTTTTCCAGTAATGGGAATTTTTTCCAGCTTTTCCAGCATCTTCCACCTATCCCACATTTTCCCATAACCAGTGGATCATATGCTGGCTTTTGTATCACATATGGCCAGGCTCTGAAGTTCAAGTGGCCGCGCCTGGCCTCATATGGCCACACTCCCTTTCTTTTTAAATTATCTTTAGTTAGGTGTCGGCGCGCCTAACGCCTCCCGGGTAGGGCTCCATATGTTGAGCCCTACTTTTTTCATACTCTTTGCGGATCTAGCATATGCGAGCGCGCCTTTGATTTTTATAAAAAAATATGTTATAATATAAAAAAAAGACTTTTTTAAAAACGCAATTAAATTTGCCACGATTATTTTTTTATGGAGAACGTTCCAGGAGAGGTAATAAATTAGGCCCTGAATTAACGATAGCATAGTTCAGTAAAAGCATTTTTAATAACCCCTCTGCGCAAATTTTTTAATGAAATGTGAGAAATTCTACTTGAAATTTTTCAAAAAAAATGTTATAATATAGTATAATAAAAAATAAAAAATATATTTTATGAGGTTTGACTCTTACAGAGTCAAGGAGGTAAAATGACAAAAGAAAATATTTTAGAACGTCTGCGCGCAGGTGAAGATCCAACAGTAATTGGAAATGAACTGGTGGCTATTCTGAACGAAGCGATCGCAGATAAGAAGGCTGAAGATGAGGCCAAGAGAAAAGAAGAAGAAGCAAAGGCATGGCAGATGAAGGATGCGGAACTGCTTGCGGAAGTAATGAATGATTACTTTAAGAAGTATTGCGGCGCAACTGAAGATAAGGTAACTGCCGAAGGTTTGGTTCTGGCCGCCGATGACGTAGCTAAGATGCTGAATGTGATCGATAAGGTGATTGAGACTGCCAATGAAGTTGGCAATAGCGTTAATGAAATTAAGGCTACTGTAAAGCAGTCTGTAAAGACACCTGATGGTAAGGTTAAGACAACTGTTAAGACTGGTCAGGAAGCAGAAAACTGGATAGAAGAAGTGTTTGCGGAATTCTTTAAAGATTTTCATATTTAATTAAATAAGGGTAACGGAGACGAGGAAAAAGTGGTGAGTGGTCTGGCCCAGGGGAGGCCACCACTCATCCTCCAAAACATATTAAAACTTTACAATTTTATTCTACTAAAATATTCTAAATTATATAATTCTTTTCTGGATTGTTTCTTAATTATATAATTTATATCTCCCCTATACGCGGCAGTTAGCAAAAACCTCAAAAAATCTTTTCCCTCTCTCTTTATCGTAGGAGCTATTATTACAATAGCTCCTTTTTTTGATCTTTCGCTACGCTCAAGCTCAACTTTTAAACTGAAACTTTCTCTAGTTCCTTTATGAGATTTTCGATTGAATTTTCCTCTGGTTCCTTTTGATCCTCTGCGAGGCTCAAAGAGTTTTTAATTTCATTTTTTGAAATCAATTCTTGAATCTATCCAGAGTTGCATCTTATAAATTGAACCGGAACCTATGAGCCCGCAGGGATCATAACTGATATTTTTTCTTGCTTCATTTATTACTTCCTCCCAACAATTTTTTAAGTTTTGTTCCACTAACATATCTATTAATTCTAATATCATCCCCAACTACTTATCCTTCCTGGTATTACTTCAATATTTTTTCTTAATTCTCTTAATACATACTCATTAATTTCCTTTTGATTTTTCTAATATATTATATCTTCCATACTTTTTTCATCTTTATTTACAAAATATATTACATTATCTTTTAAATATATATCAACCTATTTAGCATCAGAAGGAACCTATTCTTTTAATGCTTTAACAAATTCTATATTGCTCACTTTTTTCTCTCTCCTCAATTAACATATCAATAACATCATCTTTATTAAAATATTCTGATCTTAACACTTCTTTTAATAACATATTATAGTCTTTTTTATTTAAATGAATTGCTATTTTACACATTAAACACTCATAAGCATCTAATAGATTCTTAAAATCTTTATTTAATCTTTCTATTTCATTTTTTAATTCATCTATTGTATATCCATCATAGTATGCCACTTTTATTATACCTCCCGGTAATAGCGATCTAAAACACTTTGTAATATACTCATAGGAATATATCCATTATAAAAAGCTAAAACTAACATTTCAATAGCTTCTTGATATTTTCCATCTAATATATATTTAATAGTATCTTCTATTACATCTAATTTTTCTGCTTTATCTTTCTTTTCATAATAATATCCAGCATCCATTGCTAAATATAAATCTATTATTTGATCTTTTGTAAATTGTTCTAATTCTTTTCTTGTTATTTCTTTATCATTCATTACATTACTCCTATTACTTTTAAATATTTTAAAACATATCTATCTTCTATTGATTCAAATATTCTATCTCTTAATTCTAATATTTCTATTAGTTCTTCTTTACTATACTTATCATATTTCATTTTATATATTACCTCCTTTATCTCTTTAAGCCCCGAAGGGGCCATTAAATTTTTATGAGTGCGTAAGCACTCTAAAAATTATTATAATTCTCATTTTCATTATCATTCTCATTGTTTTAGATTTTTTGGATTTATGGTATTTTTTTAGATTTCTAAAAATTTCACTTTTAGATTTTTTAGATTTTATCTACTTTTTTAAATAATTTTTAGATTTTTTCGTCTAAATGGTATCCACATTTTTAGATTTTTTCGTCTAAAAATTTTGAATAAAATCCAAAAATCCAAAATTAGATTTTTTAGATTTCTAAAAAATTCCAAAAAATCTAAAATCCAAAAAATCCAATTTAGACTTTTAGATTTTTAGATTTTAATTAAAAAACAAAATTAGGACTGCTATAATCAACTTCTTCTTCAATCATTTCTTGAACTTCTTCTTCTTTCTTTTTACGCTGCGGTTCATTCAATAATTCTGGATACTCAGATCTAATAATACCCATACGATAACTAACAGTTTTCTCATTTATTTTTAATTTTTTAGCAATCTCCTTTTGTTTATAACCTTCATTATATAATTTAGCAATATCATCAAGACATAATTTATCTTTTCTTTTGTCTAAATCTCTACTAACCTTTTCATTATAATTATTAACGTCTTTATCAATAACAGGAACCACGGGTTGTAAAAATATTTCCATATAAGGATCATCAGAACTCATTTCACCTGTTAATATATATTCAATTGCACTAATAGCAAGCTCTCCTGCTTTTTCTGGTGCTTGTTTATGTAATTTTTTAATTTGTTCGAATACTCCGCTATAAATTACGCCTGACTGACGAACGGAGCTATCTTTGAATTTAGTAATCATTTAGTATTTAGTCTCCTTTTTTAGTCAGATTTCATTTGTTGGATTTCTTTTTCAAGAGCATTCAATAGTTCTTCTGTTTCTTCAAACAAATAACTAGTTAACCAAGGCTTTTGCGGATTTGGCACAGTCTTAACAATCATAAAACCCTACTAACATAATTTACTGGCTAACTTAGTATTATAAACTATTTTAGTTTCCATTAATTACTCCCCTTATCTTTTAAAAATTCTTTAATAGCTTTACGAACTACTTGTGACATAGATAAATCATTTTTATCAGCATATTCATTTAATAATTCTTTTTCTTTTTCATCTATTCTAATAGAAATAATAACCATTATTTCACACTCCTTTTAATAATACATAAAAATTATTTTTAATAGATTTTATTATTTTATCCTACATTTATTATAACAAATTTTAACAATTAGCACAACAATTCCTGCGCGAAGGCCGGTCCCGGGATCTCTTAACCGAATGATCCGGCAACCGTAGTCCGACTGGCGTGCGAGCGCGCAGAAGCTAGTTGAAAATTTTCAAAAATTTTGTTATAATATATATACAAACAAAATAAAAATTTCAAAAAGGAGAAAAATTTATGGAACTTTATAACAAAATTGAAGAAATATTAGCAATGGCTACAGAAGGGCAGGAAACTGTTACTCTACCAACTGAAGATTTTATATCTTTATGTCAATGCTTAATGGGATTTATTTCTGTTGCACTTGAAAATTATGATTATGCAAGAGAACATTTAAAAGAGTTAAATTTAATTTAACCTCCCCCTAAATAGGAAAGAGTCTTTACTCTTTCCTATTTAATTGAAAAATATAAAAATATATGTTATAATATTATATAATAAAAAATAAGAAAGGAATACTTAATTATGATTAATTTAATGGATAACATTATTGATAGTTTACCTAGCAATTATTCTTTATATTTACATAATTATGCCGTTGGAGTAATGATTATTAAAGATGAAAATACTGGCGAAGCATTCCGCATTAATATTCGTCGTGACTTCATTTAAAGAGGAATAGTTATGATTAGAACTATGAACTATGTTAATTTAAGTGAATTAGGTGCGGCAATTGATGCCAAATACATTACTGATTTCATATTTTTCTGGGACACTGAAAATAGTGAGGGTGCGTTTCTCTCTTGCGATGAAGAAAAATTAAAAGACTTAATCGAATATGTAGAGTATCTTGAAGAAGCAAACTCTAATCATCACTATCTTCAGAAAGCAAAGAATGAGATTAACGCAATTAATCTCCTTCGCACAAAGTATGGAATCACCGACAAAATCTTTGTATATTTTGACTAATAAGAAAGGAATGGTTTAGCTATGTTAGTTTTTAATACTAAATTTGTTTACGCACGTGATTTAAAAGAGGAATTAAATATTTCCCATCTTGATGAATTTAATTTCATCCATGAATGTGGCGAAAATTCTCATGTTTGGTTAGATACTTCTGATGAAGGTTTACAAGAAGTTATTGACGAATTAAAGTTCGCAATTCAAGAAGATCTATCTGAAGATTACATCACTGCTCTTCAGAACGATATTAAGGCAATCAAACATTTGCGCAATGTATATTCTCTGAAAGAATCAGTTTTAATTCTCTTTTTCTTATAAGAAAGGAATGATACAATGTTAAATATTAAACATGAACCAATGATCGACATTAAAGAGCTGGCCGCAGAACTCAACCTTAATCCAGATAATTTCTCATTCTGTGATGAACCAACTGATGTATACCTTCTGGACACAACTCAGACCGCAATTACTTATCTCGAAAGAGAAATTAAAATTATCGAAGAAGTAGATGATCCAGATGTTGCTTGCGGATATTATTACAATCCAGCATGGATTCCTTTGTTCGAAGCAGATATTGCGGCAATTAAATTACTCCGAGAAAAATACGGATTTAATGATCACGTTCTCGTCAGAAAACATTAAATCTTCGTTGGAAACCGATTCGTTAGCCAAAGTCTAAAAGTCCAAAAGAGGAGAAAAAACTATGAAGTTAAATAAAGTATATGAAGTTAGTATCCATGAACTCTGCGAAGAAATGGGTATCGAGCCTTGGGATCTTCCTTGGCGAGATGGATATGATAATAGTGAATATTTTGACGATATGACTCTTCATTGCGACAATGAAAGCTATCAGTGGTATCTCGAAAGAGATGAAAAAATGTTTAATGACCCTGAGTCTGATCCGGAAGAATATAGACGCTTCATTAATATGCTTGATGTAATTAAGCATTTGCGCAACAACTACGGAGTTTATTGTGATGTAATTGTAGGAGAATTTTAGTTATGAAACAGTACGAAATTTTTGCCCCATATATGTATTGGAAATCCGTCGGCAAAGTTTGGGCGGAAACCGAAGAAGAAGCCATGGAAAAAGCATGGGATGAACTTGAAATCGAAGATAGCGATAGTTTGTGTTATCATTGCGAAGAAGATATGCTTGATCATCCTATGATCGATTTTACCGTTGGTTTATCCACAAATTGTCTTGGAGAAGAGTAGTGGCCAGCAGAGCTGTCCCCTAAGGAGTGATTATGAAAACTATTAAACTCGTTCGTGCCGTAGGACCATTCGGCGATGAAATGTCTAAATATGATGTTATTTTCCCCGATATGACTATTGCGGATTTTATTTTAATTGTCGTAAAAGAAAATCCTAGTGAATGGGGAAAAATAAAATTTAATGGTGAAATCGTTTGCGAATATAGCAAAGGTGTAATAACTTGTTTAAAAGCTGAAATTAATATCTTAAAAACAACCGTTACTTCTAAAGACGCTTGGGCTCGCGGAGGATGGTCTATGATGGATTACCATTTATATGGTAAAGCATTGCAAAAAGTTTACCCTGAACCGCAAGAACAACCAAATTTTTTATTTTAAGTTATGATTATGAAATATGAATTTATTAGTTCCGTCATTTGTAGAGACTGCGAAGGTTTCTGCTTTGATGAAGAAATTCGCCGGCATTATTGTTCTCAAAAATTATGTCTTTGGCGAGATCATAAATTATTACCACAAATATTAGAGGAGGAATAATTATGCCAATTAACGATGATCTTGGTCGTAGAATGAAAGAAAACTACGAAGAGATTACACAATATAAATTAACACGCCGCACGCCCGTAGTAATTCGCCTTGACGGCAGAGCCTTCCATACTTTTACAAAAGGTTTTTCTAAACCATTTGATAGAGAATTAAACAATGCTATGGAACGTACAGCTCTTTATCTTTGTAAAAATATTCAAGGTTGTAAACTCGCATATACTCAGTCTGATGAAATTACCCTTATCCTCACTGACTATGACACTCTTGAAACTAATGCTTGGTTTGATTATAAACTTCAAAAGATGTGCTCAATTGCGGCCTCAATGGCAACCATGAAGTTCAATCAAATCTTTGCCGAACTAGCTAATGAATATATAGATTATATAGCCGCAATGCAGGATTTTGATATAGAAGAAGAACAAAAACATGTTGCTGCTTATAAGCGCGCATTAGAACAAGGAGCAATGTTTGATGCTCGTTGTTTCAATGTTCCAAAAGAAGAAGTAGCTAACTTAATCGTTTGGCGATGGATGGACGCAAAACGCAACTCTATTCAAATGATAGGTCAGGCTAACTTCTCTCACAAAGAACTCCAAGGCAAAACCTGCGCAAATATTATAGAAATGCTTGAAACAGTTGATCCTTGGGATTATTACTGTAAACATTATCTTTATGGCACTATTATTTATAAGTTTGAAGGCGTCTGGAATTGTTTTGCGGCCCCAGATAACCATGAAGATTTGCGCTTCATAGTAAATAAAGAAATTGGTTATGATGAGGATAAATAATATGGCTACTTGCGAATTAGACTGTTGCGCGCCGACTATGTCATGTGCATATTGCGCTAAAGGTATAGACTGTATATATAATAGGAGGAATATTAATATGGCTATTTGTTATTTAAAAGAATCTAGTTGTAACTATTGCGTGCCAGGTCCTTGTCCGCACAGAGGCGAAGAAGCTGGAGATGAAGATGCAGGAGTGTTAAAATAATTTTTATATTACGGAGAGATAATTATATGAAATATCACATTTACCAAAAAGTTTATCAACTTATTGACACAAATCGTTTTATTGAAGCAGAAACTAAAAAAGAAGCTGAACATCTTATTACTGTAAATCCAGAATACAAAGATTTAGTAATTGAAACATCTGAATTGTTAGAAAATGCTAAAATTATTCTAAATGATGGTAATGAAATCTATGGTGCTTCTGATTTAGTTTGTTTCCCAGTTATAGAATATCATAAAGGTGACGAATAATGTTTGGATTAAGTAAAACACGCATTTCTCCTCATGTAGCAGAACTCACCGAAAAACGAATGAAATACTGGAAAGATATGTTTGATCACAAGATTCTCGATACCTATGAAGATATAGATTTTCTTGAAATTGATACAAAAGGCACTACTTGGAGGGTCTATGGAACAGACGAAACCAATTTTTACATTATCCAGAAATAAAACCATTGAAATTACCGGTGAAGGATATTTTGAAGGATTGGCAAATAATAATTATTGGATGTCAAATAATAATTATTGGGCAGCAGATTATGATTATTCTTTATTCGTTTGTTCTGTTTGCGAAGGAATTGCTATTAAACCTTACAAAACCTGCCCCCACTGTGAAAGTGAAATGACTTACATCGTTCAAAAAGAAGAAGGAGTAGAGGAATCACATGATTATTAAATGGATATCCTATATAAAAAAATTAAATTATAGCCATTGGATAGTATATCCAAAAGAAAAAATATTCCAATGCGCCGAATGTAAAGAATTTTCTATTATATCTTATAAAGTATGTCCTAATTGTAAGCGTAAAATGGATGAAATTTGGGAGGCATCGTATGAAACCTTGGAAAACAACACCTGATACTTGCGCGACTTGTGCTTTAAAGCATCCACAGTCCTTAGCTTGTAGGCGCACAGGACAAAATATCACTCTCGACCATTATTGCGCAGAGTGGACCGATGAATTATTTAATTGTGAAGTATGTGGCAATCCAATAGCAATTGAAATGATTTGGGAGAGTGAGTTCACCCATGATCATCATCTAATTTGTCCAGAATGTTTCCGCTCTTTCTCTACTTGCCGCATGTGCGCGTCAGGGAGGAGCTGTGCTTTCGAGTCTGACACGACCCTTCCGAAGGTTGTTATGAAGACCATTCAGCAAGGAAACATGGTGATACAGACCCAGGTGCGCAATCCAGACCTCGTAAGTAAGACGTGCGAGGCAGGGTGTAAATGTTATGATAAGATAGGTCAGTATTGCCGGCGTGAAGATGGATATTGTATTGAACATGATTTTCAATCTCCTTTCTAATATTATTATATCATATTTTAGATAAAAGATCAACATGTGGAGGATTATACTATGTTAGAAACATTACCAAAAGAAAAATGGATGAAAGCATTTGCAGCTGCTGTTGATATTGCTATTAGTCAAGATTATTTTTCAGATATATTATTCTTTGACCTTTATCCTGATGCTCCAAAAGAAACAGCAGAGGATTATGAAGCGCTTTGGAAAAAAGTTGATGAAGCATATAAAGAAATATTTGGCATTAACAGATAGAGGTCTAGTTACTAGACACCTCTTTTGATTTTTTTATAAAAAAATGTTATAATATATTATAATAAAAAATAAGAAAGGAAAGTGATTAGGATATGAAAGATAAGTTGTATTTAAAAGCTGTAATTAAATCTAAGGATTTTGAAAAAGAGATGGCGGGTTTAGGCTATCCACTTCATTGTCATCATCTTCCTTGTTTTGAATTTGAAGAATATGATACTTATGTTCCATTTTATATCACTGATGAAGCTATTAAAAATGATTACGAAGCTATCGAATACGCAAAAAATAATGATTGGTTTTATGATGGATACTGTGTAGAAATCGAAGCGCAGATTGCTATGAGAAGAAATTTGCGGACTTGGGTTAATGATGACGCAGTTTTAGTTTATTATGTACCGGAGGAATAATATGGCAAAATATCCAATCCCAGTTCAGGTAAAGTTCTTTTGTCCTGATACAGAAAATGAAATAAGATTTGAAAATGGTATCGCATATGGCAATGAAATTATCTGCGCATGCTGCGGAGCTATCTTTGAAATTGATGATGTAATCGCAGATGCTGAATTCTGCGGTATTCCAAGAGAAAAAGCAATCAAGGAATATGGAATGTGGGTTGATTTTTCAAACTATATAGGAGAATTTTAATGGTAAGATATATTACATCAGATATGGATTGCGCAGATTGCTTATGTAGAATTTGCGCTCGTAATGAAGACAATGATTCAGTTAATGAATTAATTACGTCACTTGACATACCTTGTCATTGTGATTGTAGCATTGGAGATATATTAACAGAAGAATGTGAATTCTTTTTGCCGGATGAGGAGTGAGTATATGAAAACATATGGAGTAAGTTGTACCCTGCTTTTAATGGTGGAAGCAGAGAATGAAGATGCAGCAGTAGCATACGCAGAAGCAATGTTAAATGAAACTCATTATTATGCTGAAGATTTTAATGATATTGAACCTAATTTCCTTTATGAAGGAGATGGGTGGAAGTAATGAAAAGATATAGCGCCTATTGCACTATTCCACTTTTTATCGAAGCAAATAATGATGATGAAGCATATGATATAATTAAAGATCTGTTTAATTCAGGTAATATTGATTATAGTTTTGTAAATACAGTAGATTTATATTGTGAGGAGGAATAAATATGGGTTTAGATAATGGAATTATATTTCGTCCTCGTAATAACAAAATAAAAGTGCCTAAAAGAATTGAAAGACTTCCTCATATTGTGCCAGGCGGCATCTATGAAGTAGCGTATTGGCGCAGATATTGGGCACTTAGAGGCGATATTATGGCATATATGCCAAAAGAAAAAGAAAAATTAGAAGGCTTTGGTTCCGTATATCGAATTGCGGACAAGGCTAGTCTTGAATCTATCTATAAAATAGTAAAAAATGTATATAAAAATCCAAAGAACTTCCGAAAATCTAATACAGATTATTGGTGGTTTGGGACATGGCATTACTTTAAATTTAATATCTGGCAAGGTATTAAAATGATTAGAAATATTAAATGGGCAATTAAGCACTTTGAAGATGTGGAGGTTTTTTTCTATGATTCATATTGAAGATATTTTAATTTTAAAAGGAGTTAAGGGCACTGATAAAATTGTTGAATCTTTATGTAGTGACCATTTAAATAACATTGTGTTTTCTTATGCGGCTGCGCCGATTCAGATGCTCCACAATTCTGTGCATGTAAATTCTAATAAGCATAAGTCTCTCGCAAACTTTATGGCATACATGGATATTTCTCTAGATGAATTTATCGAAGGCGGTAAGCATTATGATTATTTAATTATCTATACACCAGAACTTCCAGAAGCAAATATTATGGATGCTGTTAAAGATTGGCTGGTTGAAGAAGAATTAAATATTGAACAGGTTATTGTTGTTTGTCAGCCTTAATAAGGAGTGATTATATGTATTTGCTTAGTGAAAGTAAAATGCGGGCTTTGGCTCAGAGCGCACTTAAACTAGACGCATTGGAACAGGAAGGCGTGTACGAATGGCCTTCTTATTGGGATGCGATGGTTGATTATAATATAATGGAATATGATGAAAAAGAAGATTGTTATGAATACACTTCTAAGGTTGATGAATTGATGGATACATATAATGTTGAAGTCCCAATTATTAATGACCTTTTGGATTTAATGAGTTTAATCGATCATAAAATTGATATTTATGAGCAGAAGACAACACAATTTGCGGATGGGGTACAGTCGGCTCTTATCTTTGTTAAAGTAAAATTGGAGGAGATTGTAAATGGAACTGAATATAAATAAAGAATTTGTAGACGCTATTGCTGAAAAGTTTGGTATGTTCATTGACTGGACTTCCGATAATGTTGTTCCACAAATAATAGATATCTTAATGAGATATAGAACATATGAATTATTTTCTAAAGGTTTTGTATTAGCTATTTGGCTTTTTCTATTCATTACTGGTTTAATTATTTTAATAAAGATGATTAAAGGTTTTGATGATATTAGTTATGAAGATTTTCCAGATGGAAAAGCTCGTTATCAATATATTGATAAAGGATATTTTTCTTGGAAAACTGATTATCAAGGAGATATTTATCTTGAAGATATAACCGTTATAGGATTTGTTCGTTTAATATATGGAGCAGTAGCTACTATATTTGGCGGTGTTGGTTTTACTTGTGTAATTGGCACATTTATTAAATGGATTTTTATCCCAGAAATTATGTTTTATCAGTTAATAGTGGGGTAATAATATGAAGTGTCCTTTTAGAAAAATTATTTCAACAACCAAAGAATTAAGAGAAGATGGTATAATAATTGACGAAGCAACAACAGAAGTTTTTGCGGAATGTTTAAAAGATGAGTGTCCTGCTTATTATTCGATGGGAACTATTCCTTGTGCATTAATTGAACATAGAATAAGACATATTTAAGAGAGATAAAATTATCTCTCTTTTATTTTTTTAAAAAAATATGATATAATATTATATAAAGAAAAATAAATAGAAAGGAATTGAATCTTATGATGACACCAGCTGAACAGGTTAACCTATTTTTATCTATTATTGAAGATTATAGAAGAGAGAATCAGAGATTACATGGAGTAATTGATTCTTATAAAGAAGAAACAAGTGATTATTACAATGAAAATAATGCTTTATTTAAGGAAAATGTTAATTTAAAGAATCTTAATATTTCTTTAGAAGAAGAAAATGGTGAATTAAAAAACAAAGTTGAAGGTCTTTTAGATGAAACCTATTCTCTTGAAGCTGAATTAAGAACTTATGAAAGAGATAATCTTGAATATGAAAGCGAAATTGCTGAACTGGAATCTGAAATTGTTACTTTAAAAAATATTATTGATGACTTAAATGGTAAGTTAGACGAATATTATAGTGACGAGGAGCTTAAATAAAATGAAGACTGAATATGGTACCGGTGAAATTGTTTTATTACAAACTTTAGATTATTTTCGCCAAAGGACAATAGAACTTGAAGGAGAGCTTTATCAAGCTAATGAACTTAATAAATATTATGAAACTCTTCATAAAGATTATGTTCAGAAGTGCGCAGAATATAATGCTTTAAATAAAACTTATGAAGCTTTTAATGAGGATTTTAATAAAATGTGCAAAGAACGTGATGCTGCAATAACTGAAGCAAATTATTTGCATGAAAATTATAAAAAGTTAGAAGAAGAATATGAAGAATTAGAAAAAGATTATAACGATCTTCGTAAAAAAGCAAAGAAATTACAGACAGAAAATGATCAGCACGTACGTGAATGGTCTGAACAATATACTGAAAAGAAAATTGCAGAAAGACTTGCTACCGATATGGAAAATAATTATCAGAATCTTTTAAAAGATTATGATGAATTATATGAAGAAAATATTAAATTAAAACAGGCTCTTGATATGAGAATGACTGAATGTGATAAATTAAAGGGTGAAAAAGAAAGTATTGCTTATGAATTATCTTTGTTAAAAAACGACTATGATAAATTATACGAAGAAGATGCTAAATTAAAGAAAGAATATGAAGCAACTTGGGTTAAAGTGGATATGTCAAAGATTGCTGATGCGATCGGAGGTCTTAATAAAGCAACAACACTTATTTCTTCCAAAGAAGCAGATGCTTTAAGATATATGCCTGATTGGGAAAGAGCAGGACATTGCGCATCACCCGCTCAGCAAGAAGTATGGGAAGAAAATCCTTACTGGAGATAACATGAATTAAAATGTAATATTTTTGTTTCTATTCTTATTACTATAGGTTAGAAGAAAGCAGGTTACTAATGGAATTTATAATAGCTTATATATTAGGAATGTTAATGTCTATTCCTATTTGTTTTTTGATAGATATTAAAAGAAAGGAGTTTTGGGATGATGACAACAGATAAAAGATTTCTTGAGCATGTTGAAGAAGCATATTCAATTCATGGTAATAAGGCTTTAATGGTTGCGCTTCAGGGTTCACAGAACTATGGTTTAGCTTATGAAGATTCTGACGTAGATACCAAGGCTCTGATTGTTCCTACATTTGAAGACATTGTCTTTAATAAGAGACCTGTTTCTACTACTCATGTAAGAGAAAATGATGAACACATTGATTTCAAAGATGTGCGGCTCATGGTTCAATCATGGCGCAAGCAGAATATTAACTTCGTAGAAGTGTTATTTACTGATTGGATGTGGGTAAATCCTAAGTATGAGCAGCCAGTTAAGACTCTTATTGATAATTCTGAATTAGTTGCGAGATATAATCCTTATCTTGCGGTTAAATGTATGAAAGGTATGGCTCTTGAAAAGTATCATGCTCTTGAACATCCTTACCCAAGCAAGGTAGATGTGCTCGCACAAAATGGATACGACCCAAAACAACTTCATCACATTTTCCGCATGAAAGATTTCTTATGGAAGTATATTGCCGAAGAATCATATGTTGATTGTTTAAAAGCAACTGATCCAGAGTGGTTAATTGAAGTTAAAAAAGGTAAATACTCTCTTGATGATGCGAGATTTTTGGCTGCGGAAAATGTAAAAATTATTTCTGATGCCGCAGATATCTATTGCGAAAAGATTGAAAATAAATGTAATCCAGAAGCAGAAGAAATATTAAATAATTTTGTTTATGATGTAATGAAGATTGCTATGAAGGAGGAATTAAAGTGATAAAAAACTACATAATTACCGGTGATACTCATGGTGTCTTCACTGATAGGCTTATTCAGATTAGAGAGGCGGGTTATTGGGGTAAAGAAGACGAAACTGCAATCATTGTTCTTGGTGATGCTGGTGTAGATTATTATCTTGATGGTCGAGATAAAAAATTAAAGAAAGAATTACAAGAATCCGGTTTTACATTTTATTTACTTCGTGGTAATCACGAGGCAAGACCATCTAATATACCAGGAATGGTTCAAGAATATGATGGTGAAGTAAATAATATTGTATGGGTTCATCCAGATTATCCCGCAATCAGATATTTCATTGATGGTGAATTATATCTTATTAAAAATCATTTAGTTCTTACTATTGGCGGCGCTTATTCGGTTGATAAATATTATAGATTATCAAAGGGTTGGAGATGGTTCGAGAATGAACAGTTAAGTCCAGAAGAAAGAGAGAAGATTGCGGCCAAGGTTGCGAATTTGAGTGTTGATTTTGTTTTCACTCATACCTGTCCTGCGCAATATGAACCTCGTGATTTATTTTTACCAATGGTAGATCAGAGCACCGTAGATAAATCTATGGAATTTTGGTTTGATGAAATTATGGATACCTTTGACTGGCATATCTGGCTTTGGGGCCACTATCACCAGGATCGTTTAGAGCGTCCGCATATGGAAATGCTTTTTAGAAGATTCTATGAGATTGATGAAATTCATGAACGTCATAGAGATTTGGATTATAGATATATGCTGAAAAGTCCTAATTTCTATATAAATGATTGTTGTTATGGATATAGATTATTACAACAGAAGGGAGTAAAATAATGGATATACATGCTATTATTATTTCAGTTTTATGGATTCTTTGTGGCGTTATGTATGGTATTCAGCAATATAGAGGAATTGCTCCATCTTGGACTCAGTTGTGGGTATTATATATTTGTTATATGATTTCCGTTGTAGTTCCAGTTTGTGCGTCATATTTTATATAATTATGAGAAATTTATATGCGTTAGTATTTTGGTGTTTTATACTTGCGAGCGCAGGTATAATGCTTTTAAAGGAGAAGATTAAATGTTATCTTATATAATTCTTGCCTATTTTATAACTGACGTTAGTTTTGGTATATCATTTGCTATATTTACTGCTACTGATTATTCAGTAGATAAATCAGTATGGCATTATTATTTTCCTATTTTTCATTATTATAAAGATAAAGTATTAGGTCCATTGGGATGGATTTTAACATGGAAAGATGTTAATTTCTTTGGAAAGTTATTTCCATTTATTACATTACTTCCTATGTATCCTTTCTATTTTATAGCTTATAGTGCCACATTTTTAATATCCTTATTACCAGGTTTATATAAGTGGGTATTTAGAGTAAGGGAAAAATAAAGTAGAGAAAAAATCTCTACTTTATTTTTTATAAAAAAAATGTTATAATATATTATAAAGAAAAATAAGAAAGGAAATAACAAATATGAAGTACACATTTGCTCCGGTTATTGATATCCGTGAATTAGAAAAGGCATTGGAAACTCAGTATGATATTGATACTGATGATTTAAGAAGTATCTTATTTGGCGATTATTATTCTAATGATTGCTTTAAGAAATATTATTTCAGATCAAAGTGGGAAAGCGAAGAAGAAGAACCTATTGAAGTTTGCGTAAAGGCATTCTTACAGGATGTTTTTCCAGATAATGATTATGTTCTAATTGATGTATCTTGGTAAAGGAGTAAATATGAAATTAAAAGAAGCGTGTGATATTGGTTATGCTTGCGGACTTAGCACTGTCGATGAAGCAGTTCGAAATATTAAAATTCATTGTTCTAATATTTTTTCTTATGCAGATATTGCATCAGAAGTATATGAACTTCATGAAGAAGCAAAACCTTATTTAAATAAAAATAAACATATCCTGGAATTATTTCCAGAGTTAAGAGAGAAGGAGGACGATTTTATTGTATGCACTGACAGCGAGATTTCTGAATCCGAGTGGTAAGTTATCCGAAAAGAGCTACATTTATCGAGTATCAGATAAGATTTTTAGTGATATTAATGATACAGAATATTTTGCGGCACGGAACAGAAATGATGGTAAGTGGGTTTATAATTTCCCTACATGGGAAATGACCTGTGAAAGCAAGAGTAGATATCACAATTTTGTAATATTTACTAATGCAGAAGAAATTTCTGATAGTGCTTATCCGGATAGACCAAAGATTAAGAAAGCAGAACTTCGAAATAAGCATAAGATTAATTTCGATGAAGATGATACTCCATTAGAAACTGTTGCAGTAATGGAAGTTAGTGATTTTCTTGATTTTTACTCCTTCGATGATATAGTGGAGGATAATAGAAGTATGACACCAGCATGGTTTGGAAAAGGAGCACCATTAACATGTAATTGCGCAAATGAAAGTTCAACTTGGTATGTTGATGAGGCATATGCAACTGCTAGTTCAGCAGTAGAAAATCCTATCAATTTTTATGGAACGACAGCTACTGAAGTAGATTATAAGTTACCAGAAACAATTTCAACAAAGATTACAGTAGATCCAGATTCATTAAAAATTTCTTCTGATATAGATCCTTCTGTATTAAAGATTCAAAATGATGGTTTCTGGTCAAATGTAGCAATATCTGCGGAAACAGCAGCAGATTCAATTAAAGAATTAAAAGAAGCAGTAGATAATTTAAAATTAAGAGAGGAAAAGAGAAATATGAATATGAAGAGTATTATGAAGGATTTTAATTTCGGTAAGGCAAGTGGCGTTAAGATGTCTATGTATGGTCCAGCATTCCAGTCTATGGATAATAGTGGCACTTCTGAATGGATTGCTCTGGAAAAGAAGACTGGCGACTGGGTAGATGTAACTGCTCTGATGTTTGATATGGATATTCCATTCTACCAGATGCCTGTGCCAAAGGATAAGGTTACAGTAAATGATTTTATTAAGCACAATGGCACTTGGGTAAGAGTAATCGACTTTGATGAAAATACTGCATATCCTATCGTGGAAGATATCTTTAATAAGGAACAGAAGACAATTATTCCTACCAAGAGTCCATTCGGTTTTGATTTCTACACAAAGCTGGTTAATATCATGGGCGATATGAGTTTTAATACTTCTAAGGATCAGCCATTCGGCAACATGCTGCCTTTCTTAATGCTGAATAATGGCAGTAAGATGACTGATATGCTGCCTATGATGATGCTGATGAATGGTGGTGAAATGGATATGTCTAATCCAATGATGATGTTCGCACTGATGGGCGACAATAAGATGAATGATATGCTGCCATTTATGATGATGATGAATATGAATAAGGAAAAGAAGTAATGTTTATTAGTAAAGATATTGAGTTTCATACACTAATGCGTTTCGGCTCATTAGTGTATGGAGACACATTTTTATTCGATGGCAATGTATATATGAAAGCTGGCATTATTGATATGGATGAATTAGGTGAGATTAATTATTATCCTATTGCTATTCAATTAGAAGACGGTATTCAGGAAGAATTTGATGATGAAGTTGTCGTAGAAGTATTAAATTTAGAACTACATCCAAAGAGGGTTAATTAAATGAAAATATGGATTGGTGAACCAGATCCGCAGAGTATTGCGTGGGTATATCACCCTTCGGCAAAAACTCAAGAGGATCAAGCAAGTTTAATTAAAATAATAGAGCATTATGGATATAATTCTTTTACAGTGGATCTTTATTCAGTAAATGATTTATATTGGGTGAAAGAGCTTCACGCAGGAGCAGCATATCTCAAAAAAGAAACAGATATTCAGTTTCATATCAATGTCCATGTTCATGCGGATCGGCCAGATGTAATTGAATTTATTAACAATTCACCATATTTAGAATATGTCCCAATCGTAGGAATTTAAGGAGAGATTAAAAAATCTCTCCTTTATTTTTTTATAAAAATATGTTATAATATTATATAAAGAAAAATAAGAGAGGAATTAAAGAATGTCAAGAGTTCATTGGGATTCAAAAAACTATATAGCTCGCATAGAAGAAAAACTTGATAATGGTCAAACGATTGAATTATCTATGAGTGAATGGTATTGGAATGATGATACAGTTTATTTTAACACTTGTTTATCTTTATATTCCAAAAGAAAGCAAGCTAGGGAAAATGAAGATGCGATTCGCACTACCGGTAAAGATACATTCCTTACTACTTGGCGATGGACAAAGCAAGCATTTTTTGAATTAGAAAAATGGATTATCGAACGCTTTGATTATGTAAATATAGTTATTTATGTAAATTGGGCAGATAATAGAAGAAGAGATATTTATTATCATTTCTTATCAAGACATGGCTATCAGTATGGTAGAGACTTAGATGGTCATAAAGTTATTTATAAAAAGGTGAAAATGAATGGAGAAACTTGATATTTATAAAGGATTAAAATGTTGTGCTGAATTTTTATGCGGAGAATGTCCTTATCAAATCTATGATAATGATCATTATAAACTTCGTTGTATTCATAAGTTAATTGTTGATTTAAATAATGTTATAGGAGTTGATTAATATGAAAATTAAAGCATACGCAGAATATGGTTGGGTTAATACTAATGATGAATGTATTATTGAAGTAGATGATGATGCTACTGACGCAGAAATTGAAGAAGCTGTATGGGAATGGGCTATTGAAAGGGTAGGAACTAATTGGGAAAGGATAGAATAATGTCTAAATGGTATTTTAAAGATAAAGATAGAATTTTAATGATTCTCTATGTCGAATATGATAAATTTGTTTTTGAAGTAGAGTTTCCCGAAGATTTAATTTTCAGAACTCCATTAGAAGAAATTCTTTGTTATGGAATTGAAGAAGCTTTAATGGATCGATGTGAAGACTTTGAAAAGTTTAAGAAATTTTTTATTAATGATTATCATTTTGAAAAGGCGGTAGAATGATGGAAAAATGGTGGTTTAAAAACAAAGATAAAAAATTAATGTTATTTTATGTTAAAGATAATCAAGTAATTACTTGGGAAGAAGGTCCTGATTATCCTTATGAAATCTCTTTATTAAGAATATTATGCTTAGGTATTGGCACCGATTTATATGGTGCTGGAAAACCTTTTACTGAATATAAAGAGTTTTTTATCGAGGGTTTTCATTTTGAAAAGGTGGTGGAATAAATGTTAATTAGAGAAATTAATCATTATCCAGAAATGAAAACTAAAAGTGCTACTGTTGAATTAACCTATGATGAACTCAGAGATATTTCAAATGCTCTTTATGAATGTAGTAAAACCCATGATAAATATCATCAAACACGAACAAGAATATTTTATTTATTTGAAATAGTAAAAAATGGTAATCTTGATTGTTGGGCAATTAAAAAACTTTATGAAATGACTCATCTAGGAGAAGAAGAATGATAGGCGTTGTGATTGCGGAATTGGCGGTTGTAGGAACCGCATGGATAGTTATAAAAGTAATAAAGTTGGGAGCATAACTTCCAACTTTATTTTTTTATAAAAATATGATATAATATATTATAATAAAAAATAAAGAGGTAAATTTATGGTAAGAAGTGTAAAATGTCCGGTATGTGGTATAGAAATTAAGTATGATGATTCTTTAAATATAGAAAATGAATATAATGACTATTCTACCACTTTGACTTATGATAACGGAGAAAAGTTAAATATCCATGCCAAGTATGTTCAATGTCCGGAGTGCGCCTCTGATGTAGATGTTGCCGCACTAAATATTCGTTTAAATCCAGAAGGTAAAAGAATGAGTATGGAGGTTATTTATTACTAATGTATTTTTTATTTGAAAAATGTGATGCTGAGAAGGGTCAGCAATTCGTTATTGCGGAAAATGTTGATGAAGCTGAATATTTATTTGGCGGAATTGATGAAGAAGATGCTATTATGAACGGAGAAGAATAATGTATTACACAGCACCATCATTCACTAACTTTGAAAAAGTAAGTGAGCCGTATGAAAAGAATAAGAAAATGTATGTCGATGTGAAGCATCCTAATACTGGGAATGTGCGCAGCGTGCGACTTTATACTGAAATTGAATTTCGTAAAGCATATGGCGGCAGCGCTGGTTCTGCGAGCGCAGAGGCGCCAAAACGGCATCTTGGTGCTGTGGACCTCAAAAAGGCCCGCAGATTCTCTGCGGGTCCTATCACTCTTATTACTACGAAAGATAAAGAATTTTTAAGTAAATCAAATGCTCGTTATGCTTGCGACGTTGGTTGGTATTTTGTATCAACTGAAGAAATCCCCGCACTACCGAGTGACGCAAAAACAAAGTTAATGACTTGGGAGGAATTCAATGGTAAAAGTAAAATGTAGTTTTTACATGAAAAATGGTATGACGATTTCCGCAATTGCGACTATAGATTCACAAGAAGAACTTGATGAAGAAATTGAAAAAAAGCAAGAACATTTTGAAAATGTTTGGTTTCATGATAGAAAAGGGATCGTTGGTTGGGGAAATACAACTATTAAATCCGAAGAATGTATTGGATATAATTTTGAAATAGTAGAAGAATTTGAAGAAGAAGATTCAATTGAACCAGTTTCTGTTGATGATATTCTGAAAGGAGCATTTTTTAATGGCTAATTTATATTATTTTAAATATACAACAATTAATGAACTTGATGAAACTAAAACTATTCAGTTTGCAGGAGTAATTGCTGCTAATTCTTGGGGAGAAGCTACTGAAATTATTGAAGCGCAAGAAACTGCAAAAGATGGTAGATGTGATTTAATTTGTATTGATCAGTTAGAATGTGGTGAAAATATTACATTTACTGAAGATTTAGAACTTTATGCGAAATTATATAAGGAGATGATGTAATGGATATTTATAAATGCCCTAATTGTGGTGAATTAATTGTCTATGAACCTGGTGATGCGATTCTGGGAGGCTTCCCGCATTTCGAATGTCCGGTTTGCGGTGGTATGATTCCAATGTTTTAAGGAGAGGAAAATGGCAAAAGTAATTAAGCATAGATATAAAATATTTGAAGATACTATTATTTGTCATAAATGTGAAGCAACTATAAGTTATAATGAAACTGATAAAAGATATAAATTTATTGAAGATGAAGGTGATTATTTTGAGATTCAAAGAATTACCTGTCCTGCTTGTAAAAAAGTTATTCCTGTTAAAGTGCGTATTATGACAGAGGATTGGTAAAGTGATAAAAATTATACAATATCCAAAAGGAAAAAGAGTTAGATGTTCAAGATGTCTTTCTCTTTTGCAATATTATAAATGTGATGTAAAATTTCATAAGGCAGACAAAACTTATAATACAAGGAATTATTGGTATATTACTTGCCCGATGTGTTATAGGGTAGAGGAGGTGCCTGAATGGCAAGAGTAATTGAAAAACCTAGTGAATTAATAACAAAATGTCCTCATTGTGGAGCAAAGATTGGATTTGACAAATCTGATGTAGTTGTGGATATATTATGGCCTTCTATTGATTGCCCAGGATTATATATTGAAGATCAGTGGGCACCAATAATTTATCGAAAATTAACTTGTCCATATTGTCAAAAAACTATATATTTAGAAAAAGATTATGATAAGGAGGTCTTTTAATGAAGAAAGTAATTGCGGTAATGCTGATCTTGGTTATGGCGCTCGCATTAACGGCGTGCGGCAACCAGAATCTTTTATGGGGTAATTTCACTTATGAGCATGTTCATATTAGTGATGCTATTGGCGGCCATTGTTTTAATCTTGAACAGTGGAATGAAGATGCTACTGGCATTGAATTAAAGATTGAAGGTGGCTCAACAGTATTCCTTAGTGAAGGTACCTACATGATGTTTAGCGATAGCAACGCTTGCCCTTATTGCTAAATAAAGAACGGAGGTTTCTAGAAGATAGAAACCTCCTTTGATTTTTTTATTAAAAAATGTTATAATATATTATAATAAAAAATAAGAGGTGATTTTATGAATACTATTAGGATTCTTGGTCTAGATGATGATTATCATTCTCCTTTTTATATTTCAGAAAATGGTGATTGTTTTCCTAATATTAGAGTATTAATAGATTTTTTATCAAAACCACATAAAGAAAATTATGAAGTAAAAGTATTTTCTATTGTAGGAGATTTAAGTTCTGAAATTTATGAACTTGGAGAAGAAGAAGTTTTTAAAATGTTTAATGAGTTATTAAATAATAATTTTAACTTAATAAGTTTTAATCTTTTTTGGAATTCTACAAATTGTTTTTGGTAAATAATCTTTAATTGATTTTTTTATAAATATATGATATAATATATTATAAAGAAAATGAGAAAGGAAAGTGATAGATATGCTGTTTGAAAAGCTTCCAGCAGAAGAAGTTGACATTTTAACTAAATATGTTGATGTTTTTTGTACTCAGGAATCTTATAGAGGTATCTCAATGAAAGAATACCTGCGATTTTGGGATGCAAATAAGACTCACTTCTTCAATGGAATGTTCAAAGAAAATTTCATTTTAACAAAAAAAATTTCTTTAAAAAAGAGCCACGAAGAAAAAGAAACTGATATGAGAAATGCTCTTTGGAATGAAAATGGTAAAGAAGGTAGAATGTCTCCTTTTAGACAGAAATATACGGATAAAATTTTTCAGTTAGAAAATAATAATACTATTAACTATGTTTTAGCTATTAAATTAAGAGAATTAATGAATAGTTCTAGATTAGTTGATAATGTTTATCTTGATGAATCATTTGAAATTCCTCTGCCAGGAAATAAGAAATATCGAGTGCTGAATGGGCATAAACTTATGAAGATTTTCGCGAAGATAGCTTCTGCTTATGAAATTGAGGGATTTGAGGAATTCAGATTGGCTCATTCACAGGTGCTGAATGATTTAGAATTCCACGGTGAATTATGCTTATCTATTCATCCTATGGACTTTTTAACAATGAGTGATAATAACTGTGATTGGTCTTCTTGTATGTCTATTATAGATAGTGGAGATTATCGTAGAGGTGTTATTGAAATGATGAACTCTGGTTGTGTTGTTATGGCTTATTTAAAAAGTTCCACCGATATGAAAATTCCTTATATCGAAGAAGATATCTTCTGGAATAACAAGAAGTGGAGAGAATTATTTATTATCTCTGATGAAGCTATTGTAGGCATTAAAGGATATCCATATTGGAATCTTGAATTACAGGAACTTGTAATTAAATGGATTGCGGAGCTGAATGAAGGATATTATGAAGATGAAGTAATTCAGTTTGACTATGATGCTTCTGTTCGCATTAGAGACCACAAGTTTATCTTTGAAACTTGCGATATGTATAATGATTTTGTTTATGATAAGCATGCTATCTGTTTAAAGAAAAATCTTGAACCAAATACATATTACATTAATTATTCTGGTCCAATGGTATGCATTGGCTGCGGGACTGCTACAGGATATTATAGTAAGGATGCTTGTAATTTCCTTGCCTGCGAAGATTGTTATAATCCTACTTATTGCGCTGATTGTGGATGCCTTATAAATGATGAAGATGCGGTTTGGTTTAATGATAGACCTTATTGTAGTTATTGCTTTGGTCAGATTCCTACTTGTTTTGAATGCGAAGAATTAACTGATGATTATACTGTTGTTTCAATTCGTTTTGATCACGATGATAATCAAATTGCAAGAAACTTTACCATTTCTTTATGTGATGATTGTTATAAAGGTTATGAAGAAAATGGATTGATTAAAATTTGTAAAAATGTTCGATGGTATGGTGATGTTAGATATATTGATGCTGAATATATCAATGATGAAAAATTCTTTGATTTATTCGGTGTGGATAAAAAAGATAGAGATAATATTGAAGATAGATATTATCATCGTCAGGCTATTTATTATGATTTAACTCCCATTCGCACAGAGGTTGCTCCAATCGTGTGGTAGGAAGATTTGGAAAGAAAATATAAAAGGTTTTCTGAAAAAAAATATAAAATTTTTTCTGACTTAGAGAAAGAATTTCAAACTATTTATGGAAGAATTCATAACTTTGTAAATGATTTCTAATTTGAAAAAATTAAAAAAAAATGTTATAATAAATTATAAGATAAATCATAAAAGATAATTTTTAAGAAAGTTGAGAGGATTTAGAAATGGAAAAGAAGATTACTAAGAGAGAAATGTTCGTTGCTATCGCTGAAAAGTACGCTCTGACTGAAGAAGAAAGAGAATTCATCGAAAAGGAAATTGCGGCTCTGGATAGAAAGGCTGAAAAGGCTAAGGAAGCTGCTGCTAAGAAAAAGGAAGAAGTAGATGAACTGATGGAAGCAGTTAAGGCTGTTCTGACTCACGATTTCCAGACTCTGGGTGATATCGCCGCTCAGATTGAAGGTGAAGATGTATCCGTGGCAAAGATTACTTCCAGAATGAGCAAGCTATATAAGGCTGGCGTAGTAGTTAAGGAAGATGTTTCCATCGTTGGCGAAGATGGTAAGAAATCTAAGAAGAAAGCATATAAGCTTGCTGAATGTGATTGTGAAGAATGCGTTGAAGCATAATAAAACACTCCTCTTTAAGGTGGTTCGATAATGAACCACCTTTTTTCTTTGTCCAAGAGTAAAGGAAATTACTGGAAAAATTTGCCTGGGCCGCTCACAACTGGCCACACCGACACCTGAAACCAAAATCACTCTTCAAAATTTTAGTTGTAAATTGTCAAATTTTATGTTATAATATAATAAAGGAGAGTGAATATATGAAATATTGTGTATCTGCGAGACAGCCAAAGGATGTTCTCAAAAAAGCTGATGAAATCAAATTTGATTATAAAGATAGAAAAGGTTTATATAATTTCATTGAAGATGAAGATTTAAAGAATAAGAAATATATTATGATTATTCCAAAAGAAGATGAAGGCATTGATTGGAAAGAATTAGAAATGTTCGCGGCCAAGGTCGATCTGACGCTCGCATTAGCGAATCTGCGCATGGCCAAAGCTTGCCATACTTATAAATTAAAATTCTATTGGGCATATCCAATCACTTCATTCTACGAACTTCGTGGCTGTGTATATCTTGGAGTTTGCGAACTTTTACTTGGGGCACCGCTATATTTTGATCTTGCTGAAGTGAAGAAACAAGGACTTCCAATTCGATTAGTTGCGAATTTATGTTTTGATGGATATATTCCAAGACCTAATGGTGTTTGCGGAACATATGTTCGTCCGGAAGATGTGCCTGCATATGAAAAATATGTTGAAACATTAGAATTTGAAACTAATGATATTAAAAAAGAAGCAGTTTTAATTAAAGTTTATCAAGAAGATAAAAAATGGCCTGGTAATTTAAATCTTATTCTTACTAATTTTGGTGAAAATGTTGATAATCGTGCTATTCCAGAACAATTTGGTGAAGCCCGCACTCAATGTCGCCAGAATTGTCAGCGTGGTGGCTCTTGTAAGCTATGCTTTAACGCAATTCAACTAAGTCAAGCACTTGATAGAGCCAAGGCAGAATGGGTTCCAGGTCTAGGCTTCAAGAAAGCTTAATTGATTTTTTATTAAAAAAGTGTTATAATATATTATAAGATAAAAATAAAATGTGGGGAGAGATGCGAATGAAGGTATTGAGTTATAATGATACGCAGCTTTTTAAACAAATTGCCTCAATGGAAGAAAAAGTCTTATTAAAAACATTAGGCACTTTTTTAGAAAAAAGATATGATAAAGTAATTAAGTCAGATAAGTATCTATGCGCGGAAGGTAATATTCCTATTGCTCTTGTCGCGCATTTAGATACTGTTTTTACTTCACCGCCAGATAATATCTATTACGATGAAAAAGCTGGTATTATGTGGAGTCCAGAAGGATTAGGAGCTGATGATAGAGCCGGTGTATATGCAATTTTAAAAATTATTAGAGCTGGATATAAACCGCATATTATTTTTACTACTGGTGAAGAAATCGGTGGCAAGGGCGCACAAGCATTAGCCGCAGATTATCCTATGGGCCCTTTCGAAGATATTAAATATATCATTGAACTTGATCGGCAGGGAAAAAATGATTGCGTATTCTATAATTGTAATAATATTCCATTCGTAGAATATGTTGAATCTTTTGGATTTCTTGAAGAATGGGGAACATTCTCTGATATTAGTGTACTTTGTCCTTATTGGGGAATTGCCGGAGTTAATCTTTCTATTGGATATAAGAATGAACATACCTATATTGAAACATTAAACATCAACGTTGTATTACAAACAATTAAAAGAGTAATAAACATGCTCGAAGATGTTGATAATGTTGAGCAGTTTGAATATATTCCTACATATAAGAGTAGATTTAGTTATATGTGGAATGATTATTTATCTGATGAAATTATGAAGTGCGATCATTGCGGACGGGAATTTTTTGAATTTGAATTAGTTCCTGTTAAATCTCGCTCTGGTGGTACTAAATTTTATTGTCCAGATTGTATTGCTTCTTCAAATATTGCTTGGTGCAGTACCTGCTTTGAAGCATACGAAGTAGAAGGCGATGTAAATAATAGCTTAGAATGTTATGACTGTAGAAAGATGAGGGACTAAATGTCATTTAAAGAAGATTTTCAGAAAGTTATTACTTATTCTCAGGATATTCCAGAACCAAAAGTAGATGATTTAATTTTACGTTGGAAAGAAGCAAAAGCAGATTTTCTTCATTTCTTTAATGGGGAAATGATTTATGAATTTCCAGAAACTATTACCTTTGAGTTAGATGAATCTGAGAAAAGAAAAAGAATTGGTGCTTTTGAGGATATGATTACTTGGCAGTATCCTAATCCCGAATTGGTCAAATTTATAGAATCTATGTCAGATGGTTTTTATAATAATATGACACCAGAAGATTATATTTGCGCCGATGGAACAAAAATCCAAAAGGGAACAAAGTTAGTAAAGGCTTTTAAATTCTTTGAAAAGGATAAATATGTGCTGGATTTGCTTCAAAGTAAAGCAAGTCAAATTATTCAGGAAGATAAAGTTAGTGGAAAATTATGTTTTTCAGTTCATCCTTTGGATTTTTTAAGTTTAAGTGAGAATGCTCATAACTGGCGCTCTTGTCATGCTCTTGATGGAGATTATTGTGGGGGGAATCTATCCTATATGCTGGATAGGTCTACTTTTATTTGTTATTTAAAATCTCCATATGATCAGCAAATTTCTAACTTTCCGGAAGATGTTAAATGGAATTCCAAAAAGTGGCGAGTATTATTATATGCATCTGATGATTGGAGCATGATTGCAGCTGGTCGGCAGTATCCATTTACTTCTACTATTGGACTTGAAGTTGTTAGAGAAAAATTAAAAGAAGTAATTTTCCCATTATCAGGATATTCTTCTTGGACTCCAACAGTAAATAAGTTTGTTGGAGCAAATGAAGAAAAAATTTGGTTAGAGTATCCGCATATTATTGTTGGTGGAGGTATAAAACCAAAAAGAGATGTAATTATAGATAAAAGTGATTTACATTATAATGATTTATTGAAATCATCTTGTTATGAACCTTTATTTTTATATCGTAGAAATAATTATTGGTCTGGAAGTAGATATTATGGAATCAGTTCTTTAGCTACTACTATTACAGTTGGTGGAGTGCCGAAATGCTTACGATGTGAAAGTAATGATATTACTTCTACTGGAACTATGATGTGTAATTCTTGTGAAGAAGAATATGGTAGTGAAGAAAATGAAAACTTTGCTTATTGTGCTTCTTGCGGACGTAGAACACATGTAGATAGGACACATTGGATAAACGATGATGAACTTGTTTGTGATGAATGTTTAGAAAATTTGCATAGATGTGAATGTTGTGGTCAATATTTCTATGAGGATGATATTTATTACAATAGAGATGGCGGATATTATGAATGTTATAATTGTAAACATATGGAGGAATACTAATGGCGAAGGCCATTTTTAAAAAATCTTTTGCCAGAATTTTTCATATATAATTAGAAAGAGGTGAAAAATTTTATGGGTAAAAGACTTGATTTAACAAATCAAAAATTTGGAAGATTAATAGCATTAGAAAAAGCTCCTAATAAAAATAATAGAACAAGATGGAAATGTTAGTGTGAATGTGGTAAAGAAATAGTCGTTGATACGGCAGATTTACGAAGAGGTCATACTATTTCTTGTGGATGTTTTTAGAAAGAACAAACTTCAAAAAGTTCATTAAAAGATTTAACTGGAAAATATTTTGGATTTTTAGAAGTTTTAGAAAGAGATATGAATTTTTATGGAAAACAAATTCCTTCTCATTGGATTTGTTTATGCCATAAATGTAATGAAATTAAATCTATTAGTTCTACTTCATTAAATAATGGAACTATTTCTTGTGGTTGCCAAAAATCAAAAGGTGAATTTAAAATTATGGAATTATTAAAAGAAAATTCTATAAGTTTTATTAGTGAGTATAAATTTTTAGATTATAAAAATAGAAGATTTGATTTTGCTATTTTAGATGAAAATAATAAAGTTATTAGACTAATTGAATTTGATGGAATTTAGCATTATTATAGACCTAAGGCTAATCACTGGTCTGCAAATTCTACTTTAGAAGAAACTCAAAAGAGAGATAAAGAAAAAAATGAAATTGCTAAACAATACAATATTCCTTTAGTTAGAATACCTTATTGGCATCTAAATGATATAACTATTGATATGTTGTTAAATGATGATAAATATATAGTTTAAAGGAGAAAAAATGGCTATAAAAGGTGCAATTGCGAAAGAATTAGTTGCTAAAAAAATAGCAGAAGCTTTTGGTGAAGATTATCTTGGCGAACAGGATAAGAAAATTTATATTCAAGCATATGAAGGTGGAGAAAAGGTTCAGGTTGCTATTTCTATGACTTGTCCTAAGAATCCTATTGGTGGAATGAATTTTGAAATGATTCAAACTGTTGATACAGCAATGTCACAACAGCCATCAGTTGAAATTAGTGAAAATGAGCAATCTAAAATTAATGAATTAATGAATATGCTTGGAATTTAAGATAATATTTTTAGGGAAAATGTTTTTGACTTTCCCATTTTTTTTTGATATAATATTTATATAAAATACGAGAAAAAGGAGTTTATAAATGGATAATTATAGTATTGATTTATTTGCTAGATTAGATGATTTTAGATTTTTTTATGATAACGATAATATTTATTGTCATTATTTATTATTATTATTTGTAAATGAAATTTTTGTAGAAAATGAAAAAAGTGATGAAATTTATTTATCTTTACAAGAAAATTTAAAAATAACAATTGATGCAATATTAAATTTTAATAATTTTAATTTAGACGCACCATTTGATGAAACAAAAATAAATTATGATAATTTTGATATGACTAATATCAAAGATTTATTAAAATTATTAAATGATATTAATTCTGTTTTAAATAAACAAGAAAATTATTTTTTAAGACATCCAATAATTATTAGTCAATTAAATAAAATTTTAGAATATTTTAATACTTTAGAAATTGATTCTAAAACTTTTCCAAAATCTAATAATGTTCATGATAGTCATAATGATAAAATGATTGAAATAGTTAAAGAATGTAAACAAGATTATTTAAATGAAGGGCAAGAGAAGAATCAAGATATTGATTTTATTGCCTCATTTTTATCTGAATTAGAAAATAATGAAGTAATTATAGAAGAAGATAAAGAAGAACATAAAACATTAAATTTAATTAATGCTATGAAAGAACATATTTATAAAACTGAATCTATTGAAACATTAAAAAATAATAATGAAGAAATAAAAATTTATGATAATATTATTGTTGTACCAGAAAATAAATATAAATGTTCAAAATGTGGTATTTCAACTTGGAATAATAAACCTATTACTCTTTTAGTAAAATATAGAGATAATAATAAAGATAATATTAATTTAGAAAATTTATATTTTGTTTGTCCTAATTGTAATTTATCATAATTATAATAATGGGGTTAAAAAATGATTAATCAAGTAATTTCTTTTTTTAAAGCTTATAATATAAATATTGAAAATGATGATATTATTATAATTAAAAATGTAAAAATTCCTAATTTTTATAAAAAATATAGTAATAATAAAATAATTTAGTGGGAATTTTGTCATTTATTGTATAAAATATATTCTAATTATTTTATAAATGATACTATTTTTTATGAAAATAATTTATATAAAATTTCTAATAAAGATATAATTTTTGATTGTGGAGCTAATATGGGTTTATTTTCAGCATATGCAGCTGCATAGGGAGCTCAAGTATATGCATTTGAACCAATGTCTTTTACAAGAAGTTTACTTGAAGAAACTGCTAAATTATATCCTAATAATATTCATATTTAGCCTTTTGCATTAAAAAATGAAAAATGTACAAAAATATTTGTTTAGTGCGATAATCTTGGAGCTAGTCATGATTAGCAATTATTAGTTAATTTTGAAAATAAAATAATATTTTCTGAACAAGTAAATTGTATTTCTTTAGATTATTTTATTCAAAATACAAATATTATTCCAACTTTTTTAAAAATTGATGTAGAAGGTTCTGAAGAAGAATTAATTATAGGTGCTGAAAAATTATTGCAAAAATATAAACCTATTTTAAGTATGGGTTTATATCATGAAAATAATAATAATAATATTACTTTTTTAATAAAAAATTATAATTTTTTATATAATTTATATTTTTTCTTAGAAAAGAATGGTTAGGGATTATATTTATTTGGTAAATAAAAGGAGAATTATTTTATATGGCTAATATTGCAATTACAAAATATTGTAATTTAAAATGTCCTTATTGCTTTGCAGAGGATATGATGACTGAAAAAGATAAAAAAAATATTGATTTAAATATATTAAAAAATATTTTATCTTGGCTAGAAAAAACACCTAGAGAAAGAGTAGGATTAATTGGTGGTGAACCTACACTACATCCGCAATTTAAAGAAATTTTATCAATTGTAAATAATCATTGTTCAAAGAATAATACAGATTCTATTTTATTCACAAATGGTATTAATTTACAACCCTTTTTACAATATATTAGTCCTCAAATGAGTGTTTTAATTAATATAAATTCTCCTAAAAATATGTCCGAAGATTATTTTTTAGCTTTAAATAAAGTATTAAATATTCTTTATTTAAAAAATAAACTTAGTGAAGAAAATTCTCAATTTACATGCGGTTGTAATTTATGTTTAGAAATTGAAGATTATTCTTTTTTTTGGGATATAATAGATAAATTTAAAATAAAAAGGGTTAGAGTATCTGTTACAGCACCCATGAATTTTGAATATAAACAAAATAAAGAATTATATTATACTAAATTAAAACCTGTTTTTTTAAATTTTATTTTAAATGCTTATTATAGAAAAGTTAAAGTTGGAATAGATTGTAATCATATTCCTGATTGTTATTTTACAGATTTAGAATTATCATTAATTAAAAAAGTTACTAATAAAGATATAATAAATGATTTTTGTATTCCTTGTGTTGACATTACAGCAGATTTTAAAGCAAGTCCTTGTTTTGGTTCTTATGATAGTTTAATTGATTGTAATAAATTTAATAATTGTGAAGAATTAAGAAATTTCTTTTTAAAAGGAGTTATTGTAGATAAAACAAATAATAATAATTTTGGAAAGTGTAATGATTGTATAGAATTTAAAAATAAAAAATGTCAAGGCGGTTGTTTAAGCTTTTCTAAACTAAGCAAAAATGATTAATCTATTTTTAATATTTTTCCCTTTTATAAAGGGGGATTAATAAAAATGATTAATATTAATAATATTGAATATAATAATGTTAAAGATATATCGTATGAAATTTCGTTAACACCTAATTTTAAAGCTTATATTTTTATATCTTTTAATGAAGATGAAAATATAGATAATTTATTTGATATTTTTTCAAAATATAGATATTAGAATATAAAAATATTAAGTGATGAATTACCATTATCTTTATATTATATTCAAGGAGTCTTTTTAGAAAAAAATAATAATAAAATAATTTTTTTATTAGGAAAGGAAAAAAATATAAATGAAACAAATTGAATTAATTTTATCTAATGGAGAAACAAAAGTATATAATTTTGATAATAAAAATTTTTTCATTAGAAAAAATGTAACTCTTATTAATCCAGGTGATACTGAGCTTGGACGCGAATGGACTTTCAGATGTCTTGATACTGGTGAAGAAAAAAATGATTTTTTAACTTTCACTGAAGAAATTATAAAATTAATTTTAGTTAATAATATTACTATTGAAAAAATTAATATTATTTTAAATAGTAATCAATATACTTATGAAAGAGAAGAACTTTCAGAAGTATATTGTAGAGATTTATATGAACAGAAAGATAATATTGAAACTTTTGAATTTACTATTAAATTAAAAGAATAATATAAAAGGAGGTAAAAATGAATTAGGGAGATAAAATTTTTGCAAATACCCCTTCATCAGGCTCTCCTCTAGGATTCAATACACTATTTGCTAGACTTGAAAATTTAAGATAGACTCATTATAATGCTGGCACTTAGATAAATAAATCTAGCATTTCTTCTCCTTTTTCAACAACTGTTGCTTCAGCAGGAAATAAAATTACACAAGCAAATATACAACAATTACAAACTAATTTAAATACTTTAAAACGTTCTACTTGGTATTAGACTTGGGCAACATATGGATATAGTACCAGTGATACTTATGTACCTACACAAAGTTTATCTTCATAGGCGAATTTTACTATACCTAGTGCAGGAGCTTTAATAAAAGCAACAGATTTTAATACATTAGATTCTTAGTTAAAAACTCTTGAAGGTATATGTCCAGTTTATAGTGGTAAATATACTGTTGCTTATTCTGATGCTTATTTTGGTTTCTATTGGAACGAATATAGCGCACAATATACTTCACAATATAATGGACAATATAGTTCACAATATAATGGACAATATAGTTCACAATATAATGGAAATTATGGTTCTAGATATAGTTCACAATACAGTGGAAATTATGGTTCTAGATATGGCGCTTATAGTGATAAATATAGTAATAGATATTCATTTGCTTATGAAAAAACATAAGGAGAAAAATAATATATGTATTCAATTGAACATTTAAATATTATAACTTCATCTTTTTGCGATTTAAAATGTTCTTATTGTTTTTTACATAAAAATAGAAGTTTTAGACAATATGATAAATGGATTATTGAGTCTTGGAAAGATGGAACATATGTATAGAACATAAAAAAAGTTTTTGAAAAATTAAATTGCGATCCAAAAGAAGTTACAGATCTTTCTTTTTGGGGTGGAGAACCTTTTATTCATATTGATAAAATAATTGATGGAATGATAGAACTTATTAAATTTTGTCCAGATATACAAGGCATTGTTGTTCCTACTAACTGGGTTCATACAAATATATCTGATTTATGTCAATTATTACAAGTAATTAATGATAATATAACTCCAAGAAAAGAAAATAATCTTTTGCATTTCCATGTTCAAATGTCTATCGATGGTACTGAAGGAGATATATTTATTCAAGATGGTCATACTGCAAGTTGGAAATAGTATCATCGTAATTGTTATGAATTATATGAACAATTAGAAGAAATGTATTTACCAAATATTTCAGTACATTTTTGTGTAAGTAGTACAGGAACTCAAAAAAATTTTCTTAAACATTTTTCTAATTTAGATAATATAAAAAAACATATTAACTTTTGGGATAAAGAAATTCGTCAATTAATTGAAACTACTAAGAATGCAAAGAATCCTTCTATATTTGTTAATTCTATGATAAATTTTCCAACAATTGCAACTCCACAAGAAACATCTTCTACAGAAGGAATGGAAATTGTAAAATTAATTAAAGTAATTGAACAAACTTTATATACAGAAAATGCTTTTCGTAGAACAAATGATTAGATTATGAGATTATTTTATAACCATGAATTAGATTGGCCTTTATGTAAATCAAATCATGAATGTCCTGAAGCTTCTTAGAGAGCTGTTACAATTATTCCAGATGGAACAATTTGTTAGTGTCCAGATGGATGGATTGAACATACTGAAAAATTTCAAAATGAATTTTTAGAAGAAAAAGACTATAAAAAATATAAAAAAATGTTAATTGCTAGTCATTAGTTTTATAATCCTTTAACAGCAACTGAAAAAGAGACTGCTGATCATAAATGGTATGATATTATGGGAGGTTTTAAAGACACTTATTTTCCGTATATTTCTTTAGGATATGCAATGTGTCAAGAATTAGCATTATCTCATCAATTAGATGAAGTATATGTAAAAAGTCCGGAGTTATTATATGTTCATTTTATTTCTTCTGGAATGATTAATGAATGTTTTAAAACGTCTTGTTAGGTTACAAGTTTTCCTTATTTATCTGGATAGGATATTATTAGAAGATGGTTAAATGGTTATTCTCAAACTGCTTATAATTATCATTTAGAAGATTTAAAATGGACTATTAAAGAAAGTATTAGTGATAAAATTCAAAGATTGGAAGAATAAATTTTATGATATCAGTAAAAGAACAAGATATTTTATTAATTAATGATATATTAAATCGTAATTATTATTATTATTATAAAAAAGGAAATACAAAAAATATATCAATTTCTTTTTATAATAATAATGATTATAATAATAGTATATTTATTAAAGAACAAGAAATAAATAATGATATAAATAAAATTATTAATAATTTTATATTATTTTTAAATTGGTATAATAATAATAATTTTATTTGCGATTTATATATAGAAGATGATAATTGGTTTTTTAATGATATTTTAAAAGAAAAAGTTTTTACTTTACTATCTGAAAATTTTTCAGATAGTAAAGTAAATAAAATTATTAATTTTACTTTTGAAATAGAAAAATTAAAAGACCAAGATTTGATTTTTTTAGAAGAAAAAATTAAAGAATTTAAATTATATAATTTAGATATAAAAATTAATTTTAATCTTGAAATATCTAAATCTACTCAATGTAATATACATAATTTTTTATCATTTTGTAAAGAATATAATTTAAATATTTATAATAGAATTACTCCAGAAAATATAATAGATCAAAAGAATTTCTTTAAGTTTTTAATTCAAACAATTCCTTATTCTCAAATTCAAATAATTGAACAAGAAAGTGAATTATGGAATGAAGAAAATATTGATATTTATATAGATTTTATAAATTTTTATATTGATTATTTTATTCAATTAAAACAAGACAATTTTATAAATTTTTTATTAAATGAAAATTCTATTATTTCTTTGAAAGATAAAGGAATAATAAATAATACAGGAACTTGTAAACAAAATTGTAATTTGCATAAAAATTTACATATTATTTTAAATGATTTATCTTTAACAATGTGTAAAAAAATTCAATATGATGATTTAACTATAGGATTTTTTGAAGTTGAAAATAATATTATTACTAAATGTATTCCAAATAATATTTCAGCTTTAATTGTATGCGCTCATTCAAAACATAATATGACACCTCAATGTGAATATTGTTTTTATATGCCTTTATGTCCAGGTTTTTGTCATGGAGATGCTTATTATAAAGTTTTAAATCCATTAATTCCAATTAGAGAAACCTGTCAATTAAAAAGAGCTAAATATTCTTTTTTAATATATAAAATATTAAAATTAAATTTATCCGAAAAAATAAAAAATGAAATAACAGAAGAATCTTATAAACAATATTTTTCTATTTTATGTAATAATTTAATAAATAGTTCACAAACAGGGGGTTTAGTATGAGAGAGTATCCAAATTATACAATGATAAATTTTTTAATATCAAATACAAAAAATACTTTTCCTCTATTTAATAATGCTGAAGAAGCATTAGAATATTTAAAAATATTAACAAATGAAAATTTTATGTATGATAATTCTTTTAATTATGATGCAATTAATTATGAATAGTTAATATATATTGAACAAAATTTTTCAGATAATCAAGAAATAGAAGAAAAATTAAATAAAATAAAAAAACAAATTTCTGATAATTTTATTTTTAAAAATAAATATTTACAAAGAATTTCTTCTCCAATTATTGATTTGGATCAAGAAAAAAGAATATGTAGTGTTCACTCAGAAATTCATTTACCTGAAGAATATATAAAAGTATTTCGTGAAAAAGTTAAAGGGGCATATAATATATGACAAAAAAACGGTTATTTGAAATTCCTTACAATTTTGATATAAAATTAATAGAAAGTTTAAAAATTTTTGATCCAGAAGGATTAACAATTGCTTGTATTTATATACCTCCATTTTATGAAGATTATGAAACAATTTTAAGAGGGCATGAATCAAATTTACTTATAAATATATTAACAAGAGATGAATATGAAAAACATATTCATCTCATTAATAGTATGTTTCCAAATAAATTACAATTATTATTACAAAAACAAGAGCAAATAATGTCAAAAGAAAAATTACAATACTATATAAATTTAGGTTTTTCTAATTTTTGCGTAGGAAATTTAGAACAAGCAAAAATTATTAAAAATATTGATTCTAATTTTATTGTAGTTGGTTCTATTTCAATGCGATTAACATTAAAAGAAATAAATAATAATCATAATTATGAAAATTATTTTGATTATATAGTTTTACATTTTCCTTTTTGTAGAAATTTAAATGAAATAAAACAATTAACAAAAAAATATAAATATATCTTATTAGTAAATGCTTATTGTCATGCTCATTGCGATGGAAAACATCATTGGGAAAGAGAATATAAAACAGAAAATAGTTATTGTCCAGGAAGATTAGGTGGAAATTTATTAAAATGGAAATATGCTACAAGAATTAGACCAATGGATTTAGATTTATTTTCTCCATATATAGAAATATTTAAAATACAAGATAGAGGGTGGCCAACTAGAGATATTTTAAGAGATTATATATTATATTCTAGTGATTATTCTTATTATCCAGAAATAAATTATACAGAAAGGATTTATAATTAATGAAATATTCATTTTTAATTGCTATAACTAATAATTGTAATTTAAATTGTAGCGGATGTGCCTGGATGTGTAGTAATATAAATGAAGAAAATAAGTGGTTTATTCCTAAAAAGGAATTTGAAAATAATTTAAAAATTTTAAAAGAAAAATTACCAAATTTAGATGCAATTGATATTACAGGCGGAGAAACTTTAATACATCCAGATTTTATGGATTTAATGGATATATTAATTTCTTTTAAAGAAAAAACTTCACATTTAGTTTGGACGAATGGTTTATTATTAGATAAAATATCAGATGAAGATTTAATTAAATTATATAATAATAATATTTATTTTTAGATTGCTATTTATCCTGGAATTTTATAGTATTAGGAAAGTTAGAAAAAACGATTTAAAAAATTAAAATTAAATATACATAGCAATGGTATGCGAATTTTCTTTAATAAACCTAGATATAATTTAAATGGCCATATGGATATAGAAGAACAATTTAAAACATGTGAATATTTTCATGAACCATATCAATTTATTTTATATAAAAATAAAATTTATTGTTGCCCAACCGAACCCCATATGATTGAAAACTTAAATTTACCAGATGATCCAAAATGTTATATAAATATCAGTGACTTAAAAAGTGAAGAAGATTTAATGAAATTAGTTTCAGAAGGCCATAATATATGTAAATATTGTAGAGATAAAAATATGGGAAATGATGTTTTTCCATGGTCTGCTGGAAATTTTAAAAATAAAAATTATAATTTTAAATCATTAAAAGATTTATATCTATATAATTATGATGAATATTTTAATTTACTTAATGATATTAATTCAATTAAATCAATTTCTGAAATTTTAACAAATGCTAATAAATATATTTAGTATATGGGAAGACATCGTGGAAATGATTTTTATGCAATTAGAAATTATTATAAAAAAATATTTGGAACTTTAGATATAATTATTCCTTTTTCTGATAAAATAGATAATAAACAAATAAATAAAATTAAAGAAATATTAAAAATAAAAAATCGTAATATTAATATGTATTTTATTAGTATAAAAGAAAATAATATAAATATAGAAAATCAAATTTATAATTTATTTAGACCTGGTAATATGAATCAAAATAATATTTTCTTTTTAAAAACAGAAAATATTACTTTAGAAGAAATAGTAAATAAATATACTTTTAGTAAATATATTTATTATTTACCTTTAGATAATAATCAAAATAATGATTATAAAATTATAAAAAGGAGAAAAATAAATGAATAATAGTAAATATTCATTTTTAGTAATTATTAATACAAAATGTAATTTAAATTGTACTGGCTGTTCTGTTTTATGTTCTACAAAAAACGAAGGGTGGTCTATTTCTAAAGAAGAATTTGAAAATAATATAAAAATTTTAAAAGAAAAATTACCAAATTTAAGAACAATTGATATTACCGGTGGAGAAACTTTAATACATCCAGATTTTATGGATTTAATGGATATATTAATTAAATATAATAATACAGCAGCACATACTCAAGTTTGGACAAATGGTTTATTATTAGATAAAATATCAGATGACAATTTAATTAAATTATATAATAATAATATTTATTTTCAAAAATCTCTTTATCCAATTTTCCTTGAAAAACATGAAGAATAGGATGAACGTTTTAAAAAATTAAATATTCCATTAAGAGTTTCAGGATTAAGATTATTTTTTAATAGATTTTTATATAGTAAATTTATTAAACAAGATTATTTATAGGCTTTTAAAAATTGCAGACATTTTAATGAGAAACCATATCAATTTATTTTATATAAAAATAAAATTTATTCTTGTTGCACTCTTCCTTATATGATGGAATACTTAAATCTTGAAGAAAATCCAAAATCATATATAAATATAAATGATTTAAAAAGTGAAGAAGATTTAATGAAATTAATTTCAGAACCGCTTGAAGATTGTCAATATTGTATCAATGGAAGAGATGATTTTGATAATTTTCCCTGGCATCCTGAAGTATATCCATATAATTTTACTAAAACTTTACAAGAATTATTTTTATTTGATTATAAAAAATATCATGATTTAAATCATAATGAAATTGTATTAAATTATTTTCCTTTATTATTAAAAACAGGAAAGTATTTTAAATTTTTAGGCCGAATGAATGGAAATGACTGGTTTAAAATTAAGCCTTATAATAATCGTTTTTTTGGAACTTTAGATATAATTATTCCTTTTTCTGATAAAATAGATAATAAACAAATAAATAAAATTAAAGAAATATTAAAAATAAAAAATCGTAATATTAATATGTATTTTATTAGTATAAAAGAAA